CGTAATCTAAAACATTAGTATATGAACCCGTAGTTCCACCACCAAATACACCTCTGGTTAGAAGGGGCCAATAGTTATTGAGTCTACCATCAATCAAGTCACGTAGGTTCCAAACTCCACTATATTCTAAAAATCTGCCCAATTTTCTCACCTACCCAGCGCATGCAGCCATAGGGCCTGCAGTAATAACTAAATCTCCGAAATCAGAAGAATTTCCTGTAGTTTGAATAGTAACATATTCTATAACGTTAAAATAATTACCACCATTAACACCGCCTGCAAATACGCCTCTAGTAGCATCCGCACATGCGCCTATATGATCTTTTTGGGCACTTAAATCTCCGAAATCAGCAGAATTTCCTGTAGTTTGAATGGTAACATATTGCATTACATTTATAACAGGACTACCTCCGCCAAAAATTCCTCTAGTAGCATCCGCACAAGCACTGCTTGCACTGATGGCAGAAAGCAAATCTCCAAAATCAGTAGAACTCCCAGTGGTTTGAATAGTAATATACTGAATTATATTTATATCACTAGCAGTTGTTTTTCCACCACCAAATACCCCTCTAGTAGCGTCCGCACAAGCGCTGCTACCCGTTATAGCAGAAAGTAAATCTCCAAAATCTGTTGTATTACTATTAATTTGAATAGTAACATATTGTATTACATTACTTCTATCTAGAGAATTACCCCCACCAGCACATACACCTCTAGTAGCATCCGCACATCCTGCCATATTGTCTTTTGACGAAGTTACATCTCCAAAATCAACTGCATTACCTAAGATTTGAATCGTAACATAGTCAATAGTATCCACATAAAACCAACTGGCGTCAGACCCTCCAGCAAATACCCCTCTAACTGAATCCGCAAAACCGCTCATAGCCCTTCTAGCTACAGTTAAATCTCCAAAATCAGTAGAATTCCCAGTGGTTTGAATAGTAATATACTGAATTATGTTAGAAACACTGGCATTACCCGCAAATATTCCCCGAATAGGTAAAGGAGGGGGGCCATAACATAAATATGTTTTTAATTCTGCTAATTGCTTAAGGGATATTAATCCTCTTGGTATACGTATCTCAGGAGGAGTTCTAAAAATCATATAATATCACTACCTCTATACAGCCATTTCAACAACGCTTAAAGAAAATTCACATTTATTATCAGTATCACAATATACTTGAACATAATCAGAAGCTTCTAGAATTAATTTACCTTCAGTACAAGATAGAGATGCTCCAGCGGGGACGCTAACATTATACATCAATCGAGTAACAGCATTCGAATTGCTGCTATCCAACCACTGTACTATAACGTTATGATTGACTGTATCAACATTAGCTACCTGAAATCCAATTACGATTGCCGCAGTCGATCCAGGTACGGTATAGCATGTTGTAAGTGTAGTAGTTCCAAGAGCTCTAGCATTTTTCATTGCCATAGAAATTTACCTCCAAATTAAGCAAAAATTATCGCATTAATTAACGAAATATTGTTAATATCAGATACTATATCTGAATAATGTTTACTATCTAATGTATCTGCATTAGTTGCGTTGGTTGCACTTCCAGCAGCTGTCGCCAATTTTACAGTTGTTCCATTTGATTCAAATATACTAGATATTGCGTGTCCATTGATATTTGTTGTTACGTTTGTCGCTCCAGCAGCTAATGTTGCTGTTGATGCATTACCAGAAAGAGCTGCAGTTATAATATTAGCAGTGAAATTTCCACTTGCATCTCTTTTGACGATTTTGCTAGCTTCATTTAGGTTTGTAGCATCAGTAATATCTGCTGTAACGTGAGTGTGAGCTGTTGGAGTTCCTCCAGTTACCGTTGTTGTAATTGTAACATTACCTGAACCATCAAATTCAACTGATCCAGAACAATCTCCAGATAAAGTTATTGTTCTCGGTGTAGCTAAGACTTGAGCAGAATGTGCAATAATTCCATCTGGGTTTGTAAATGTTCCGGATACATCAAGTGCGGGATATTCAACCGAGTTCGACATGTCAATCAACAACTTGTCTGCTGCTAAAGTTATGAATTTTTCCATGTCTTCAATAACATTTAAAAATGCAACATCTTTTTTGATTTGTACATCAAGGGCCATTAGTTATTTCCCTCACTATTCAATTGACTTATTAATATTTCTAACTTCTTAACTTTTCGTTCTAATTCGGCTATTCTGTTAATTAATTTATATTTAGATGCATCATTTATATCAGGAACATATTTTATTGCCCCACTTTTAGGGTCTCTTATTTTTTTCATGTTATGATAGGCTTACCTCTGATATAATAGTTGATACATTCTTAATTTCCGGAGTTTTAAATCCCTGAGAATCTGACGTCATATCAAATCTAATTTTTATTGCATCCGGATCGATAGGATAAGTCAAGTGCTCTGCCGTAGGTATGCTCTGATCAGCATAGAAATGTTCAACTATCCAGTTATCTATAGATATACCATAATCATATCCATAAGTGGCTGGGGTCGTTGTGGCGAATTCTTTATCAATCAATGGTTCATATAATTGAATCTTAGTTCCTAATATATCAACATCTAAATCTGGATAATATCCACTATGAACTATTGGAATTAATCCACAATAAATTGAATCTGAATTTAATACTTCTTCCAAAATAGTTGAACAATCACTTAACGTTAATACTGTATTATAAATTCTGAATTCATCAATATAGCCGATATATGTGTTTGTGTAAGTATCTACACCAGTTTGCAATCCACCGATATATGGTTCTCCTGGTGTAAAAGTAGTTGAATCAATACTTGAATCAATATCAGCAACTAAGTTTTCATTGATGTATAATTTGAAATTCATTAAATCCCCAGTTATAGGTTCCCATGTTAACATTAATTGATCTAGATCCAATTTACTTAAAGATGGTGTTCTTGGATCGTCACTAGATAATATTGTTGTTGTGTCGTAACCTAAAATTGGTTTAAGGTTTGTTTTATCAATTGCTAGCCATAGTCCTGAAAGAGCGCTGAAGATGTAAGGATTTGCATCGTCGACTAAATCTACAAATGCATGCAATAAATGGATTGAGCCTGTATCAGTTAATGCTTCATTGGTTTTAACAACACCAGTTCCTGGGAGCTTTAAAGTTTTGCCCATTAAAGCAAAATCCGATGAATATTCAAGTGTACCTAATGTTGTTGGAGTTGAACCTCCAGAAACCAGGTTTAAAACTGAGCTGCTATCAAAATTAAGATATTGTTCAAGATTGGCGGATGTTGTTGGTTTAGGATAAATTCTTTCTGGAATTTCTCCATAAATACCACCTGTATAATTAGCTAAATATACTTCGATTTCATTTCCAAAACTCGTAGTATGTGTTGCGGCAGTTGAACCTCTTTGCCCTCTAGTCAATCCTGTCAATTCCCAGTGATCGGTATCCCATGTGCATGATTCATAATCAATATATTCATTATCAATTTTAACCGTGCCATAACTAGGGAACGGATATTCATTCAATAGTTCAATAGTTGTTCCAATATCTGTTAAAGTTGTTTTAAGTTTTTGTACAAAATTTGTTACATGGTGAAGTTTCAATGTTACAGTCCCACCGTCATCTTGTCCCCAATAAACAGCCAATCCTTTTGTATATTCTGGATATCTAACATAAAGATCAACAGATGAACTTTCACCTAATACAACTTCAACTACTTTGCTTATTGGTCCATTGAAATAGCTAGATGTACTAACAGTCTCAAATCCTGGATAGTCGTATGTCAAGGCTGAAACGGCAAAATACCACGTTCCTGTTGCAAATCCAGGAGTATGTGCAGCAGTTACTACTTCTTTTATCTCTGGGACGATTTCTGGACATATACCAAATGTTATGTCTAATTGACTGTAACCATTGTCCAAAGCTTCAGATGACAAATAACTTTCAGTATTAGTTCGAGCATCACCTGATAATGTCTGCAAACTTATCCAGTCATTTCCTCTATCGAAACTAATTTTTGGAATAATTGAAGTATAACCATCTTCAATTTTTTCTTGCCATAACAATCTAATCTTTTTACTAGTAAGCATGATTAATACCCCTCAATTATTGAATATCAAATGAATGTTGAATATATGAACCTGAGTTTTTATATTTAGCCAAAAATGCTTCTACTTTATTTGCATTGACAACAGGTGAAACTCTGTCATTTGAACTTGCAAGAGACATTTTAATACTCATAGTCATTCCATTATCAATGTAATCTTGTAATAAAGTAAATATAATTTTTTCTTCTAGTGGCAAATTCAACCAGTTTGTATTAGTATATGGATCAGTTAAATTCATTCCATAATAAGTCTCAAACTCAGTGTCTTCAAATACAACATTAGGTATAGTTATATTAGCTAAACTATAGTTTCCAATAGAACCAGTATATCCTACATCGACAGGTCTTACGCTTGGAATATAGAAATCAGTTGAAGGTTCAAAAACTGCACGATATAGAACATATTTAATATCTGAATCTTGGACTGGAGTCCAAGTATTATTATTAGATGATACAAACATGACACCTTTTGGATGTGGCTGAAGTGTAACTTGAGCATCTGTTGTGACATCGCGATTACCCATTTTAGCATACCATACATGATAACCATTTTTATTTGAACCTATAGTAAATGCATATTCTTTACCTGATTCACAATATAATGGATAATCAAAATCAACATGTAAATATGTTGATGCATCTAAAGAAACTGACGCACTTATATCAGCATGGTCTAATTCTTTATAATATATTGTAGCTCCAGTTGGGTATCCATTGATCATTTCTCTAACATTCATCCAAGCGTACGCTCCAACTTCGTTAGAAGCATTTCTGAAGAAAAGATCTATGCCTGAAATAAATGTGTCTTCATCAAAAACAAATGATTGAGCAATAGGATCTCTTTCATTAGTAACTCTTGTAGATGTTCTAGTTCTTGAAACGTAGGTGGTATCTGTTATTTTTTCTATTTTTCTCATATACACTGTGTTAAGCCAGTGACGAATATATGAATTTGATGTAAATGAATCTATAGCAGATTTGTAATACTCTTCATCTTCACCTAATTCTAATACAGTTTCAACAAATATTTCTTTAGTTCCAACTGGTGTTCCAGCAGGGACTTTAAATTCTGCAATAAATCCACCATCTGTGTCTGTAACGATATATCCAGGATATGTTGGAGAATTTGTTGCAGATGATCCTGAAGCAACTGTTGCATATATTATATTATCTTCTAGATAAATTCTAACAGTTCGTTCAGGTTCGAAATCCTTTCCGGTTATTGTTATGATTAATTCTGGATCGATGAATGGTTCTGGGATCAAATTAATTTGTTCTGTTTTGGATGAAACAACTTCTTCACCGACAATATCACTTGTTCGAACTGTTCTTGTTGTTGTAGTCCAGGTACCATCAGCTGAGGATGAGGACGTTCTTACAAAAGCATTTCCATCCATCCACTCAGTGCCTTCGGTATTTCTGCCGACGCTTAAATTGGAAGTTCGGCTAAAATTCGAAACAGAGGTTCTAGAATTCCAATTATTTACAATGTTAGATGAATATATTACTCGATTTGGTAGCCATACTATCTTGGTTATACCGGTATCATAGAATTTAGTTGAATTTTTTGGATCACATGTTATTTTTGGTATAAGTCCAGTATAATAATATGGAGCAGCATCTATCCAGTGTGTAGCATAACGCTGCCAATCAACTTCCATGGAAGTATATGGTAAAGTTAATATACCATGGTCAGGTATATCTGACTCATCATCTTCGGTTATAATAATTTCTTCTTTACCACCAAGCGCTTCTATTGTTAATGGCAAAATAGATTTTTCCTCAAATACGTCTATTGTACAATCAAATAGAGCGTTGTATAAGTCGGATTTATCATATCCTACAAAACTATCAACAAATATATTTTTAAGTGTAGTTGAATCTTCTCTTTCTAAATGCGCATTTTCAGCTTGGGTTTCTAATTTAGTCATAGCAATATTATATTCAACATTATCGAGTCTTTTCTTCATGTCTTGAAGTGTTACTGTTGGAACTCGATATATGTTGTAGTTGTTTATTCTATAATTTTCAGGTTTAGTGTTAGGAACAACTACTATAGTAGCTAATGGCAATCCACCTAATGGTAAATTTGGAGTTTTAATTTCATAATCTTCACCAGGTGTTCCATTTTTTACAATTAAAGAACCATCCTCTTTCATATAAATCAAATCAACTCTACTCAAATACCATTCATAATCGATGTTAAAATCTGAGCTAGTTACTGGAAGTTTGCCTGAACCAGTAAACATGATATAATATCCAATTGAATCGATTGATGTAGAATAGTCTACACCTAATACGAAATTGTAACTATATTGAACATCTAAGTAATATGTTCCGCTTGGATGTGTTGCGCCTAGCCAATGAATTTTATTGTTAGTTAATGTAAAATCTGTATTTTCAACATAAGTTGTTCCACCATCATGGACATTTGAAACCGAAACAGCAGGAGTGTATAATGCTGGAATTGGATCGTCTGTTCCAGTATAACTCATTTCAACATTGGTTTCTTCAACTTTACCAAAGACTTCAACAATCGTTTTTACTGCGGAATGGTTTAGATAATATTTAGTTGAACTTCCGCTGTATGTTTTTATTTCTGGCGCTGTCGGAACTGATGATAATGAATCTGTTGCAGATTTTGTTGTTAGGATAGCATCTTGCTCATAAGTATAGTCAAAGCCTTTAATATAAGCTCTTCCTTTTGTTATTCTTATATTATACTTATTTAACGTGTCATTTTTATTTTTCTCAGCAGAAACAACTAAGCCATTAGCTATAAAATCTCCATTGGCATCGTATGTTCTTTGCGCTAGGTAACTGTAAAGTTTACCATAGACTGGTTTTGGTTTTGTTGGTCCAATAACATCTCGATTATTTATTTTCAATATATCGATAAGATTATTGTTAGTAGAAGATTCTAAAGCAAATTCTGCCGCAGTCAATATTGATGGAACGGCTTCATATTTTAAACGGTGACCACCACGGTTTCCGTGATTTTCGATGTTTTCGGCCGGATCATATAGAGAAGGATCATCTAATTCGGTATATACTCTCTGCTGAATTTCTACACAAACATAAGCTAAACCGGTTGGCACGTTAGTATATGTCCATTCAGTTTCAGCTATCTTTACAATAACTCCACTAATATATATTTCTCCAGCCTGCAAAGTGCAAATTTCATCGTGTGAATCGTTTATAAAGTTGCAACCAGAAACAATTGATCCATCTTCAACGATTAAATCTGTAACTTTTCTAAGGTTACCATATATTAATCCTTGGGCAACGTTAAGTTCACGATTTTGTAAAACTTGTTCTTCAGTAGCTAGATATTTAATATAGCCTTTAGCTAATTCTTCATTAGTTGTGTCATAATATGGAGTAGTATTTAGATCTGTTTTTATCTCAGACATTAGAAATCCCTCTTTACTGCCTTAAAATTCTAGGACCCAGGTGAATATTTCTGTTAGTTCTGCTGGTCTTGTAACCGGGTATTTATTTTGATATACCTCAAGTATACCATCATAGCTATAGTTCGGTGATGTCCCAGTACGAATTATTTCTGATGGTAAAAACAGCTGCCGCGTAGCATAATCCGGTGCAACTGTGGTATCAATTTTTAAATTCGAAAACAATCCAACCTGTCGATATGTTTCACCAGCCAATTCTGAAGTTTCTAATTCGGCTTCAATATATATCCATCTACAGTTATTAGATATTGCAGATGCATATAATTCTTCATCTGTACCTGCAATTAATTTAGACCAATTTAATCCACCAACAGATAAATTTCCTGCTGTATTTGATATAACAAAATCCATAGATTTAAAACGTTTAAATCCTATAGGAAGTGTGAGTTGTTTTGTATCTAATCTTGGAATCGGTGCAGATTCTGTGCCTCCTACCAATGGCCATCCCTCTGTTGGTCCTTCAGCTATACATAACATCAAGCCTTGATCTAAGGTTTTATCTTTATTGTTCATATAAAACTGTATAGCCTTTCCAGTTCTTGCAACATATGGTGAAATTGCTAAAGATATTTCATTTAATGGCATTTGAATATTCCTCCAAAATTTATTACATTATATAGTATTATAACTAAAATGTTGACATGGAAGTCTCCATAGTACTAGACCATCCGCAGTCTGACTTGTTCCAGGTAAAACTGTTTCTTCTGGAAATAATATAGTCATATATTCCAAATCATTAATTGTCCACAGCGAGTCTACAAATAGAGTATGTCCAACCATAATTATTGGATAAATTTGACCATTTATGTATTGAATGGAATGCCAATATTGTACTTGCTCTTCGTCTGTAGGATCTGTTATAATATATTTATCCGAAGTATACCAAGTACGAATTTCAGATTCAGGTTTGATATGAATATTGTAAAATAATCCATATCTACCTTCTACAACAACTTTCCATCCAGCCGGCTTAACTAGGTCAAATAATTCGAATATCTGAGAATCATAATTTGATATTCTTAGGACAATGATGCCTGGCGAATAATAGTTTCTACTAGTTAAATGGTTAGTTCCTAATCTAGATCTATTCAATACAAAAATGTCTTTATATGGTTCATATACTACAATATTAGGATCAACTTGGTATAGACTAAAATGAAATGAAAATTTTGTACCTTTTCTTTTATATAATTGTAAAATATTTGCAACAATTTGTCTTTGAATAGAATCATCGACATAGCTATTCCAACAATATCCTAATAAATATGCAAAATATGGTAAATACTCCGTTTTTATTCGATATATATCTCGAAAATCAACAATCTCTCTTATTGTATTTGAAATAATATCAAATATTTCGCGATCAATAATGTTTAGATATTCTTCTAATACTTTAACTTCTCCATTTATATTTCTATCGGTTAAAGTGTCGGTGCTTCGAGTATATTCTGGTAATATTGAATATAAAAAGGCCATTAGAAATAACCCCTAGATTAAGTTTATGTTTATGTTTCCAAGATCGGCAATTTCATATGGTAATAGTTGATATATATCTGTTATATAATCAAAGGTTGTATTTTCAACTAATCTCTCTGGAACTGCAGGAGAAATTTCTACATATTTGCCGGTTATATTTTTTACATAATGAACAATTTCAGTTGGTGTTGTATTAACTACTTTTTTTACAATATCTATGTAGTATTTTGTATTAATTGTTATTTTAGCTTTACCAGTTTCAGTCCAAGTGATAATTTTTCCATTATCTGATAGAACATAATCTCTGTTTGGAATGAAAACGTTGCTTGAATTAGTATATATTCTGTCAACGGCTGATAAATAGTTGGTATCCATTGCAGAACTGATATAATCAATACCAGATGAGGATCTAGTCAATGATATTGTATCACTATCAAAGGAAATCATTTCTTTTCTAATCAACGAAGCTCCTTTTGAAAATCTAGGATAAGACTTCATTTTCAATATTGGACTTCCGGATGTAGCAACCGAATCAAGAGTTGGAACGTTCTTCTTATATAAAACAGTTATTTCTGTACCATCACTAATATCGATATCGATTGGTTGATTTAAATAAATAACATCACCTATTCTAAACAATATTTGATATTCCTTTTCAGGTACATTGTCAAAATATATCGTTAAGTAAGACATATTCAATAGAGCATAATCTCTAACTTCAGCTCCAGGGGTCGATTCATTTTTCAGTGTTATTTCTTTAGTTCCATATTTATGATCTCCTTCAACTTCTAATATTGGATATATCAAACTGCCTTGTCCAATATTCATAGATGTTGTTATCGGATCATTTATTGTAATTACACCATTTGATATGTCGGATATAGTCGTAACTAAGGCGCTAGCGCCATCTAAATCCATTATACTTATTTTGGTTCCAATGTTTAATGTATTTATTGAGTCAACGATCGCGATCTGTGTAGCACCATTAGATGGAACTTCATTGACATAAATTGTTCGATTTTCGTTTATTACTAGATTATCAATTGTCAACACACCTGGAACATCTGAGACTAAGCGATATATTTCTTGTTTAGATACATAATCACCAAAATCTCTATTTTCCCAATAAAGATAATCATATATAGCCTTTCTAATATTGTTTGTTACAACAGCGGAAGAAATTCTTGGTTGAACCTGAATGGAAAGATCAACATCAAATGGTATATAGGCAGGATCGACAATTTCTACCTGCGTAGCAGCTATTTTCTTTTTTTCTAAAATTCCTAATAAATTCTCCTTGAATGCATTGTTAGGATATCCACCACCATCAGGAATTACGGCAACTTTAACACCAAATATACCTATTTCATCCATAACAGAATTATCAATAACTGAAACTTTATTTACGCCGGCCTGAACCAATGTAATATCTCTAAAATCTTGAGCAGTAACACATCGATGCTGGGTTCTATATATGCTTGGTGCATTTCTCTTAACTTCATCTGGTGTTTCAGCCGACGAGCCGCCAACGGCATTCTGCATATTGGTAACACTTACATTTATCAATGCATTTGAGCTATCATACAAATTGTCAGAGACGTTAACTATAGTAAATGGATTTACATTATGTGTGCTATCAGCACCAGTAACATAATATACTTCAATGATAGTGTTCTTAGCTGGATTGATTCCATAAGTTCCATCACCAAATTTGATTGAGCAAATGAAATCATTTGTAAATTCTGTCGTATAATACTTATCTTGTGATTCAATGTCAATATATTCTGAATAAGAATATTCGACCCCATTTACTTTAACGTATTCAATTGCATTGACAGGTGAATTTCTGAGCTTATACTTATATCCTGCAATTCCAGTGCATATAAAAGTTTCGGTGTTTAAAGTACCGGATTTTGCAATAACCTCAACTGATGTTTCGCCAGCGTATAGAACTTTATTTTCTGTAGTATAAAATGGAATTCCATTAGAAGATGATACCCTCGTATATATTGGAATGTTTATATTTTTGGTGTGTGCTGAAGAAATATAAAATTTAACAGTTGCTATCGCTTGGGATGGTTGATGCGGTGAGTATCCGATAGATTTAGCTAGATTATACACAGCATTCTTAGTTTTAGCCGTAGGCATAAAACACTCATTAACATTGGCATTAACATAATAGTTCATTAATGTTGCTTCGTACGCAACGGCTTCTAGTAATTCCACACCAAAGTTTGATGCTAAAAAATCGGTCCATCGATTAGGTAGTCGATTTTGTACGCGGGCTTTTAGTGTTGCAACAATTTCTTCGAAATCTACTGGTAATTTTTCAATATCTTTAAAATCTAGATCAGCCATAAATTATTCCACCTTAAACAATGGTAAAATTGAAAGAATCTTCATATCCGGAGCGTACGTATTTAAAAGCTATCGCAATATAGATTGTATGATTTTCATAATCAAATTGAAAATCAATTCCATCTACAGTTACTCGTGGTTCCTGGGTTTCAACTATATCAGTTATTTGTTCTTTTATATCTTCAATTAACATGTTATCTAATGGTTCAAATAACATTTTCTTTAAATTAGCACCAAACTCTGGTTGCATAACTCTTTCTCCACGAGCAGTACCAAGAATTCTTTGAATAGATGCTCTTATTAAATTTCTATGATCTATAGAATCAATCATTCCGGCGGCATAGTTATCATAACCAAGTTCGATTGGCATTGGTCCAGAATAACCAGCTGAATCTTCATTTATTGGATAAGTATATTCATATCGATATCCCATGACAAATCACCTAATATTAAATTCAATTTACAAATACTGTTTCGCTGCCGGTTGAATGCTGTCCTATTTCACCGCAATCTTCACATATTGTTGTATCGCCTACCCGAGTTAATGGCAAATCATTTACAAAAACGGTAGGACTTCCTTGCGTTGATTGAAATGTTCCTGAATGAGGGCAATTTGTTGGTCCAGTATCAGTAACTCTATGAGCCGCCAAGTCATTGATGAACACAGTTGTACTTCCAGTTGCATTCGTCCCGGATCTAGAATGTGGGCAACATGGTAATCCAACATCACATATTCCAACTGTTTGATCGGATATTCTAGTGGCTTTAGGCACTATATGCTCCTGTTGCTATTTCCATGTGCATGCCTTCATCCTGACCTTCCCAAGATGCTAATGGACAGCATATTCCATGTTTAGCAAATATCTCATAAACTTTTTCGCGTTCTTCACAGGTGTAGGAAGAATAACTAAAATCGAAAGCTCCACCAAATTTATGCAATGATTTCTTAGCACTTTTACCTGTTGTGTTCATTGGTCTCAAACCATCTGTAAAAGCAAATTTATTATATAATTCAGGTTCAGTTGACTGCATTTCATCTAAAGCGGTTTCGATTCTTGTTGCTAAAGTATTGGTAAATCTCAAATCTGCTCCCGCATTCTTATTTGTATGTCTTGATAATTGTCTAATAGAATTGTAATAGCTATATTTTGTAGCATCTGATTGTGAACCTCGATGAGCTGCACCCCATTGGCGCATTGGTGAAGCGGATTGAGATTTACATTCTCCACCTAAACCACCAACAACATGCTGATCCGAACCTTGAGAACCACAATTTCCTTCTGTTTGTATTTCATAATTTTCTACAGCAGAATTATATTGGAATAACTCATCTTCTGACATCTGTGCTTGTTCATTTTTTGATTTATATTCAATCAATGGGATAACATTTTCGTGGCCGACTGGATCAACTTTAACATACCTATCAGCTAGAAGTAGAATATCTCTACCAGAGTGAATAACTATATCTTTATTATCAGATAATATTATGTTCGAACCATTTCGATGTTTTATTTCAATGTAATCATTTTCATCATCCATCATAATATAACCAACTTTAGTTTTGATTATCTTACGATTTGGGTACGAATCTTTGGCTTCCTGTGGAACAATATTATCATCTTCTCTAAATATTGCTCCCATCCAAACAGGACGGTATTCACTACCATTCAACAACATGATAGCAACTAAAGATCCGATTTCCGGGATGAAAAATATTCCTCTATCATTGTAACCATATGGAAAACAAGGATCCGCCCACGGTAAATCATCTGCTGGTATGTTACCATATATCATTGGCACATTTATCTTAAGACGACCTTTTTGAGAAGGATCATCATTATCCACAACTGTTCCAATATATAAACCGTTAAATTTTTGCATTATTCAATAGGTCTTCCTTCCGCTGGTTCTGCGCCCTTTGAGTCAAGTTCTGAACATAAGCATAAATCCATATATGGTGGCTCTGGGTGTCGATGTGTCATACCGAAAACATATTTAATGGCAGCAACATAAAATATACCATCTAATTCTTTTACTTTACCATTAGCTTCACTTAAGATTTCTACACAATGCATCGGAGTAATTTCAGGAATAGCTTCTGATCTGAACGTTATAAGTCTAGAGAACGTATGCATGCGATGTCGTAGATTTGATATATATATTTCTTGCAAAGTTTTTTCTTCAAAACCTGTATTAATATATCGTGTAGCTATGCCGGCATGCTGTCGTCCTGGTGTTTTATTTGAAACATAGCTTTGAATTGGCATCGTTTTAGGATTGACATTTTCAAAGTTGTTAAACCCATGATGCATCGAATATAAAGAATCCTTTGACCCATATCTTTCAATCAATGGTTTCAAATCTGAAGTTTGATAAGAAGCTTCTAAATTCTTGGTTGTATCTAATTTTATTCGAATAGGGTATTTTTTGTTTGTTGATATAGGAGCAAAATACGCTTCATTATTCATCATGAAAAAAGTGTACATATCTTCTCCAGAAGTTGATCTACTGTAAGGCAACAATGAGCGAATCATTTCATAGTCGGTATATTGTGTTTGCAACCAACGATACCCAAAATCTGTATCAACTAATTTCTTAATTTTAGCCCCATTACGCGTAACGATCGTTCGAACAACCGAAGATATTGTAGTTTCACCATAACTAGTCATTTTTTGATCTAAGGTCATTTTGTAATATGTTGGATCTACACAACGCAGTAGAATAACTTTTGCATCGTTTATATTCAAATATTCAAGATCCATTTCACTTACTGGAGATTGTGCAAACTCATAATTGACTACAACTAACTGAAAAGGTCCAGGAAAGCATGCTTGCTTTAAGCGCGCATGAAATAATTCTGGTTCGAACCATACGTCGATTAATCGATCCTGAATTTTAAGTTGATCAATGTCTTTGAAATCTAAAAATTTATTCGAATCGATTATTAAAATAACCTCGGCATAGACCGATGGTGTATACTGTGACAAATGGTAACTAAATTGTTTAACAGTATACGCTTTATCTGGCATCCAAGACAATTTTATTTTTGTCTTAAACTCTTTATATGTTGAAACAGCGTTTGTTGGCAACTAAATCACCTAATTATATCTCAACAGATTATATTCAATATAGTTTAATGGTAATATTCGTAATACAGTATTTTCCTCAACTGAAAATGGATCTAATATGTTATTAACTGCCATGATAACCCACATCAATTCTGGATTTCTATAATATTTCCAAGCAATCAAATCTAATCTATTAACTTCGTTAAATGTTACAATATGGGAAGTTTCGTTTGCAATATATTCCGGAAGACCAATAAAATTTTTAATAAATAGTGGCACCATACCAGACTCAGAATAGTCATACAATTTACTATTCGAGCACATATGATGTTTACTTACATACGCTGATTGTTCTATTTCTTCACTATATGTAGTTGGTTCTAAGTCTAGATCATAGCTTGTTGACATTATTGAATAACCCCATTTATTGTGGAAAGATTATTAAATAAAACTTCATTTAAGTTTTCGATGTAGTTGACATCGATATCAGCTGATATGTCATACATATTCTTTATCTTATTGAAGGTTGTAGAATCTATTTCTCCATTTAAGTATAATTGATGTGTTTTTTCATAAATACTGGCATTTGTTGTTGTAAAATCATCCATATTTTTAAGCATTTCTGTCTGAAGTAGAATTGTGCTGGCTGTAGAAAGCGATGTGACTGGGGCCATCTCAGGTATGTCAGAATAGGTATTTAGGATATAATCATTTGTCTCGTTTACCGTATCTAATACCTTTTCCGATCTAAGAGTATTTGCGTATATAGTTTCCATTGCTGTCTGTTTATTTGATATCGTTTCTATTCCATCAATCAATTCAAGCAAATTACCATAGAAATACGACACGTTATCAAAATCGATTCCAGAATCTAATTCTTCTAATATAGCTCCTCCGGCCCAATATATATTAATGGCAGCAGTCAAGCTTTCACCTAACACGTTACCAGAAGATCCTACAATTCTAGTCAATGAAACTATTGAATCAAATACATCCCCATTTTCTAGATCTTGCAATAATGAAGCATAATTTGAAACATCCTGTATAGTAGCAATTTTATCTTGAATTTGATCCGCTAAGCTTACAGATGAATTATTTGAACCCATTCCAAACGGTTCAAATTGACCCTCATCGATTTTATCAGATATTCTAGAATATTCCGATGCCATATCATTAATGACATCTACGTCAAATTTAGTTAGATCTAAATTAATATAATTATCCATAAACGATTGCATGCCTGCGGATAAGCTATCTAAAGTTGATTGATCTAATAAATGCGCAGATTTAGATCCTTTTCGACCCAATAACTTATCAACTTCACTTGGAGTATAAGAACCAGGACCACCAGGATTAGGAATTGGAACAGTTCCTGGTTTATTTGCAGCTGGGATTGATGTTATTTCTTTCGATGGATTTTCTCCAAACAAAATCCATGGTTTCTTTGATAAACTAAATTGATTTAAAAAGGCATTAGAACCCTCTAACTTATTGGCCCATGAATATAAAAACACGTTTGTGAATTTCAAGCTCCCAGATATAACTAAAGGAAACATTTGTCCGCCAATATCAATCATATCCTCAGATGATCGTAGGCTAACCTCTCTCAAGAATCCTTTAAACCCTCTATATAATCCACCAAAAGTTACTTTAAGCAAAGGTGGATATAAAAATCCAAGATCTCTAGGATATACTAAGCCTTGCAAACATCCAAGTTTTGTACGTACATCTCCTGGGAAATTTTTTAGATTTGAGTTTTTGCTTCTATCATCAAAAACATTACTCAATGGCAATATAAAATCTAAATCTAAAGTCTTGTTTAGATCTTTAGCATTATAGCTGGAAATAGCCATCTTCGCGATTTCAGTAAAACCCATAGAAGCAAAAGTGCTACTAATTAATTCACCAAACTGTGTATTGCCTTCACCTTTACGTGAATATGAGACTGATACTGTATCAGATATTTCATGTACTTTCCATGGTAGAACTATTTTTATCTTAGTCCCATTATCCACGTCGGTATCTTCTTTATTGAAGAACGCTGTATTTTGAATGATTATTGGAACATATCCAAGATAATTGAATTCTGGACCAAGAGAAGAATCTCCAGTAATATCAGATTCATCAGCTGGATTATATTTTGGTAGATTATATAATTGAAAGAAGTCGATATCCTCTAGTGCATTATAATCGCCCTTTCCATCTGGATCATATTGTTTATCCTGAACTGGATCTGCCATAATATTGTCTCCTTCTTACAAAAGTCCCAGACGATTATTTTCTCCGCCTGAATTCATTCCAAAAATCATTTCCAATATATATTTAGGAATTTCGTTTGGATTGCCGGCAACTTTAACCTGGTTTGAAGGACTTTCTTGTTTAGTTAAAGCCTGTTTTTGTTCTTCTTGAATTGATACAGATTTTGCCATATGTTTACCTAAACTGGTTAATTGTTCTACCGTTTTATTTAGTAAGTCATTTTGGTTAGATACTGTAGTTCTCTTTGTTTCTTGCGCTTCTTTAGCTGCAACTGTAATATCAGTGACTGGTTTCTGTGGAGATTTAGCTACTGAGGTTTCTGCATACTTATTAACATATTCTTTAGTTTTAGCTATTCTAGCGTTTAATTCAGATCCACCTTTATATCCAGCAAATTTCCATTTTTCAGCCATCATACGTGCAGCGTCCTCAGGTGATTTAGCGGCATTTAAGCTATCTAAGTTTTTCTTTTGTTCGTGCATAAAATATAACGCTTGAGTTTCAGCTGAATCTAATGATAATTGGTTTTTCTTCGCAAAACCACGTAAGCCTGATAGTCTATCTCCGCGCCAAGACATTAATCCGCCTGAAGCCTTGCCTAAATCATTCCAATCTCCACTCATACGATCTCTTTTCCAAGCAGATTCTCTTTGAACGGTAGCTTCAATAGCAGCTAAGGCGTATGGGTTTGTGACTTTCTGTTTAATTGTCGACATGAAATCGTTTCTTATATTATTAACATCTTCAACATTAGTTTTACCTTTTGTTGTAGCAGTTTTACCTTTACCCTCTGAAATCGATTTACTTATAAAAGCAGCAACATCATCAGAAGATACATTTTTACCAATTAATTTAGGATCAATTGTGATAGGACCAACTGACTTAGCTTCGGCCACAGTTTTTGGAGATCCAGTCGTCTGTTGCTTCGGCGGCATTCCTCCACCCGATCCTGCGCCTGAGCCTCTACCTCGAGGACTTTCGCTTGGTTTTCCAAATAAAAAGTTAGATATAGATTCCCAAAAAGATGGTAATACTCTATCATTTGTTTCATTTAAATTTTTATTGAATTGATTAATAGTATCTGCAGACTTAATGGCAGCTATAGATTGTGTTGATAGGCTTAATGATAAGTTACCAGCAGACTTAGATATTTTCTTATTATTTTCTATGACTGTTTTTGATATTTGTTCTGACGCTTCGGCCTTAGTAGCAGAAAATGGATTTAAAGTGGTTCCATGTTTTTTCTCATTAGTTTCAATTTTATTTTGAATTCGAATATTCGACTCTTTAGTTTTTTCCTTTTCTTGATTTCTTTTAGATTGTTCAACTATAGCCTTTATATCAGCATTAATACCTTTCTCTGATCCACCTGTTACACCAGTAGAAGCATGACCTTTTGGACTTTTGAAATAATAGTACATTGCGCCGGCTGCAATTGCTGGCGCTAACATAGGCAATGCCCATGTAGTTAAAAATGGTAAAATTGAGGGTAACAGTTTAGTCATAAATCCACTAATCATATTTCCTTTAGCTATATCCCACATACCGGTTTTCATATTTTCAGAAACTTTATCTTTACCAACTAAAAGCTTAGCTAGCCAAACAGCAGCTACACCTGCTGCACTTCTTCTTAAAACTAAATCAGTAGATAATGCTCGAGATGTTATTCCTGCTATTTTATAATCATCTTCCCTATCTCTTTTAGCTGGTCCGCCAGTTAGACCACCGCTCAAAAAATCTTCTGCTTGCCCAATTTTATTTGAAATTTTATCTTTAACCCCAGAGATAGCTTTAAATGGCGATTTAATAAATGAATCTAACATCTTAAAAGGTGCCATCAGCATCGAACCAATTTTTTTGAATGGATTGGTAATAGCGGTAAAAACATTATTAATAAATGAAGAGATATTACCAAAAATATTTTTAATAAAATTCTTAGTAACATTAATTGATTTTTTTACTATATCAAATAAACTTTCAATAATTCTATTATCAGATCTAAAATTGTTAGAAGCAATATTTTTCTTACTGAATTCTTTTGCTATAGTGTTTACCGGTGAATTAATACCACTAAAAGCTCCGTCCAATGAACCTAATTTAGAAACTAGTTTATCAATACTCAATAATATATTATCAATCGAGTTAACGATACTATTTTTAGCTGCATTCAATGATTCTGATTTATCTACCATTTTTAGGCAAAAATCAACAACCTCTTTTGTTACGTCTTCCAATTGCATGATTCCGCCATTTAACTTCTCAAAAATATCAGCTACTTTTTGAGATGTGTCAGATAATTCATTTGTTGTTGCTGATGGATTTTTTACTTTTATCTCAGCTGAAATAGCATCAATTAAAACTTTATTTGCTTCTATCATAATAATCACTCACTATATGATGATGTATTGATCACACCTATTAATTTTAATTTATGTTTACTAAAAATAAAACGGACTAGATTCCTAGTCCGTTTGTATTATATTCAGCTTCAATCATTTTTTTCAACTCTGTTAACCACATTTGTCTTATTGGATATGTCATTAAATTTACATCGATGTAACTTAGCTTACCATAATATACTAATTGAATTAATTCCTTTTCAATATCTATATCTGGTTCTCTATATATCGATAATAGGTCCACTATCGTCTGAGGTTCCTGTGCTGCTTGGACGAAAAAATTCAAATGATAAAACTGGAGCTTGCTCGAAGTTATTTTCACATGACGGACATTTTGTCATCTCATTTGTAACATAACCATGATCATATTTTGACATTTCTTCACGAATAGCGGCTGCATCTATTGCTGGAAGTTTGGGCCAGATTTTGTAAAGCATAGTATCAAAATCTTCTTCCTGTGTCAAAATATCCCTTTCAACATTATTTAATACCATTTCTTCAACGCATCTAGCTAGCTTGAATATATCCGGGCTAACGTTAACACCAAACTTCAAGGCTTCCGAATGCGTTTTTTCTGTTGCTTCGATTAGGTCTTTAACTCTAGGAAGTCTGAATTTAATCTCAATCCTGCTTTTAGGTAAGGTCATGGTAAAAGGTTCTGCGCATGGTTCTAAATATTTTGTCTTATATTTTGACAAATCGATTTTTGATTGAATCTTAGCTTCACATATTGGGCATTCAGTATCGGTATAGTAAATTGGTCCATAACTCATTGCTCTAATAATATATAAGACATAGAAAAAATCACTTACAGTCATTTCCTCAACTGAAGTTTTTTCTTCCATAACGTTCTGAACTAGTTTTTTCAATATACTATAGAAATTTCCACGAGTAAATTTATCGATTAACTTTTCTTCTGTAGTCAACCATGGTCTAACATGAACCTTACCTTTTACAAAATCACCATCTTTATATAAAAGGCCTTTTGATGGTAATTCAATTTCTTCAGTTCCTTGAATCAAGAAGCTTAAATCTAGATTTTTCTTTGGCATTATAATTCTACCTCAACTTTATATAAATTGACTCCGCTGGCATGTAATAATGGTAAACCATCAATGTCTTTTTCATACACAAGCCTAAAAAAGACATTTTTAATTCCAGCTGCTATAATCGATTTACAACAATTTGTACATGGTGAATATACAATATACATATCAGCATCTTTTACAGCTATTCCTTCTTTAGCTGCAATCATTAAGGCATTAATCTCAGCATGAAGTTCATTTTTTAAACTCCACTCATGATGTTCATCTGCGGAATACATTGGTCCATTGAAAATGTCATCACAATTCTTAAGACCTGGAGGAGTGCCATTAATACCTGTAGATATGATTCTCTTATTTTTTACGACTAAAGCACCAACTTTTTTCGAAACACAATGACTACCTTCAGCTATAACTTCGGTAATCTTTAAAAATATATTGTGCCATTTCATCTCGGATTTACTGAAAAATTGTCTTGGATTTTTTATAAAAAATAATTTGTCTTCTAACTCAATTGACTTCTCACAACAAACATATTTATCTATATCTTCCATTATGCAATCAATCCCTTTTTAGCTGTGTCTGGTGTAATTAATTTACGGGAAAAATTTTCAAATGCTTTAAGCATTTCTACATCTGTTATTTTACCATGCATGTCAAAATTATTAATATTAATATACACCATACTTGGTGTTCCATTTTCTAGAGTTGGATTATTAGATAATAAACCGAATCCAGGCATACTCATGTAGCCAATTGCTCCATTTTGTTGAGGCATTTTATGAACTGAAACGATTTTTGAACTTCCAATATAACCATCTGCATTAACTGCGTCAACTCTAAGTAAATGTTCAACCATTGGTCCTGATTCTGCGTTAGCTAAAAAAATTAAATCTCCAATATTATACATTATTCAATCTCCCTTTAATCAATGAAATTATTTCTTCTAAATTTAATTTACAACAATCTAAAATATTTAATGTTGGAATTCCATGGAATTGTGCTATTCTTACAGCCTGCCCAGTTCCTCCCTTTACTCCACTTCTAGTTGTTTCTGCACAGTATACAACAATATCAGAGGGACTCTTGAGATCTCCCCCTAAAACCTGATACGTATCACGGGCTATAAGTTTTGCCGCGCCTGGGGTTAACCTGGAATATGCTGGATGAAAGGTTTTAGCATACTCATAAGCTTCAGGTGAAATGTTATATAAAATAGAATTATTTTTATTAAAACCTTTCCAAGGTAAATATATTTCCTTTTCTCCACGACTAAGATCACATCCCTGCTCAAACGCAGTATCAGCTCCAGACGCACCCCCAGATCTTAAGATCCAACCATCTGCAGCTAAACACATTCCAATGTTTTTGCATAGAGTATACAGCTCATTATCATAGACCGATCTAGATCCAATCCCTGCATAATAGATTTTCTTCATTTTTACCTCCAGTAATACTTTTTCTAGAAATGTAATAATTTTTCTCAGAAAATATACAAAAATGACCAGAGGAATTCTCTGGCCTATATTGATCTTAATTATAGTACAGTCGGACTGATAACAAAAGTCAAATGCTGTTCATTTGTTATAATATCTACAATCTCTGCCCAATTACCATCAGCCATCTTGGTCATTTTACCAATCTTGTTCTTACCGATAGTTACTGGGTTTGCAAATTCCTTGAGAATATTTTTGCCACCATTGTCATCAAGTATACGAAAAACAAGACATTTTGCTTCAAAGAACATTCCGTCGTCAGTAAAAGTTTTAACTTCGGGTTTGACTTTCTTCGTCCGTGGTTTACGAACTTTTGGCTCAGAATTCTTGATTGTATTAACTGTCTTAGGTTTGCGAGCCCTCGATGTTTTAGTTTCCGCTGTCTTTTCAGATTTAACCCTAGGCATACGTTAACCCTCCTCTATAGGTTGAAATTGTCGTTTTCATATTCGTTGTAAACATCCTCAGCTTCCTGGTATGCCAGGTATGCCTCAGAACCATACTCCGCTTCAATCTGGTACCAATGCTCATCAAGATTAAGTTCTGCTTCGTTTTTGCTGAGTTTGTTGAAAACATTAATAGCAAAACCACTTGCAGACTCAAAGAACATAAAATTATGCTTATGGCGGAATTGGTCACCAAAAGGATTTGCAACCGCTACGAACCAATTTAACCTGGGAAACCTATCACCTTCAATGGTTTCAACATAAACTTCATTCGAAACCTTGATCGTCCAACCCGAGTAATTGCCCTTCGTAATTGTCCTATATTCCATTTGGTCGACCCTCCAAAACAGATTTTTTACCTTTAACAAGGATATTATACCACATCTATTTTGGGATGTACACTGGTGTGATAAAGTTTATTTATTTCTTTTTTGTGAATTGTTTTATATTAGTAGCCGAAGCACTCCATTCACGGATGGTAGCTTTAGAGAAATCAACAAACATTCTAAATTGTTCTCCAGCTTCTCCATCACGATTCTTGAATACATAAATGATACTATTATTATTTGCATTGTCTGCTGGAGTTGCATTAATTGTCACACCACAGTCTACAATTCTAGCAATACCATAAGATTCAGCTATAAATTCTTCGGTTAAAATTCCACCAGATTCAAGCTTTTCAATGGCCGATCGATTTAACTGAGTAGCGGTTATTACTGGAATATTAAATTCTATACCAAGATTTCTCAATTGCTGATAAATTGCATCCAATTCGAATCTCTTGTCATTATATTTATTTAATGATCTCATAATATCAGCATAGTCAACAATTAAGACGTCTGGAACAAATTTCTTTACATTTTCTAATCGTTTAATAAAAGCTGATATGTCTGCGGCGGATGCTAAACCGGAAGGATATCTTTTAACTACAAGTTTACCTATATGATTTTCTAATAATTCTTTTATTTTGACATTAGCTTTAGGGGTCTTCAATTCATCTTTATTTAGACCCAGCAATCTCATATCATATCGCTGTGTTGTTATTTCTTCAGACATTTCCAAAGATATATGTAAAACATTTTTCTTTTGTAATAAAATGTTCGCTCCGGCATTAACTAAGTACATTGATTTTCCACTGTGAGCGGGACCCATATATGTAAATAATTCACCTACACCATATCCACCAAAGATCTGATCAAATTTACTCCAGCCTGCGGAAATTCTTTTTATTTCAGAATCTTGTCTTCTTCTCATCCATCGGTTTAAGATTTCATCATCGTTGTAAACATCAACACCAAAATCATCAAGTGAAGCTCCTATGGTAAGAGCTTTTTCAATTCGGTCTTTGACATTTAAATGTTTCTTAATATCACCTAAATCATCAAGAGAATCGATTACTGCCCGCTTTATGGCTTGACAGCTAATAAAATTCCGTACATTTTCCTCAATATACTTTAAAGTAGAACTAGCAATCCTTTCTGTATCATAGATTTCATTAATAGTTTCTTTAAGAGTTTCAGACTTATATGTTTTGTCAACTAAATCATATAATACCTCTTTTGTTGGCAAACCTCTATAATCATTGAAAAACTTTTGCATGCCTTTGAATATTTCACCATATTCACGAATCTCAAAATTATCTGGACTAGTTAATATTCCTAAATGTTCAAATATTTTTGGCTCTTGGATCATCGCCGTTATAACTTGTTTTTGGAATTCAGGAGAAAATGAAAAGGTTTCTGGATTCCATCCTGTTGTATCAGACATTATATTATAATCACCTCTGGAATTAACTTATTAAAACAAATGTACATTATATGATCATTATTTGAACTTTAAGGATAGATTTTCGAATGTAATATCATTTTCATCCATTTCTTTTACTATATCAACAAATTCTGATTCAAATTCACCAGAAAATATCTCTAATATTTCAGTGAAACTCAAGTTTGAATTTAAATTTTTAAGTTTAAATAAACTATTGATGTTACTCTGTAAAGATGGAGTTAAACGATGATAATCGTCAGTTTTTTTAAGAGCTAGATGCTTATTGATCTTAGCACTAGAAGCTTCTTTATCTTTGAATTGGTCATACATTGTTGCAATTTTCAATGAAAATATCATACTTGACAATGGAACTTTACGATCAGGCATGTTAATATGCATTGCAATATTTGGCCAATTTCTTATCATAACATCTAGGTAATCATTAATATCGTCAACCTTTAAATTTTCTAAGAATTTGATTATTTGTTTCCAGGCGGGTTTTGAATTCAAATATTCTTTTATTGTGATATATTTTTTGGGTATATCAGTCAATTCAGTTTTTGGCATGGCAATTTTGCCAGGAAAACTCCTTGTATATTTGAATAATATTTTGTTATAAGCACTGACAACCTTAGCTACAGTCAATAACTGCAACTTATCTTTATTGTTATGCACGAATGAATACTTATTCTTTGTTTCCATATTTAAAATGCCTCTTAAGAGTTAAATATTGTATTAATTCGATTAAATCATTGATATCAAAATGATTGACTAAATTCTCTTTCTTTAGTTTTTTCTTGACAAAATTTCTAATATATCCTATAGCTCTATTAGACATGTCTCCATCATAGGATTTAGGTTCAGATTGTATAATAGCTGGATAATTTGATTTAATCCAAGATAAAATATTATTTAAAGAAATATTCAATGATTCAATTACAGTTTTATATATTAAGTAATCAGGGATTTTGTTTGTTTTATTTTCATAATAATGTAGAAAATCAAAATTGATTCTGGGTTCATACTTTAAGCCGGCCACTATATTTTTCAATATATCCGGATTATCTAAGTAAAACTGTATAGCTTCTTTTACATAGACGATATACTTATAAGTTATATAGATACTAGTATCGATGTCCAGTGTGACATTTTTCATCTTAGGCTTCATTTGGACAGCATCTTCAGTTGTAGTCAAATCTTCTATCATTTTACTATGATTGTTTAATCCAACTTTAATTGCAGTATCATCTTCAGCCTCTTCAGGTGAATTTTTTGCTAAATCCGTGTAAATAATTTCCTTATCTCTAATCTTTCTTGACCCGGTGTAATATTTTATTAATGTATTTTTTACAATCCGATTGATATATGCAAATAGACGGCCTTTGTCAGGATCATATCTTTTCATAGATTTCAATATTTCATACATGCATTCAGATATGACATCTGAACGGTTGTTTTTAATATGATAATTATAGCTAAACTCTTTGTTTATCATTCCATTTATTAGAGTATCTAGTACTGGGGCGATCTTTAAGAAGACTGTATCATCTCCAGATACTTTATATAATCTTACTAGTTCTATCATTTCCTTTTCTATAAAATAATTTGACTTTGGTTTCTTTTTGGTTTTTGTCAACACAATAAACCCTCCGCTTTAGTCGATATTTAGGCATATTATACCATATTGATAACCGGTTGTACACCAGTCAAAAATTTTGTTAGCTAAAATTCTAGAAGGAATTGCTGTATAAAGATTTAATATTTAGACTTCACTCAGCAATTTGCAAAATAATCCCCATAAAAGGTAAGTTAAAATATATCCTGATTCTAGAAATAAGATTCTAGAATAACCTAAATATAATAGAATGGTTGAATATAAAAGACCGATGGAGCCCGGGCTTTTATATCTGAGCATAAATTCAAATGAGTTGGAATTCCAACTCATTTTCATGTGTTTACATCCTGTATATTTTATGGTATAATGTCTGTAACACATATGAAAGGAAGATTCTGAATGGGAAAAGATTTATATAGCAAGTCTGCACAGCTAGCAGATCAATATCACTCCTTATGGGTGGAAAAATACCGTCCTGTTAATTTAGAAGATTTTGCTGGAAGTGAATCAGTAATATCTTTCTTATCCACATGCATCGAAAAAAATGATATTCCTCATCTATTAATACACGGTCGCCCGGGCACGGGTAAAAACTCCATAGTTAATATCCTAATGAACAATCTAGATTCAATATTTCTAACAATCAATGCTTCAGAAGAGAGAGGCATTGACACGATTCGTGATAAAGTTCAAACATTTGCAAGGTCTGGTGCATGGGGTAATAAGTTAAAGGTAGTAGTTTTAAATGAAGCAGATGGTTTAAACTATACTGCACAAGATTCTTTACGTGAGCTGATGGAAACTACTAGCAAATATTGTAGATTCATATTAACATGTAATTATGTTAATCGAATTAGTGATGCTATTCGTAGTAGATGTAACGAATTTGAGTTAGCCCCGAAGCCACTTGAAATTGCTAAAAGATTGACACAAATCTTTGATTTAGAAGGTTTACAATATACTGATGAAGCTATTATCTTCTTAGTTAAGAAATATAATACAGATATTAGAAAAATGATTAATGAATCGCAAAAGATGATAGCTACTCATGGTAAACTAGATGCTAATATCTTAGAAGAAGACTCGAGTCAGCAATATTCAGATTTCTTTTCAAAGATCTTTGAGCTTAAGGATGCAAAAAAGATTGCTGAATTGACTAAGAAAATGATTTTTGACGAAGACATTTACACTGCAATGAAAGATTATGTTATTAAAACATATAATAGTATGGATGCAATTATCGTAATAGCAGATCATGCTTATAAAGCTCGTATTGTTATGGACAAAGATTTGGTTTTCTTGAGTTGTATTTTCAATCTTAAGGAAGTGCTAGAATAATGGAAGGAAAAGATTATTTTGTTGAAGTCAGAAAAATAGATACAATTATCGATAGGCCGAAAAGAGTATATTTAGCTTGTCCTTATAGTATAAATGGTGTTAGCAGTAATGAAGTCAAACAACATAATTTTGAAGTAGCTTCTAAAATTGCAGCTAAACTCATGCAAGAAGGATTGGTTGTCTTTAGTCCAATATCACACAGTCATCCTATTCAAGTGCATGGAGACATGCCAACCAATGATTTATCCTTTTGGATGACACAAGATTTACCATTTGTGGAATTTTGTGATGTTTTAGCTGTAATCCAGCTTCCTGGATGGGATGTTTCACCTGGTGTCAAAAATGAGTTAATGTATGCTAAACAATTACAAAAAGAAATATACTACATTACTTATGATTTTGACGAAGTTAAGATATATGTATAGGAGGAATAATTATGAATGAAATTTGGTCAAGATCTGGAGAGAATTACCAGGATCTTCTAAAGGCGATAAAGGCGGAAGGATTTGAAACTTCTCCGAGAGGACTTAAGGTACACGAGTTAGTTAATGAAAATCTATATATTTCAAACAACGAAGTCTTAATGTGTGTTCCTGGATTGAGAGATATAACCGATCCAACGACTAAAGAAGGACAGTATCTGAGAGCTGAATTTGTATGGTATATGGCCGGAGAATTAGGTACATCTTTTATTTCAAACTTTGGTAAAATGTGGGAAAAGCTTGGAAATGATTTTGGAGAAAATGATATTAATCGTAATAATGTTAATTCAAATTATGGTTATCATGTTTTTCATCGTCCAGTAAACGAAGGTAATAAATATGCGATGGAGGAATGTAATAATGCATACAAGACATTAGATACATTAACTTCATTCGAATGGGTTATTAGTGAATTGCAACACGATCTAGATTCTAGAAAAGCTATCATTCACTATACTTGGCCAGTTATTTATCGTCGTGGAGTAAAAGATTTTACATGCACTCAAACACAACACTTCCTAATAAGAGAAAATCATTTATATAATTTAGTTCATATTAGATCAAGTGATGCAATTAAGGGTTTAACATTTGATATTCCTTGGTGGGATTTTGTTGGTCAAAAGGTTGCACAATTGTTAAATGTAAATTATAATTCAATGCAAATTAATATTGGAAGTTCACACTTCTATTCGACTGATTCTGATTTGGTCGATAAATTGATAGCTCTAGACGATCTTAAATTTAAGCCTCTGAAACTACGAGCTGAACCCGACGCGATTAATCTATTAATTAATACATTAGAGTACATGAAATGTATAACTAACAATAGAGAAACTTTAGATAAACTATATCAAATGAATAGACATTTTGTTTGGGATTCACATTATTTCACGATGATGTTATGTGGTTGTTATTTAAATTCACCTGAATTGTTGAGATCAAAAGAAAGAATGATTGATATCAATAACATGCTATTTGATTCAATATTTACATATTAGGAGAATAGAAATGAAAATTACATTAAAAACTGAAAGCATTTCAAAAATCAATAAAATCTTGTCATTATGTCCGGACACATTCTCTTTTGTTCCCCTAAAGCTTTATGTCGACGATTCTGGTGTTTCATATGCTAGCATTGAAACAGTGGATATAAATGGAGATATTGTCTTTTCTGGTAGAGTATCGATTGAACCATTAGAGTTGCAACCAGGAACGGGTATGGTTGTTAGATTACCGATGAATAAGACAATCATTTCAACCATTTTTGGATCAAACTTTGATTCCATCGAAATCAGTAAGAATAAGATAAATGCTAAAACCAAAAATAAAAAGCTATCAATAGCGATGTATCAAATGTCAGAAGATGATATCCTAGAATTCCCATATACTAATGTAGAATTATTCAATTTAGCTGTAGAGGAAAATAAATTAGGGATTGTTGAATTTAGTGAGTTTGATATCAATAGCAATGAAATTAAAGACTTTTTAGATTGTATTGATGTATTATCTTCACCTGAATTTATAAACTTCACTAGTGAAGATAATCTGCTTAAGGTAACATGTGATGACTACTCCGGAAATGAATTTGAATATGTTTTTGATAAACCATCTGATTGTGACTTTTTTGTTAAATATGATATGAATTTAGTAAAAGTCATGAATAAAATATATCGATTCAAAGATTATAGTATCAACATGTTGATGAGCAGCCTTTTAGCTGCATTTACCCTAAAAGATGATGATAGCACGATAACGATTGCAGTTACAGCACAGAAAAATTGATAACAGCCAGTTTACAATAAAGTTATAGTATGATATAATAGGGCAGAGAACATCTGTCCTATTTTCATATTTGGAGAGTGAATAAATGCGAGTTTTAATAATAGATTGGTTTAACTTAGTAAAAAGGTACACATATAGTTACAAATTGGAGGAAATGGAACCGGGAGAAATTATTGATAAATTGACCTTCAATATACTCAATAGAATCTGTGATTGCATATATCAATCTCAACCAGACCTAATATATATTTGTTCAGATAGTGGCTTTAACAAGAGAGCAGCTTCCGCTGTTGAAGGATATAAAGCCAATCGTAAAAGAGCAAAATCATTGACAGACGAAGAAAAAGAAAAAGATTATATTGAATATCTTAAATCAATGATCTCTACATTGCCAATACCATTTGTTGAAGTTAAAGACACCGAAGCTGATATGATTGTCATGTGCCTAATTAAGTTCTTGAAAAGATTAGATTCACAAGTTAAGATTGTGCTAGCATCTAGTGACTCCGATATGATTCAAGTATTAGATGAAAATACTAAAATATTAGATTGGTATAAAGGCGATATTACCATTGAAAATTGGTATAAAAAGCATGGTAAACATAATGAATATTTTAATGTAAAAAATTATGCTCTAGGTAAATCAATTGTAGGCGATGTAAGTGATAACATAAAAGGTGTAGATGGTTGGGGTTGGAAGAAAGTTTCAAAGCTATTTTCACTATTAGATTCATATTATAAAAAAGAACTCATCATTGATAATGCAAATGTGCTTATAAATTTAATATATGAGCTGCTGAATACTCTAGAAGATGTAAATAAAAAAGATCGTGGTTTTCTCGAGTCTAGCTTAGAAATGTTAAAAGAAAATAAAAAATTTATTAACAATAATATGTCAATCATTGATTTGACTATGTTAGAAACACCATTTTTATATCAAATTAATTCTCTATTAGATAGAGTAACCTTTGGAGAAAAACTAGTTTTTAATAAAACTGAGTTTTTAAAACATTTGAAGTTAGATAGATATGGTAACAATGATTTAGAGTATTTCCAAATCTTAGCAAAGAATAGCAAAGCTTCAACAATATTTTATTATATTGCAAAAAAAGCTCAAAGAGCAGTTAATGCATTGCGATCAAAAAAGAAATAGGTGATTATATATTGAAAGCCTTATTAGTCGGAGATTTACACACAGATAACTCTAAAAGTTCAATTGCTAATAGTGATTCATTTCATGAAGTTTTTAAAACATTTGATTTAATAAAAGAAAATTTGATTAAATACCGCCCGGATTTTATAATATTTTTTGGTGATGTTTTCAATGCACCATATTCAATTACATCTCCAGTACTTACTATAATTGGAGAAATTATTGCTGAAATTGCTATGGATGTTACAGTAATCTTTATTGTTGGAAATCATGATGATGTAGATGATAAAACTTCCAGTGTTAAAATCGGTGATAGATACCTTAAGATAAGAGCTTCATTACTAGCACCATTTTCCCATTATCCAAACGTCATAGTTTTTGATTCACCTAAGGTTATAAAAATTCAGAGTGGGGTTGAAGTAGCTTTCATACCCTATTCCACTAATATTATGCCAAGTTTAGAGTCAGCGGCTACAAAATTTACCGCTGGATGCAAGCGAATATTGATGGGACACTTTGATATGAAGCAGAGTTATTATATGATTAAATCTGGGGATTCTGTTGTTACAGAGAATATTCCCTCAGCTGAAGACTTAATTCAAAAGTATAACTATGATTTAGTCTTATTAGGTCATGTCCATGATCCCTCTGAGTATGTTGTGGATGGCAAAGTAGCAAGATATATTGGTTCATGCAGAAATGTTGACTTCAGAAACACAGGAGAAGCCAAGGGTATTTATATGTTTGATTTTGATACATTAGAATTACAATATATTGATAATCCATATACTAGTATTTATAAAATATTCAATAGTTTTAAAAAAGTTCAAGATTATTGTTTAAATAATGAACCGGAAAAACTTAGCAGAACAAAGATTTTATATAAATATACAGAAAATAAAGATGTTCAAAAAATATCTAAACTTAAAGAATATTTCAAATCTATTCAATTTGAGAAGAATATTCTTGCTGAATCTAACGTTATTAATACAATATCAATGTCTGCTGCACAAGAGTTTGAGGATATGATAACTAACAACCTGGTTACTAAAGACAAGTTAATCGATTATGCTATGCAATTTAAGCCACCAATTAATAAAGATGATGTAATAAAAGTATTCAAATTGTTCAGTAAATAATGGAGGATATTAAGTATGTTTAATAAATTTAGATTTTGGCTAGCAATGAAATTATTGGCTTTAGTTATTATATTAATTGATAAAAAGACTTTAGAAGGGTTGTCTTTTGTTGTAGCTATAGATGAATGGGTAAAATATTTAGAGATTAGTACACCCAAGGTAAATAAATAATGAGAATAAAAAGTATCGATATTCATAATTTCTTATCGTTTAAGTCTGCTAAATTAGAGTTGGCTAAATCATATGATGATCCACCAACTCTATATATTATTGATGGAATTAACTATGACACCGAAAGCGAAGATGCTAGCAATGGGAGTGGTAAGTCTACTTTAATTGGTGAATCAATCATGTACAATTTGTTTGGCCGAGGCCTAAGAGGATCGAAGCAGAAGGTTAAATTAAATGATATGATTCGAAATGGTACGAGTAAAATGGCAAATAGCGTTGAGTATTTTATTAATTCAAATGATGATGCTGGCGAATTGAAGATTAGCAGAACCAAAGTATCTGATGGTGCTAGCACCACAGAAGTTGAAATAGACGGAAAATCTAAAACAAAAAGAACAAAACGATTATCAGATAAAGATATCAAGATGTTTGTTGATTTTAGTGCAGATACATTTTCTCAAGTTATTGTCTATTATCGCGATAACATCAACCTCCTATCAATGAATTATGGCCAACGTCTCGATTTTTTTAAAAATATGGTTGATCTATCGATAATTGATGAATATTATATAAAGGCCAAGGATTTTATAAACACAAACGATAGATTGTTAGATAGATTGTATTTGAATAGAAAGAACACAAATGAAATAATTAATATAGTAACTGAAAATAAAGACAAATATATAGAATATTTAAATATTAAACTAGAAGAGCTTAAATCTAATCTAACTGCGACCGAGGCTATAAAAACAGAAGATCCTGCAGAATACAAAACACAAATTAGTAATATCAATAAAGAATTAACTGAAATTGATTTAAAAATTTCTGAATGTCAAAATACAATCTCAATTAATAGAAATAATATTGATAAATTGCAAAAAGAGATAAAGAAGTTTAGTTCTTTATCTGGTATACCATGCCCAACTTGCAAACAAATGGTCACAAATGAATATATCACGTCTATAAGTGAAAATTATAATTCGGAAATTGCCGAATTTAAAGGATTAATGTCTGAAGCTCAAACCAATTTAGAATCTTTTTCTGTAAAAAGAAAGTCTTTAAAAAATGAAATAGATAAAATTAACGTTAAAATTAATGAAATTAATTCTGAGATTATTTTGAAAAATGAATCTATAAAGAATCTCAAATTGGAGATTAAGAAAATTCAACTGGATATAGACAAAGCTGACGTAAAGACTGAGAATGTTGATAAATCTAAATATGAGAAGCGTTTAGATGGAATTGAAAAGGCTATACATATACGAGAAACTTGGAAAGATTCAGCTGAATACTGGAATAACCTGTTTGCACCAAAATCATTGTTGAGAAGTGCAATTATCAGAAAATATGTTACGATATTATCAGATATATTTGAATACTATATTTCCAAATTATATAATAACGAGATCCTAGGTAAAATAACAATCGATGATGACGGACAGATTGATATCATTCTATATAAAGATGGGTATGAAACAAATTATTGGCAAATGAGTTCTGGTGAAAGAAAAAGAATTGACATCGCTATGATTTTGTCTCTATATGAATTTACTAGCTATATCAATCCAAATATGCCTAAATTCCTGATACTAGATGAAATTTACGATGCATTAGATTATCCTGGCATAGTGGTTGTAACAGAAACCTTGTTAGATATGCAAAAACGACATGGTATAGATTTATTCATTATAACACACATTCCTTTACCAATGGAAAACATCCCGGAAACAGTATTAGTTAAAAATATTCTTGTAACAAAAAAGGATAAATGCTCGACAGTAAAATATTTGGGGTGAAGTAGTTGAGAATAGATTTATTATTTGATTCATTATTATCTTCTCCAATTTCATATGGTAATACTATAACATTCATCGATATTGATGACACAACATTTAAAACAGGATCTAAAGTTAGTGTTAGAAATGAAGATGATGTTATAATAAAAAGGCTTTCCAGTGAAGAATACAATCATTATAAACTTAAACCTGGTGAACATTTTGATTTCACTGAATTCAGTGATTCGAATATATTCAATAAAACTGCAAAGCCTATACCAAATGTTTTGAGAAGAGTTAATCAGTTTTTAAATGTAATAAAATTGAAGAGAAATAATGATAAGATCATATTTTTAACTGCAAGAACGGATATGGATAATAAAGAACTATTTCTGGAAGCTTTCAGAAAGATAGGTATACCTGTGGATGATAAGAATATTGTTTATATTGAAAGAGCAGGAAACTTGATAGATATGACAACACCTCAAGCAAAGGCTCATATTATAAAGAAGTATCTAAATACTAAAATTTATTCTCAAGCTCGAATGTTAGATGATTCTATTCCAAATTTATCTGAGTTTTTAAGATTGCAAAAGGAGTACCCGGCTGTAAAGTTCATAGCTATAAAAGTAACTGATTCTGGCAATCTTAAAAAAATTAATTAAATATAAGTGAGGAATTTAATATGTCAAATATAATACGACATCTAGATAAAATTTTATTGGAAGCACGCCGAAACCCAGAGAAAAATCCCAAAATATCAATAATAGAATTTTTAAATAAATACACAGATGATCGGAATATGTATGTTACATTCAAATCATTAGAGAAGATTGGAGTAAATCCAACAGCAAAATGGGGACATATGTCACCGGTTGGAGTTTATGCCTACCCTTTAAGTTTTGTTAAAAGAGTACTTGAATGGCTGCAGGATGATCCATCGTATATTATGCCATTTGCTTTTAACAAAAAATATGTCTATGTTATAAAGCAAGTTGATGTTCCAGGTCTTAAGTTTATTGAAGATGGTAGCATGTATGATGATGCCGATTTAGAAAGAGATGTAAAAACTGGGTGAGTATATCAAAAATAAATATGACGATGCCGCCGATCTTTCGGAAGGTTTGGACGATGCTAAAAGACTTAGTGATTCATATTTCAACTGTCTTTATGTTTTTACTAAAGAATTGTCTAGATATATAATAACAAAATATTATGCTGATACACCGGATAATGATAGAGATACTGTAAATTTAGCAACTGTATGGAATACGTTATTTAGAAAAGTATTAGGTTATTCTGGTGTAGCTGATCCTAGAAATAAGCATGTTGCACATGACGATATTGATTATGAAGCAATATTTTTTACAACCAAAGCTCTAGAAGTAGTTGATGCTTTCAATAACGATCTTTCTAGAACAGCAGCTACTTCTGATAAATCAGTAAGAGAACAATGTAAACAATTGATCAAATCTTTTGTTAAAAAATCTATGAAAGAAAAGAAAGATTCTTTTATCATTAATCTTAATGAAGATTCAACATATAAAGTTAAATTTGTAGAAAATGATGAATATGTTATCGGCAGTTATATAAATTGTGCGGTATACGAATTGATAGAAGGAGAATATGAATATCAATTTGTTCTAGGTTCTATTTTTGATATTATACATGTATATTCTGATCCAAGCTCTATAAGTTTTCCTGGACAAGTTAATCGTTTCATGAATCATATGAGAACTACTATATTTCAGAAAAAACTTACAAATGAAAGTTATAATAGTTTATATAACGAATTTATAACAATGCTACCTTATATGTTTATTAAATTAGTTGATAATCATATTAAACTAAATAAATAAATTTGAAAGAAGAAATGATAGATGGAAAATATTATTGGGAATGAACTGAAGCCACTTAAATTCCAAGAGAAAATAATCAAGAAAGTTTTAGATAAGAACGCATTAGTTTCAATGCCCACAAATTCAGGTAAAACTTTAGTTGCATATAATTGGTCAAACGTATTAAATCATGATTTCAGAAAAATAATATTCACTGCTCCAATTAAAGCATTATCTAATGAAAGATATCGCGAGCTTAAAAAGGAAGGCTTAGATGTAGGATTAGTTACCGGAGATGTAAAATGGAATCCTAACGCAGATATTTTATGCATGACTCAAGAGATTTATTCCCAAGGATATTATACACGTTTATGTGATGTTATTCTAGATGAATTTCATTACATCTTTCATAATCATGATCGAGCTCGATGTTATATGGAATCGATCGATAAAACAAATCCAAAATCAAAAATCCTATTGATGTCAGCCACAGTAAAAGATCCAACATCAATAGCAAAATATTTTAATAATCTTACCGGTCGCAAATTTACCGTAGCAGAAACTAATGATAGATTAGTTCCATTAAATTATAATTTTTCTGGTATCCGATTAAAAGATGTCAGAGATGCTATTATATTCTGCTTTTCTAGATCTGCTATCGATAAGATAATATTTGAATTGTGTGAAGTACGCAGAAAAATAGATAGTCATACAATTAAAAAGATTTCAGATTTATCATACGATTGTTATGTTGAATTTATGCCTGAATGGGAGTATGGTATATCTCGATATCATGGTAAATTGCTACCAAAAGAAAAAATGTTTATTGAATACTTATTTCGAAATGGATATATAGATGTAGTAGTTGGAACCGATGCTTTGGCTCTTGGAGTCAATCTTCCGGCTATGTACACGATTATAGCTCAGACGTATAAACCAACAAATAAACATTTAGAACCATCGGAATTTCTGCAACTAGCCGGCAGAGCAGGCAGATTCGGATATCATCCTCAGGGTATTGCTACATGGCTGCAGGACAGTCCAGTTGAAGCTAAAGGTGTTAACACCAAAGCCATGTTCGACTGGTTAGTCACAACTGATCTGGAGCAAGTTGAGATAGAGGTTGAAGTTGATTATAAAGAATTGTTGAACGGTCGACATAAAGAAGAAGAAGCTAATCTAATGCTTAGATATATGTATCCAAGAAGAGAAAAAGAAAAAGGTATGTTTAAGAAATATATGGAGCAGGTTGTAATAGCTGAAGAAATTATACAAAAGTATAGAAAAGATTTTAAAGAATTGTTAACTTCTAATGCTTTCGATTGGATGGATACTTTACTCAAAGAATTCTATCTTCCGGAATGGGATTTTAAAACAAATGTTCAGGTTGCATACACTTCTGCTATGGAAGTATCCGGTACCGGGATGTTGAATTTCAGATCAATTATTGAAGTGTTATTAAATGATGAAATGTGTGAAGGTGAAGTCTTACAAGAGTTATTATTATTAAATAAATGGGCTAAAAATATAAAAGAAAATAACTTAGAATTTTTCACAATTAATTATGATTTAATAATAAATGAAATCAATTCATTAGATCATACAATATTTAATCCAGATTTTAGTTTATAATAACGGTGTACATATAGAAGAAGTTATGGTATAATGCCATAGAGTTAAATAATATTATGTGGGAGGGTTTAGTTAAGTGTCAAAGGGGTTTATTCAGTATGAGCAAGAGGTTGAGGAGTTTGATTTTGAAGTCAGCAATCCAGCAATAACAAGAAAATTTAAAGATCAAGTTGGAGGTGTTGAGCGAGTATCTAAGAAATCTAACAAGGTTCTAAAAAAATTTAAACCGAACAGGGAGAATTAATATGAAGAAGTTTTTAATAATATTAATAGCGCTATTCATTCTATTTTCAAGTCTTCCTGCTTTTTGTTCAGAATCAATCAAAGTTAAAGATTTTTTAGGTAACGTTCATTCCTTATCATACAAAGCTATTGATTTCAATTCTGGAGTACTTTTAGTCGACTATGGACCAATTTATTTCCACTTCAAAGACAAGTTAACTTTCGTCCGGGAACTAGATAAATCTACTTGGTCCAATGCTAAAAATGAAAGTGATCTAGAACTATTATCGACAGAAACTATCATAATTGGTGATTATTTTTACAAGTATGAGTTGCTGAGAGGGATTAATCGAACACATTTGTACATGTATAGAATATTTATCAATGGTGTAGCAGATGACGTTTATTTGCAACTATCAAAGAAAGATGTTATTAATTTAATTCGAATTATGATGAAATAAAAATGGGGAGTTTAACGCTCCCCATAACATTCTATCAATTTATGCAGTTCACCATACTTATCAACAATAATGTCTAGGCATGTTGGCACAGAAGGTTTATTTTTTATATTTAGGTCTATAGCTGACTTAAGTTCAGATAGAGCATCATTAAATAATGATGGATTGGAATATAACCCAATTTCACTCCATAATCGTATCAAGTTATGTCTTCTAACTTGGCATAACTCAATTTTTTTTATTTTATCATTTATCTGGTGTTTTTGCACGGTTCGCTTAAAAACACCCTTCTGTTTTCTAGTGCAATGTAATGAGCCGTTATATTCAATATATAATGGACCTGATTCTGTTTCTATACAGAAATCTATTTCGTAGGGTGGGAAAATCTCTTTTAGGTTGTGTGTGATATAAAGCTCCGGATATTGTAAAGTTAGATATGTATAGATGGTTCTTTCTGTTTGGGATGAAAATTCCCCCTTAGATTCTTCTTCAATGTTACAGGTTTCCAAATTATAATTCTTTTTACATTTTTTGCAACAAAACTTTTTAGAATATTCATATTGCTGGTAAAACTTCTTGAAAGTTAAAGGTTTTCCGCAATAGTAACAGATGGCAGGCTTATGATCATAATTTTTTTCTAGATCTGTCAAAAAATCAAACTGCCTGATGTTCACAGTACCAACTCCGTTTCATATATTGAATTGACAAGGTTCATGTGCTAACATTAATTTTACTACCGATAAGTTATATGTACATTAATAGGAGGTTTATGTATGTCAAAAGAAAGTATTAGATTGGGTAATATATTTTCAGTCTGTTTCAGTGAATTACCAGAAATTGAAGTAAAAGAAATACGAGAAAATGCTTTGGAAGTTATGAACTTGCGTTATTTTATTGATCTTCCAGAAGGTAAAAAGGAAACTAGTTTTAAACAATTATGTCGAAGAGTTTCTAGAACAGTTGCTGCTCAAGACATAAACTATCGTAGTGTTGTTCCAATTCAAAGCGTAGAAAATGCGATTTATAATGACATGATTTCTCATAGGTTTTTATTCAATTCTCCAGCCTTATTTTCATCTGGTGTTGGCATCAGTTCGAATCCGGAATTATCTAAATTCTTATATGAAGACAATCCAACTATTGAAAATTATTTGAAAATTATTCACAATAAAAATAAAAATCAAATGATGTTCGCATGTTTTACAATATCAGTGCCTGATTCAATTGAAGGTATTTTTGATAGCGTAAAGAACGCGGCGGTCATATCAAAATTTGGTGGAGGTGTTGGTGCTAATTTTGGTAATCTTAGAGAAAAGAATGCATTAATTGCCGGAGGTTGTGGGGGCAAAGCTTCTGGTCCAATCTCATTTATGCAGACTTGGAATACCATGGGTTCGGTTGTTGTACAGGGCGGCAAAAGAAGAGCAGCATTAATGGGTATGTTAAATTCCGATCATCCAGATATTGAAGAATTTATTGAATCCAAGACTAAAGATGGAAATTTGAGTTACTTCAATATTTCAGTTGCAATAGATAATAAATTTATGGAAGCCGTTTTTAACGATGGTGAATATGAATTAATTTCTCCAGAAGACAATAGGATTGTAGGTTCAGTAAAAGCAAGAGATTTATGGGATAAGATTTGCACAGCCGCCCATAAACGTGGAGATCCTGGAATATTTTTTATAGATGTTGCAAATAATGACAATTTACTTAAATGTTTACCCGAATATTACATTGAAACAACTAATCCGTGTGTTACAGGAGACACTTTAGTAGCAACACCAGAAGGATATAAATATGCAAAAGATTTGGATATTGGAGATAATATAGTTACTGTTAATGGTGTAGGTAAAATAAAAAATAAAGAAATAAATGAAAATCTTCCAGTGTATAAGGTAACCTTTTCAGATGGTGGTTATGTAAAATGTACAGCTTCACATCAATTTCAAGCTATTAAACTAAAAACAGAAAATTCTAAAAAATATGGTAGTAAAAAATGGTCATTTATTTCTTTAAAAGATTTAGCTATAGGTGATTATATTAGAATAGCTCCTTCTTATATACCAGATAATAAAATAAATACACATGGTATGGATGAATTTGATTTTGGCCTATTATTAGGCATTTTATTAGGTGATGGGATTATAACAGAAAATGCTATTAATAAAAAACATATAAAAATATCTTTGGGTTATGATGAAGAAGATTGGTGTTTATTTATAGAAAAAGTTTTAACTAAATATAATATTAATTATAGTATTTTTAAAGATGGACATGTCATAAGCATTAATATTAATGGAGATAATGTTATTTTAGAAATATTAAAAGATTATAATATAATTGGATATTCTTATGATAAAGAAATACCGCTTGAAATAATTAATTCTAATATAAATATATTAAAAGGCTTAATAGATGGTTATTTTTCTACTGATGGAAATGTTAATTTAAAAACAAATCATCCATCTATTAGATTAACCTCTTGTAACAAAAAATTAGTTGAAAATGTTAGAATTATTTTAAACATGTTTAATATTCAAACTAATTATCATATTGATAAAAGAGAATTTGGTATAATTCAAAGTAGAATGTGTAATGCTAGAGATAAACATACTTTAATAATATCTGGCAATTCTATGTTAACATTTATTAATAATATAAATATGTCAAATATAAATAAAAAAACCAAGCTTAATGAGGCTAGTATTAATTATTCATTAACTGGAAATACATGGAAAGCTAGAATAGTTTCAATAGAAGAAATTGGTACTGATACTGTTTATGATTTTTATGAACCAGAAACTGATACCTGGTTAACTAATGGATATGTTAGTAGAGGATGCGGCGAGCAACCATTACCAAATGAAACTAGTTGCAATTTAGGATCGATTAATCTAGAAGCATTTGTTAAAGACGGAAAGTTTGATTATGATGAATTCCGAAATCAAGTCCTGCGCGCGGTATATTATTTAGATTTAGTTATTGATGCAACTAGCTATCCATTAGACATTATTGAAAAAAGAACAAAATCAATTAGGCCAATCGGTTTAGGTTTAATGGGATTAGCGGATGCATGCATTGAACTTGGTATTAAATACGGATCCGAAGAATTCATACAATTTTGTGATAATATTGGAAAAATATTAGCAAGTGAATCATTAATAGCTTCCGCTGGAATCGCAGACATAAAAGGACCATTTGATTTTTGGTATAAAGTTAAAGAAATGTTAGATGGCTGTATGGATGAATTAGTTTTTCTTGGTGATATAGAATTACCATCTGATATTAAATTCAGTGAATATATAGAAAATAGAGACGATGCTTTACTTTTATATAAAGATTTAGTTAAACAGATGCAGTGTATGATGAGTTGTCCTGAAATTCCAATATCATTTAAGATGGCTCTAAAATCTGCGTATGAAGAATATTCTAGGAATGAAGATGGTAAAGTCCTATTTTCAGCTCTACTTAATTCAATATTCAATGGAAAGGGTTTAAGGAATTCGCGAAGATTATCCATTGCTCCAACCGGAACAATATCATTATTGTTAAATACTAGTTCATCAATTGAACCTAATTTCGCATATGAATGGACTAGAACAGTAACAGTTGGAGTCAATGAAAAGAAAGACCTTAAATACCACCATAAGTTATATACAGTTAAAAACCTTGATGCTGGTTTATTAATTTCCGCGCATGAACTCACACCTATGCAACATGCTGAAGTTGTTAAAGTTTTTGCTCCATACATTGACAGTGCTATATCAAAAACAGTCAATCTACCATCAGATGCTACAGTTAAAGACGTTGAAGAGGTTTATGAATATTGTTATAGAAATAAAATAAAAGGTATAACAATATATCGCGATGGCTCAAGAGATGAACAGCCATTAAAGAAGGAAGATAAAAAGGACATTGCTATTAATGAAGCTAAGAACCTAGAAGTTCCTATTAAAACACCATTTAAACCAGTTGTAGAATCTAGTGTAAAAGAACGCCCAAAGATTATGCATGGAGTTACTACAAAATCAGATAGTCCATACGGTTCAATATATGTAACCGCAAACTTTGATGATTCTGGTAAAATGTTTGAAACATTTATTAGTGCCGGCAAGAGTGGATCCGTATCAAAATCGGTAACCGAAGCTTTTAGTCGTGTCATCAGTTTAGCTTTACGTTCAGGTGTTAAAATTGATGATATTATAAAAACGATTAGCAATATATCTGGATCTGATATTTGGGTTTATGATACTTTAGATGGTCAAGAAGTTATAGTAAAGAGTATTCCGGATGCTTCAGGAAAAATGTTGCAAGATCTAAATGAATATTATAAACATTTAATGGAACATAATTTTTCTTCAAATGAATCAGTAATTGATACAATGATTGAAGAAAAACAACAAATAATTGAATCTTTTGGACATGTCAAAACAACCTGTCCAGAATGCGGGGCTAAAATGATCCCGGCTTCAGGATGTGCCGTTTGTACGGCGTGTGGATTTTCAGACTGCCGATAAATATTGCAAATAAAGGAGGACCTATTATAATGGGAACCAAAACAAAAACAAATTCAAACAAATCGAGTGTTAATAATAAAGCGTTAAAGGAATTAATCGCTCGAGTAGATTCGTTTGAGCAAGCAATGCTCCATACTATTTTAAGATCCGAAGCAATGATCAATGTTCTTTTAAAATCAAATGTGGTCAATGAAGAAGATTTTAAAGAAGAGATTACAAGATTATTTGAAGAATCTCAAGCAGAATTAATGTCTAATAATCAAAAGGTTGTAGATAGACCATTTGTTCCACCTCCAACGGTAGAAGACTAATTGTAAATTAATAAACTGGCAGGAATTCCTGCCAGTTTACTTTTATGGTAACATGTGGTATAATAATGAAAACTGAAAGTATCCCATAGGAGGGACGTATACAATATGAAAAAGATTAATTTTTTACCCACCAAGTTCAAGTACAATCCATATTCAAAAAACATCGAAATGTTTTACCGCACAGAAAATTCACATAAGCTCAATCACACCAATGTTCCATTTGATCATTACATTTTTATTTCACCAGATTATCGCAGATATGGCTGTGTAGATGATACTTACAAGCTGTTAACAACTGATGCTCCGTTGGTCCAGGTCTATATGGAACCGAGAGATGCATATAACCTATATTCAACAACAAAGCACATCACTGGAGAGGCCGATGTATCACCTGAGCAAAGATTTATCTGTGATACCTTCTACGATACAGAATTTCCATCTTCAATTAAACCAAGAATATATTTTCTTGACATTGAAACCTGGGTTAAGGACGGTAAAATGCCAAGCTTTAACCATAATCTATCAGAAATAAATGCTATAACTGTATTTGACAACTATACTGAGATGTATTATTCTTGGTTTCTAGTACCTCCAACAGAAACCGAAGACATGTCAACTCTAGAACAAAATATCTTAAATGAAACTAAAGAATATGGTAATATTTCAATCAAGTTGTTTACTACACCAAAATCTTTATTATCATCATTCATGCAATTTTTGAAAAATAATTGCCCAGACATTATTACTGCTTGGAACTCAAAATTCGACTTACCTTATTTGACAAGAAAAATACATGATTATTTTGATATGGAAGGACTAAAGTTAATATCTCCATTTGATCGATACAGCACAAAAATTAAGCAGGCTCTGGAAACCGGCATCAACCTTGAAATGGATACTTTAATACCTGGTATTGACGTCATTGACCTTATGGCTTTATACAAGAAAAATGCTGAAACTGAAAAGCCATCCTATGCATTAAAATTGATAGCTGAAGATGAATTGGGTGAAACTAAGCTAGTAGCCGAAGATGGCAATAGTGATCCTTCATACATGTATATAAACAACTTCATAAATTTCTGCAAATATAACATCCAGGACGTTAGGTTGCTTACACTTCTGGAAAATAAACTCATGCTTATCAACTTAGCAATCACAATTCGCAATATTGTAAAAACAGATTTTCAAGATATTTTCTTTGAAACTAGAACAATTGACAATATGTTTATTATGGAAGCCGTTAGAAGAAGAAATTCTGGATGGAATTATGTATTACCATCCAAACCAAAATTTATTGCAAAAGAAAAATATCTTGGGGCTTATGTAAAAGCACCTATTCGTGGACTATTTAAATGGGTTGCTGACCTTAAACAACTTGAGGTCCTATATAGTAATATATAGAAAAAAACCTTGTGAAAACGGTGAAACTCCAATTATAATTGGACAATACCGTGCCAAGCCAAATTTAATTATTTGGAAGGTGTAACGACTATCGAAAGCACATCATTTTATGATGGAAGTGAGTAGAGTACACTGTAAGCGATTGACAGTGGAAGTGCAAGGGGACCATAAAAATCTGATCTAGACTTTATGGTTTATGATATAGTCTATTCTTCATGGTAACATGAAGCAGATGTTTTAAATAAAGCATCGGTATATACCTAGCGAGTATATACGAATATAAAGGATTTTTCATCACTATACCCGAGTATAGTTAAGACTTTTAAACTATCAAATGAAACTTTAGTGTGTTCCGTTGAAAATTTTCAATGGATCACCTTATATTCAATTGCTAAAGAGTTTGGTTTAACTGATCTTAAATATGCTTTTGATGAAATATTACCAAAATATCTAGAATATGATTATGATTTGAAGTCTAAATTAGATTCAATGAAAAATGTTAATTTAAAAACCCTAGGTAAAGATTTAAAAATAAATGTTAATTATTTTACATTATATGAAAACAAAAACCATCCTGAAAATTTCAACAGCCTAGATGAATTTACTTCATGGTTGAAAGAAAACAATTATGCTTTCTTACCAAGTGGTGTAGTTGTTGATCAAAATAAAGATGATGCTATTATATCAAAAGTAATTTCTGATATTATGGATTCACGAAAGAAATATAAGAAAATGATGTTGGAATATCTTGAACAAGGAAATATTGCTATGCATGAAGTATATGATGTTTATCAAACCGCGGTCAAATTAATTAACAACTCTGTATATGGTGTAACAGCAAATGAAAGATTCAGATTGTTCAATATTAATATATCCGAAGGTATTACAACAACTGGACAACTTTTAATAAGAACCTGTACACATACAATGAATAAATATCTAAATGAGTTATCCAAGACTGAAAATAAAGATTATGTTATAACAAATGACACCGATTCGATCATATTTACTTTGCAAAATGTTGTAGATTATCCAATTACGACAAGAGATCCTGAGATTCTCAAAGAGATTGCTAATTATTCTAGAATGTGTCAAGATCATGTTAATAATTCAATATATTCAATATGCAAAAATATGTTCTATAAAAATAAAATCAGTAAATCAAACAATTTTTTAACGATAAAAAATGAATGGTTAGCCGATTCTGGAATATTTGTTGCCAAAAAAGCCTACGCGATACATATCGTATTCAAAGAAGGAATTCCATACGAAAAACTTATACCAAAAGGAATTTCTCTAAGAAGATCAAGTACACCTAAAGCTTTAAAGCCGTTCTTAGAAAACGTTTTGAATAGCATATTAGAATTTAAACCTAAGGCTTTTGTTGATCAAATACTAATCGAAGAATGTAGAAAAATAAAAGAAGTATATGAACTTAAAGATGTTGCCTTGCCTATATCTGTCAATGATGTTGATTCATATAAAAACCTGCCTATTCATATCCGAGGAGCAAAGATTTGGAATACTCATTTTGCTCAATCTGATTTTGATAAAATTATAACAGGTAAAGTTAAATATGTATATGTGAAACGATGGAAGGATAATCAACAACTGAATATTGATGGGGAATATGTAATTTCTGTTCCAGATCAATCTAAATATTGGTTGCAAGTTATAGATAAGATTGAAATTGATCATGAAAAAATGAGAGATCGTCTAATCCTAAAACCCGCTTTAGCTTTCTATTCAGCATTGGATTGGTCTTTACCAAGAGAAGTTACATCTAATAATTGTGGTGTTTTCAATACATTTATGACAGCAAAAACATCAACCAAAATAAAATTAATTTAGACACACCAATATAGGAGGAATTTATATGAGTTCAAAGTTTATTGTTAATAGTGATATAGAATTATATTCAACGCATGGTCCTTTGCCGGCATTCAAAATCTTTCAGGCATTTTGCGCCAAGGCTTTGGCTAGAGATTTTAGATTGGCCGGCTTCGGTCCACAAGGTAAGGAAATTTCATCGACAATAAAAAATATTAAAGAAATAACCTGTCCTGTTGGATATTTAATGAAAGTGTCCGGGGTTGGATTTCAAACAGCATCTCTTATTTTCTATCCTGGACAAACATTCTTAGATATATCCGGCAAGGTTGTGACAATTGATAGTGTCCGCCCAGCAGATCTACTAGTCTCATTAAATGGCATGCTAAATGTTGATTTTGTCGGTGAGCTAGAAGTTGTTGATGATATGCAAACATATTACGTAATTGAATTTAACTCTCCGATGGAAACTATTTATGCTAACAATGTTGTTATCTGTCCACTGGAAGTTGGTGAAACTGAGAATTCTTTTTTTACCAAATAAAGGAGATATCGAAAAGAGTTAAAAATTGGATTCATGATAAAATGTCAATAATAAAAATAACAGATCCTAATATTGTTAAGACTAAAAGATTATCTCCAAATTTTATGGCTAGAGAATTTGCATGCAATCACTGCGGTGTTGTTCTAATTGATACTGATCTGATTAATCAATTGGAAAATTTTAGATCTAAAGCAGGAAATACTCCTATGCAAATTACTAGTCCATATCGTTGTCCGTATTGGAATAAACATGAAGGCGGATCTTCTGCTAGTTTACATATGTATGGTAAAGCTGTTGACTTTGAAATGTATGATAGACGTAATGCTGTTGAAATGTTTGATGTAGCTGTTAATGTTTTCAATCGAGTTGGTCTATATCAATCAGGTAAGTTTCCAAATCAAGCCTATATGCATGTTGATCTTGGAAATAGAGGAACATATTGGTTATCCTGGTTAAAATTAGTTGGCAAAACTCCAGATGGTAAACCAATAATGAAAAGAACATACGTTTATTTTAAAGATCTTAAAAACATGCATGCAGCAATGAGAGCAGATAAAGATAGAGATTGGTTTAATATGGTGATATAATGACTTCCCCAGAGATAAATTTCTTAGACATATTTCATAATCAAGAAGATAAAGGTGTTCTGCGTCTAATGACAAATGAGCTTATTCGCTTGTATGGATTTCCATGCCGTCTGAAAAGATGGAATGGGATTCAAACAGCATTAGATCCATTATACCAAGATACTCCTACAAAATTTGACACAGATGAAACATTATATGATGTCATTAATACGCATGTATACGTTGAATATAATCGATTCAACTCAATTCTTCAATCTTATGGATTGTCAATGGAAGTTGATACGACGTTAAATGGTATGATGATTTTGGATGATCATCCAAAAGAAGACGATTTGATTGAAATAAAACTACCATACGATGATAAACTATATAGATTTAAGATTGGTTCTACTGATATTCATCGAGATCTATGTTATTCAGTCGTACTGAACATTTACCATAAAGAGCAGAGAGATGATTAATCATGAATTTTAAACGGTTGATAACAGTATTACAATTCAAGACTAAACAAAATAGTTGTTACTATATAGTAAAAGAAGATTTTGATTTCAAAGAACAGGATTTTAAAATCTATAAAGGCGCAATGTTAATTAATTCAAGTATATCAACGTATGATAGTGATAAACTATTTTTGTCTGTTCTTTATAAGGTTAAACCTATTGGTAGTGCAATAACAATCGCCGATGCTGGCGAAGGCTTAATTCAATTGGAATATAAGGATTTGGCCAGCTTATTGGTAGCAGGTAGAATAGATGCTTATTATGTTGATAAAAATGAACAAGATCAAGAAATATTAGAATTAATAGGAGCACCAACAGAAACTAAATCTATAGCATAATGGAAGAAGGTATATAAATGAAGGTAGAAATTATTAATCATACCCCACTTGAAGTAGCGCTAGAAGCTGGTCTAATTTGTACTGATTCTGAAGATAAGATCGATCAATATAATGCCGAAGAATTTATCGGTAAGTTAGTAAAATCAGGTCATGAGAGTGTTATTGAACATATTTACTATAATATTCGAATTTCTGGTGTAAGTCGAGCTCTTTTGCAAGAATTAGCAAGACATAGACACGCCTCACTGAGTGTTAAATCAACAAGATGGGCTTTAAAGAAGATTGTCAATAAAGATTCTATTATTGAAAAAGTCGAACCTAAACTCGATGAGTATGGGTTTAGTTATGCCCAAATAGATGTTATAGAATCAATAGCCGAAGCATCTGAACAGCTTGAATATTGGATTAAAAAAGCTGTCCAACTTAATATTCCGAATGATATTGTAAAATATTATATTCAAGAATCACTGTGCACTAAACTAATGTTTACCGTCAACGCTCGTGAATTACGTCATATATTACAATTAAGATTAAGTAAACGTGCACTAAAAGAATTCCAAGATCTGTGTAAAGAAATATATAAAGCATTACCTAAAGAACATTTATTTATATACAATGATATTCTAGAAGGTTATGAATTAATCTAATATCAACTGGAAGTGGTTTATTTGAGCGGTTTAGTAGATCGAATATCTAACATCATGCTAGCATCGGTAAATGCTATTGAGGAAAATAGCGCTGTAACTTTTGATGGTAAAGCATATCCAGATAAAGGATGGGCTATATTTACTGCTGGTGGCCCAGGCTCAGGTAAGAGTTGGGTCATAAAGCAGCAATTCCTTATTGATGCCAAAGTTATCGATAGCGATACGATAAAAGAGAATTACATTAAGATTCTTAAACAGAAATTAGCAGATCCAAACATTCCAGCAAAAGTTAAAGCTAAATTAATTGGACCTTTTCGAGGTAAAATACCCGATCTTTCTAAACCAATCGATTCTGAAAGACTACATTTATTCTTGAGAAGAAAACATCTTACAACAAAAACTGTAAAAACCTTTTTGAGATCATCTGCTAAATCGCATCAAAATTTCATAATTGATACAACAGGTAATAATATAGAAGAAGTTTATAGTAATGCTGATATTTTTAAAAAATTAGGTTATAAACTAAGTATTGCATGGATTGTTACAAATGTAGATCTAGCATCTAAAAGAAACATTAGTAGAACTAGGCATGTTAATGAGGAATATCTTCGTTCAACACATGAAAATTTAGCTAGAAATATTCCTGATGGCTTACTCGAAAATCGATTCAAAATGTTTGATGAATTTTGGATTATATTTAATAATGAAGATAAAACTAGAGCTTCCGATTTTAGATCACGCTTTAAAGATACCACTTATAAGTTGGAAAAATCTGGAGACTCATTTATTATTACAAATGATATTGTTAGAAAAATAGCTATTAACCTAGGTAAAGACATCGATTCAGAGAGAGGTAATGCAAAATGCCTGTAGAAAAAGTTTATGATATCATTAAAAAAGATTTGGGTAAAAAAAATAAGGAAAATTCAATGATATCAAGAGTTCCTTCTGAACCAATAATGACAGATGATAAATCTAATGTTTTTAATAAAGCTAAAAGGTTATTTAGTGATAAAAAACAATCATCGAAAGAGCAAAACGAAGAATTTTCTAGACTTTTAGATAGCGCAATAAAATATATTGAATCATCTGAAGATAAAGAAAAACACACTGATAAATTGGAAGAGCTCAATAAGGCTAATTCTAAATTTAACATGCTAATGAGTTTGATGAAAAAGGGGGCATTACCTTCTGCAGATGATAAGAAAAAGATTGAAGAAATTTCTAAAGAAATTTCCGGAGAATCCAGTAAAATAGTAAAAACAGTATCTGATCTTAAAAAGATGATAAATGATGAATTGTCTAACATTAAAACAAAACATAATGAATTAATATCAAGTAAAGATATACAACGTTTTCATACTGCCAGTGAATACTTAAAAGTTAATGATCAAGAATTAGTATCATTGATAAAACATGTTAGTGGTAGATATGGAACTATGGCTGATTTAGATTTAGAAGCTATAAAAACAACACTAAATGTTGCTTGGAATGACTTGTCTTCAGTTAATAATAAACTTATAACTCAGATTGCTGCTTTAGCGCCAAAAGGTTATGGCCAGGGAGAATTTTTTATTGAATTTGTTTTTGATGATGCTAAGACCGCCGGCGGTAGTGTATCTTACGATATATCAGCAGGTTCTAAACATTATGAAGTCAAATGCTATCCTAATATAAATTCAGTTATACGTCTGGGAGTAGAAGGTACATTAACAGGATTTGAAGCTTATCATAAACTAGCTAAAGTTTACAATAATATAAAACAATTGTTAGTTCTATTTGAAGATTCTCTAGAATCTCCAGCATATTTAACATTTGAAAATATGTGTGTATCATCTAAAGATAAGTTACCGGAAGAATATAAAGATAAAAATTTGTTAAGCATTCTAAAACAGTTATTTTCTAGTAGAACAGATAAAGATGATTCTGTAACATTGTCTGATAAATTAAATTCAGGAGAATTTAGTGCTAGCAACATTGAAGCTACTCAAGAAGTATTTGATATATTCGAATTATTAGTAAATAGTATATATGATAATTCGTTTGAATATGTTAAACTAATGAAACAGAATCAGATTTTTCCTGTTAAGAAAACGGAATCTGGAGAGTTGGCTATCGATATTAATAAAGATGGTAGCGCTACAATTCAAACAAATCCACCTATCGATAAAAGTACTGAGTCTAAAGTCATTGAAGCAATTAATGCATTAAGAGTTGCTTTACTTGAAGCAAAAAATTCAGCTGGTGGTCAAAAATTCTTAGAGTATTTCAGAAATTCAATATCTAGTCAAATTGATAAGGATTTTGAACAACACCCAATGATATTAATGAATTCAAATATAACAGGACAATCTAAAGATGAGTTGCAGTCGGATATTGTTGATGAAAACTCTAAAGCCCCTAAGGCGTCAAAAAATTCAGATATGATATGTTTTGGAGTTTATACTAAGTTTGAATTCAAGACAATATCGCAAAAAGGTGTTAAAGTTAGTGTTGTAGAATAAAATATAAATTGATGGTAGATTATATTTAATGGTTGGTGTATTTTATGAAAGATGATTGTGAATACAAAATTAATGTCTAAGAAAACCAAAAAGCAGTAAGTTAATAGATAACAGCCGGAAAATATATCCGGAAAATTTATGGGAGTGTGATATCACATGAAGTATGGTATAGATCTATACGAAATGGTTTTTCCGAAGTATGCAAAGTTGCAGTTCAAGATCAATCGTGCAGGAAATCTAACAGTCGTAGCTTCTCCGTCATTGACACCAGGTCAGTTACCAGAAGGAGTGAAAGGTGGACAAGTCCCAAAAGGGACACGAGTATTTGATTATGATCAGCAAATTGTTGTTTCATTAATTTTTGCAGACTGTTTAAAGCTAATTTCATTTGCAAAGAACAAAGATATTAAAGATGCAGTTGAAATATTTAGAAATAGTGCACAGTATAACAAAAGAGTAAATATGTTATGGAATCCGCAAGATAATGATCCACTTAAAGTAAAGTTTGCTTCAATCTATTTCCAATCAACAGATTCAACAGGTAAGGAAATTAAGTTTAAGTTACCATTATCAGTTGCAAGTGTTGAAGAATTAGCAGAAATTGTTCAGTCGTATGTAACTAGTTTCTCAATGGTTAAGCTGTTTTGTCAGTCCAGTCTGCAAGAGGAAGAATCAGAGAGTAAAGGAGAAGCTCAGGACGCATAAAAGGGAGTGGTAGGAAAGTTGATTGTCGATATAACGGAAATACCTAACCTAATACGAGGTTCAAGCAGTTAACTATAATTTAAGTGTAGCGTTTGATTAAGGATTTTGAATTTCCTTTCAAGCTAAAGGGAGCCTAAAAGCTCCCTTTAATTTTGTCCTATGATGGTCCAGATCAGTCTGGTCACTATAGTTATTATTATGGATATAGATCTACAGGTACATATAAAACTATATAAAAATCAGCTATAAATGATTAAAAACCATTAAAAAATTGGCCATTTACAAAACCTTTTGAATATGTTATAATATGCACATACAATACTTGAGGAAAGAAGTGAAGTGATTTATGGACTCGTCTGGTTCGTCGTTGGCAATTAAGGTAGGGCATAAGTTTAAGGGCTCGATGCCGGCAATCTTAGAGGAAGTTCTTAAGATGGGATTGCTGTACAATAAGCTTAATGCACGACAGTTTCCAGGTGGACTTCGGTGTGTCGCGTTTGCATTTGACGGCTCTAGGTTGATTGGTTTTGGTGAAAATAAGCCGAAAACACATACTTTTACGAAGAAGCTTTATCATGATAAGCTGCTTATGACTATTCATGCAGAGGCTGATCTTTTAATGAAGTTGCTTAAGAGTGATTCGGTTGAAGATGTGACTGATATTGTTGTCATACGTGGAACCAAGCAGCCCCTGAATTCTCATCCATGCTCGATCTGCACAGGATTGTTCAAGATGCATTTTAATAAGGTGCGTTTGTGGTGGTATGATTCGGACATTAAAAAGTGGAAGGTGGAGTTAATTTAATGGAAAATTTATTTAATTTGGATATTGCAATTACGGCTAAAAGTTTATTTGATATCGCTCTTGGTGGTTTTATTATATCAAGTGGACTATCTTTCTTTATTGGTAAAGAATGGTTGCGGGCCAGCTCTCTGGTATACCTGATCTTTATGTTTCAAATCTTATTGTTTGCGTGGGTCGGAAAATGATTTATACATCATATTACGATAATCCAAAATTAACCGAGTTGATTAAAAAATATCAGCTATATCCTCATATTATCTCTAATTCATTTCGTTATGTAAAGAATACGATATTGAACGAGGATAATATCTACCATCCCCTTGTTCCGCCATGGTTTTTGGTAAGAGCGTATAAGGGTGGATCAATCAGTGCTAGACAATATTCAGAAGTATATAAGGAAAAAATTTTAGATAGTCTAGATTGGGCAGATCTAGTAAATGATTTAGAGCAGACGGTTCTATTGTGTTGGTGCAAGCCTAATGAATTTTGTCATCGGCACCTCGTCCGAGAATACCTGAATAAAAATGGATTAATTTGCCTAGAATTGGAGGATAAATAATCACATGAAAAGAAAAATCAATTTATATACTATTAATATGAATGGTAAAGTTTCTTGGATGCATTCTGGTACTCGTAGTGAATGCGAGAAATATGCCATTGGAAGATGGGGACATATTCCAGGATTTGTGATTTTTACATCGATTGATGATCCGGATAAAGTCCACAGAAAATATTGTTGAAATTAAAGGAGAAATCGCGATGTTTGATGAAATTAAGGAAGTAAATTATACTGGATATAAAGAGGTTGGGAGGACTAAGTTTCTATCGTACCATGACGAAAAATTCAAGATCGAAACTGTGCAGCATATTAGTGGTTGTCCTGCATATTACACAGTAAGTCTAGATTATTGGCTGTATGGACAAGGTTGGCTAAATATTATTAGTTATGCTACATATCACAGTAAAGATATTGATATTGATAAACTAATGGAAATTGCGTATATGTTCATTCCTGGATATACCAAGCCAATTAAAGGTAAAGAAGATTAAAGGAATTATAATGCTTAAAATATATAAAGTAAAAGACAATAAAGATCGATTTTGGACAGGTAGATATAAGAAGGTAGATGAAAAGGGAAAAGCTTGGTGTTATCTAGAAGATGTGACAATTGCACTAAGTCGAATAAAGAATATTCCGAAAGATTGGAAGGTTATTGAGTTTGAAATACTGCCTGTAGACTATAAAGAATATGATATTCCGGAATTCATAATTGAGGAAGATAAAAATGAAAAAGACATGTGAAGGCTGTAAAGCATTGGAAATGATACAATATGATAAAAGGTGTCTATTAGGTTTTAAATTTGATGAAAAAACATTTAAGCCTTTAGAAGAATGTCCTAAACCAATGACAATAAAGAAATTTGTTGAACTGAACAAGTATAAACATGAAAAAAGAGAGAGCAATTAAGCTCTCTCTTTTTATTTCATTTAAATATTTAATCCCCTGGTGTTATAACAAAGAACCCAGTTGTGTTTGGAGTACCATCTTCATTTACAACTGCTGATGGATTTCCTTCTAATGCAATATCTGCAGCACTTTGATGAAGAACTGCTTGAGGAGCCATCATTAAAATTCTTTCATGTTGAGAAATTGTCTGTTTTCCAAATACTTGATCTCCAAATAATGTCCAGTTTGCTAACGGCCATTCTTGAATATTACCGACGTAGAAACCGGTTACCATTGCATTTGTTCCATCAGATGTAATTGATCTTGGAGCATAGACTGCAGGCCCAGTAGCACCGGCGCTAGTAACTCCAGTTAACATGCCGTTATCCCATGCTAAGCTCTTCATAACATAATCCGCTAAAGCTGCTGGCGCCGTTGCACTCGCGCCACCACTTGCAACATTAAATTTAACAATTCTTGAGTTGCAGCTATCTGCAACTAAAGTATAGTCTGGAGTTGAATCAACAAATAGAATTCCTAGAGGCATATATAAGTTGCCAACGTCATGACCAAATGAACCATATTCTGCAGTATAAGTTAGACTATTCCAAAATACTCCGGGAGTTAGAATTTGCACTCTGTTGTTTCCAGAATCAACTACATGTAATTTGTAGTTAACAGAATCAACCGCTAGTCCTGCTGGGAATTTGAATTCACCATCACCATCACCGTTAGAACCAAACTGACCTTTATATGCTCCAGTGATGTCAAATATTTGAACACGATGGTTGAATGTGTCGGCTACAAAAACTCTGTCGCCACCATAATGCGTGTATGCTGCTGTAATGTCAGCAGATCCGTCAACTTCACTGTCTGGAGGAGTTTCACCGAAATCTAAGGTCCATCTACCGGTTACGTAATCGATTGTTCCAGTAATTGTACCACCGTCAGATAGTGTTCCAGTTAAACCGTCTTCACCTTCAGTATCAGTGATGCTAACTGCACTTCCGTCAACATTACATGAAATTGTTAAAGAACCTGGGTTAATGTTGACATTGTCAAGAATACCAGAAAATTCAGATTCTAGACCGGTGACATCTTGTGTTGCTACAACTTCATCAGTTACTTGAGTATCAGTATCATACTGATATGTACATGTGATATTTTCATCAATGTCCGGAGCAGTTTCAAAAACTAGAGTCCAAGCACCAGTTACATAATCTAGTGTACCAGTAACATCTGTGCCGCTAAGAGCACCTAAACCATCGTCTGTAATTGAAACTGAAGCTCCACCCACTGTTGCAGTAAAAGTAACTGAGCTTTCAACAACTGGGGTGTGTAGAAGTGTTCCTTCAAACTCAGTTTCAACACCTTCAACTGTTTGAGTTGCAATAACTTCTCCAGATTCTACTTGTCCACCTTCTTGTATAATAGCAATTCCAGGGAAGGCATATGAATTTTCGCTGAAATTAAATTGTCCATTACCCGTACCCTTTGAACCAATAACAGCAAGATAATCTGCGTCTGGATCAAAACCTTCTGTTGCTAAATCTGTGGGCGCGAATATTTTAACATTGCTGTTACCATAATCCGTAACCCATAATCTTCCTAATCTATCTAATGCACCACATACTGGTTGAAACATTTTTCAATCACCTCTTAAGAGATTTTTCTACTATTAATTTTATTTTTATTTGTATATAAATTTTAATGATATTACTAGCAATATAGAAGTTGCTACAGATAACATTATTAGAATATAACCACAACATGTTAAACTCATACCTCTACCCTCATGCCGCCGGGATAATTGTTGAGGAGATTGGTGTAGTGGTACAGGGCGGAGATGTTGCCCGATGCGTCCATCATGGCGTAGCCCAAGTTAATCCAGTAGACCTCGGTGTCAGACCGGTCTTTGACCTTGTTCATGGAGCGGTAGTACTTGACGGTTGGACGCTCGTAAATGGCGTTTATGTTGTATATAAACCCACCCGACCCACTGCATCCAGCCCAAAGCCCAAACCGGCTATAAGCGTTGATCCCTGCTTCTGAGTTGATCGGCACACCAAAGAGACTAGTTGAAGTTGAAGACGGGGGAAGCAAGTCAACCCACTGGTAGCCGTCCCACCCTGCCAATCGATAGACGTCGGTACGACTAATCCAGTTGTAACCGGTTACTAGAGATATCGAGATGGGGCATGGCGGATCGAGCATCAACCAACCTGATACACCGTCGGCAAACGTAAAGTCTGTTCCGGTATTTCCGTCCGCAGCTTTCCACGGATAGTCTGTCCCATTTACCGGCCCCGACGCCTGAATAGTCCAACCGTCTTTGGTCGCCACCAAATTTGTTCCACCGCGACCTGTTGCGAAATTTGGAAGCACATTTTGCCCGTATCCAAGGTTAACATCGAGGACGTCGTTCGTGGTGAGCACCAGTTCATCATTGATGACCTTCGCCACGATCTGCACGTGGCAGTTGGCCTTCGCTGAAAGGTCGATATTGCTCGGCGCAGCCGCCAGCCGTTTCACGACTTGCGCGGGGCGGTCGAGGTCATCCCAGCCGTTGGCGAAGGCCAGCACCAGCGGGTCGTCGGAGCTGACGTTGAACTTCACCTTGGAGTTGTCGTAGATCTCCAGGAGCTTCGGCGAGTAGGATGTTTTGTCCCAAGCGCAATTCAATACCCCATTCAGAATATTTAAAGTTTCTTTACTTTCTGAACTAGTACCACTGTTACCAGCAGTACCTATTGGTTGAACTAAAGAATATCGACTGGGTATAAACCCTCTTTTGTGTTTAGGCATTTGTATTCATCTCACTTAGTATACTATTGGAGACAGCATTTCAGAAACAATTATACTTAGTGTAGCTTCTTCTGTTGCAGTTAGAATTATTTTTGGTGCTACATGCCAGTAGATTGTCTGATCAAATGCATCATCAGCTGTAAGTGTTACTGCATTATTGTCATCATCATTAAATTGAAGTGTAACCGTTCCAGCTGTAACTAAAATACTCAGGTGATACATTGGTGACAGTATTGGTACTGGAATTGAAACTTCTAGCGGAGTTTCAACTAATACAGTATCACTTTCATTAACGTATAGTAAAGGGTCAACAATCGGTTCTGGATCGGTTACTGTTAAACCAAGAGCAGCTGGCACATATCCGTTAATTGCTTTAGTTTCTCCAGCACCCCATATCCAATTGTAAAAAGATATAGTTGATTCTGTTTCATTTTTGTATGTTGGCATATTTTACGTCTCCCTGTTCCAAATAAAATATAATTGCAGTATTAATTTTTATATTTAGATTCTATTTATATCTATATAATTGTTATCTATTTACCCCACATATATTCCATTTCTTCCAATATTTTCTATATTGAGATGGTTTTAGTTTGGCTAACAATATATTGATATTACTTAAAATCATTTCGGTTTACCTGCCTGTTTATATGAAGTTTCTAGATCTTTATTCATGTATTTTTCAAAATTCTTAAAATGCTCTTTTACCTGATCGGATCCCGGAAACGCTATTAAATGTTCTAAATCTTCCGGTTTATTGGCTTTATTTTCATATTCTTTGAATTGTTTTGGATTAATAATGACTTTATATGTCTTGTCAAACTTTTTAGAATATATATCTCCTATAGCCCATTCACCATTATGCCAGTCTTTTCCAATCCAGGATCCTCCTAACCATACGCCGTCTTCCCAAGTTCCATGAAAATTACCATCTAACCAGATACCATTTTTCCAAACAGCATCTTCAAGGAGTGTACCTTCTCGCCAAAATCCATCAACCCATGTTCCGGATACCATATATAACATTTTTCTATGAGTCCATGGATTTTCTCTAAGTTCAACTATTGCATTTTCTACATATGCATTAGTATACCAGGTGAATAATTGAATTATTTCTCTAATTGTACGATCATCAGCAATTATTGTTTTCTTAAGTTCATTTACATATTCATCATCATATTTTAAAATTTCGACGTCATGATTATCGCGATATAATTTTTTATTAAATTTGAACAAACCTAATTTCCTGCCTTGTATTTTTTCTACCCAATTTTTAACAGCTTTGCTGAAAGGTTCTAGTCCATTTTTTCGATCTGAGTAAATTACCGGTTCTGGTACAAGGAGCACATCTGATTTATCATAATAGTTATAGTAGGGTTTTATGGCAATTCGTGCATAAGGATGGTTAATATTTTTATCATTTTCATCTATCAGATATGCCACCAAGGTGCCCTCAGTGATGTCGAAATAAACATATTCGTGCCATGCACCACCCTCTGGTTTCTTCTTATCTCCAGGTAATGTCATACAGCTTTGCCAGCGTCTATCTGTACTCATACCCGCTATATCATAAGGATGTCTTGATATGCAAATCAAATAGTTACCAGTTTTAAGCCCCTTTTGTCTAGACATAAATTCTTTTCTGCTGTCTTGTACCATTTGCAGAAATTTTTCATCTGTAATATTGTTGTTCTGAACAAATTTATCTAAATCGTCTAATATTTTGCCTATTTTAACTTTTCTTGTATTTAAGTCTTTTGGAGTTAATTCCCTATCTCTTGCTTTTGTAAATAGAGCATATGATTTATCATACATTATTGCTCGATAACCAGGAGAACCTACATCTTTTAATGTAACTTTTACTAGATCACCGTTAGCTAGCCACATTTTTCTATAACCCTCTGGAAAATCGTCTGGAGTTAACTTGACCTCATAAGCATAGCCAGCCATATATTCAGAGTCTGTACTGAAATAAAGTTTTGTATAACCAAATTTTTTCCATGCTTGCGCTATCGTCCACGTTAGAAATGTTATTCGAGATTGTGTATTAGGTTCATCATTTTCAAGATCTTCTGTAGGTACATAATTAATATCAACTGGAAAATATAGACGGTGTCTATTGCCAAATATCTCATCGTAACGGTGTCGAAATTTTTCATTCCACATCTTCCAATATTGACGATATTGAGATGGTTTTAATTTTGCTAGCAATACATTGATTTCATCAATAATCATGTTTCACCATTCTTTCTAGTTTCCATGTGTATATATTCTAATAATCTTGCTTAATCTTTGATTAGGATGGGGATCCATTGGAATAGAAGGATTGGGTGAATACTGGTCTGCTATTAGTAGCATCAAACACGGTACATCCGTCCAAACTTCATGTCCACCTTTTATTTCCCATAACTTATCTGGTAAATCGTTTATTGCAGTAACTGTAATCCCATTTTTATTCGGATTCAACATGGTGTCAAAAACTGAAATGACACTCCCAGATGCCTTGACATCTTTGATAAATTTAATATCAAAATCACACATTCTATGTGCTACATGTTTTTCAAACATAGACAATTTTTCATATTTTACCCCTGGAGTATTCCATTTATCATACGCAGCTACAACATCATCTAATTTTTTTGAGTTTGTTATGAAACTAGACAATTCATTCAAGAATTGAATTGTTACAGTCGAATCATAACCAGAAAAATACTCTTCTGAATCTTCTAAATCTCCACGTAGGGTTTCATATTTATTTGTTGATTCAGAATCAAACATCTTAAGTTTGCTTACTAAATCACTTATGCCTACGTTAAACATATCTAAACTCATATTTAAGGTTTTATTAAAAGATTCCCATATATCTTTTTCTGGACATATTCCCAATTTAGCGCCATTTTCCGGAAGAACTAAATAATTATTACCATATCCTGAAGTATAACAACCGGCCAATCCAGAACTATTAGAACAAATAAAAGACTGACTTCTCTTAGGAAATTCTTTCCATGCCGGCAATATATCAGACATTAGTCTAGTGTAAACATTATTGACATTTTGAGAAATTCTATTACCTGGTGTCATAATAGATATATCTCCATAATTGCTACCCATTTTTGTACCACGCCATATTTCTACATTTTCTTTGATATATTTGTGCCAAGCTGAACTGAATTGTCCTTGCAATAAACTGTTAATTTCTGATTGTGATTCTATATGCTTATACTGTATATGATTTCCAGTTCCAGGTTTTACTCTTGCAAGTATAGAATTAATATGATTTAATATCATCAAATAGACCTCATTTTGTGTTTAATATTTCATTTATATCAGGCATCATAAGAATTGGTATTAATAGACACTGGGCTTCAGTCCATACTTCACGATCTTCTGTTTCACTGTTAAGTCTATAAGCTTCAATGCTTTTCAGCATAAATCGATTATTATCTGGATCTAATAAATCATTAAAAAATTCAATTAAAGGGCAATTTCTATTTTCGATTAGTTGCATTATATCCATTTCTATAGCTGAATAATCATGATCTTCAGCAAATTCTTCAAAATCTAGATTTTCTAATTCAACATCAAGGTCATTCAGATATTGAATTATTGTAGCATCATCTGCTTTATTAAATAAATCGATAATATTATGAGATAGTTTCCAACCAAAAGCCCAATCAAATAAATCAAGCATTACATCATTTAAATATGTTAATTGATGTATATCAGAAAAAGATTGCCATATATCATCTGTAGGACATATACCAATTAAACTTTTATTTTCTGGTAAAACTACACAAACTGAGGTACCAAAACCGCATGCGGTATATGGACTAGATGTGCATATTATACTACGTTCACGTTTTGGATAATTGCTCCAAGAATCTAATATTCCAGAAAAAAGTCTTGTATAAAAATTGTTTGTGTTAACAGATGTACGAGTTCCAGGAGTAACAAATATTGGTTTTCCATAATTAGTCATTCCTCGATATATGCCATAACCTGATAGGTATTTTTCATATGCAACAGAGAATCTTGTTTTTATTAGTTTAACTGTTAATTTTTCAGTTAAACCTTCATACACTGATTTCTGTATAACGTCGGATAATATAATATGTATGTTATCTAATATCATTAAATAGACCTCATTTAGCTCATAATTATATACGTAGTTAATTTTAGTATCGAACATAAAAAAAGAGAGGAGATTCGTCTCCTCTCTTTAACTTATAACTTAATTAATTACTAGTTATTCTTATAGACCAGTTACGTTAAGAACAGCGTAGTAATCTGGACGTACTACTCCCATCCAGTAACGGCTACGAGCCATAACGGAAGGTTGACCTTCAGAGTAGTAAATTGGGTGTAGCTGAACAGGTACGTAAGGAGCGTAAATAGCGCCAGTTTCCTCTGGTTTAGATCCCTTGAAGCCCATTAGAATCTTACCATCTTCACATAGAGGAGAAACGTATACGTTATATTGTCCTGCAAGAGTTCCTGCTCTTACTGTTCCAACTTCCATTGGACCTTCAGTTGGATTACCACTGCCAGCATATTGCATCATTGATTGGAATACGGTAGCTGTGGTTGGGCTGCAAACTAGGAAGGATGCGCCGGCAACGTGAGTCTTTTGGAAAATTGTGTTAGATAGCTTATTGATCTTTGGCATAATAGTTTCATACCAAGCGGGTAGACCACGAGTCCATGTCATAGGTAGTGTTGCATCCCATGTGCTGGATTCTGTTGCTTTGTTGAATAGCATTCCAATTGTTTCGCCATCGATTTCAGTAAGAATTGTGGTTGTTAGATAATCTACCATCTTATCTTCAAAATTTTCGCCAAATTCGTTCTTATAGTCTTCCATAAGTTCGAAGCTATAAGTTGCACCTAGTTTACGTGTCTTAGCTTCTACAGCAAACTTGGTGATGTCGAATTTCATTGTGTTATAGTTTTTACCTGTGCCAAAAGGAATATTCTTTTGAATATCTTCTTTATAGCTGAAACGAAGAGCAGTTGTTGGTTCAACTGAGAAGTTTAGAACCCAAACTCCAGTCTTCATGTTAACGATGCCTGCAACTCCGATTGCGCCTAGTTGATGTACAACTCCACCCTTGTCAACTTCAGCAATCTTTGTGGTTGATGCAAATGTTGATGCTGTGTCTCCAGCTTCGATGAACAGTGTACCTTCAGATGGTGTCTTGGTTAGAGTACCGTTGAAGTTAACGTTTGCATCGGCGCCGGCGTCAGCTAGAATAACATCATTAACCGCTGTTTGCGCTGTGGAATACAATGTGTCACCATTGCTCCATGGATAGATGTTGCCTTCTCCAAAAGCGCTACCAGTTGTTACAGGGTTACCATCTAGACCTTCAAGATATGCATCCAAGAAACGGATCCACGTCATAATCTATAATTTTCATTATAGGACGGACTATATCTTCAGATAACCAGATTCTTTTTAATTAAATATTTCAGCGATTTAATATTTGTTTTATATATGAAACCAATTCATTTTTTGGCTTATACATAACTAAACTATAATTATAACCAGCTTTTTTAGTGTAATATTCTTTACACTCTTGAACATGTTCTTCAATGAAATTATAACCTTTAAATTCTATTACCAAATTGTAGTCTTTAAGATAAAAATCTGGAACATATATGTGTTGTTCGTTTTCAAATACATATAATATTCTTAGGGATTCATACTCCCAGTTTATTTTAAGTTCTTCTAGAGTTTCAGCTATCCAAATTTCCGGAACTGATCTGAACTTATATTCAATACCACCGATATATTTACTAATTTTGTGTCCACCGAATCTTCTGATTTTAAAAATGCTGTTTTTTAATATAGCTAATTTGGTTTCAGGGTCCATATTTCTATAATAATTTCTCAGCGATTCTGCTATTTTTTTATATTTTTTATTTTTGTTTTCAATATTATTATTATATTCAATCAATGTTTTACAACATTTTTCTGCTATCTTTTTTCTTTTTTCTTCTGAACAATTATTCCATGCTTTTTTTCTTCCAGCACCAACATTTTCATACCTACACTTTAAATATTCTTTATTGGAATTACTATGTATTTTTTCCATTTGATTTTTATTAGCTTCTGAACGCAATCTACTGTATTCTTCTGAACATGTATTATTTTCAGGATATAGTGTTTTAAATTCTGCTGTCGTAATTCCATGAGATTTAAGGTGCATATTGTTTATATGTTTAAAATGTTTATGACATATTGGACACTCTAGCATATTATATTCCCCCAAATTCTTATCAGTATATACAGTAAGATAAACTTTTGGGGTAAATTTATCAAGTCCGGCCAGACCTGTCCTGCATATACAATAGGCGTTTTCAAATCTATTGCATCGCTAAAATATTTAATTGTCAAGATTCTTTGTTGTTATCTGTCGGGCACTAGTGAGATATTATTGTCTGCATTGACTCAATCTCTAGTCTCTGAACCTTCTCCATACTTATTATGCTTTCAGGAGCTTGGCTGCTGATTACCCATTGCTTAATCTCTTAATTTTTCAAACCGTCAAGCTTGTCATTTCTAACTACTTTGTGGTATTAAGAGCTTTAGGGACTTCCAGCAATTCACCCGATTTTACACGAGCTAGATTAATAACCCGTTGGTCCTTGTAGAGGTTGTGTGGAAATGATTTGGTTAGCAATAAGTTTTGGAAAGCACTTTATCTAAAATTTTCATTTTAGAGTGGACTATATCATTAACTAGAATTAATTCAATTAAATAGAGAGATTTTTAAAAATTTTATCTAATTTTGTAATTAGATTTTTTTGTTTATCATACCATATTATTAAATAATTATAACCTTGTTCTATAGCATTTTCTTGTTTATATAAAGTTTCTTTAATAACTTCTTCTTCTGAAACGTTTAATTTAAATGTACTTTTACATTCTAAAATAAGATTTAAATCTGGTATATAAAAATCAATTAAATGTTCTTTATTGTTTTTTAAATGTATAATAAATGGTTCATATAAATAATTAATATTTTTTTCGTTTAAATATTCTGCTAAAAAAACTTCAAATTTAGATCTAAAAAGAATACCGTCATATTCATAACATTTTTTAGAAGAAAAATTATTTTTAATTCTTTTCATTTTTTCTTCAGATGTTAAATTGCTCCACCATTTTTTATTATTAAAATTTTCAAATTTATTTTTTCTTTCTTCATCTGTCATATTATTCCATAAAGATTTTCCACCTTTTTGACATATCAATTTCATTTTTTCTGGTTCTTTTTTAAATAATTTTTTACGAGAAATACTTCTATTTTTATTATTTTTGTTATATCTATCCGGAGATTCTATTTTAATTTTTTGAATACCTTTGCTTATACCTTCTGATAATTTCTTTTTGTATTCTTTTTGAAATTTTTCATCTGAATTGTTATATTTTTTCCACCAAATATCTTTACGTAATTTTCCAATTCTACTTAATTCTTCTTTAGATTTTTTACTTAAATATGTTTTAGCAGCTTTAGAATAATTTTGTCTTGATTTTTCACAAATTAATTTTACATTAGGATATTTTATAATATATTCATTTTTTGTTATATCATGAATTTTTAAATGTTGTTTAGTAATTCTTTTTAATCTCTTATTACATATTTGACAAACAACAAAATCATGATTTTCTTTTTCTTCCATAATTTTCTCTCACTTTCATTAAATATTTTTAGTTAGCTAGAAGTGAGAGTATTCTAGCAAATACTGGCCAGTATCTGTCCTAAAAATATTATTTTTTATTTTTAATGTTTATCTCTCTCTATTTAATTGACAAGGTGCCTTTTTTAATTCTAGTTATTCGGCGCTTATGAGATATTATTGTCTGCATTGACTCAATCTCTAGTCTCTGAACCTTCTCCATACTTCTTATGCTTTCAGGAGCTTGGCTGCTGATTACCTAATCTTAAGATTTTTTAAACTTTCACGCTTACCATTTCTAGTTACGTTGTAGTATCTTAAGCTCTAAAGGCTTCCAGCAATTCACCGAATTTGCAACTGTAACTTACGCTACAGTGGTCCCTAAATTGAGACGGCGAACCAATGGTAGTACGATTTTTGGTAAATAAACCATGTTTTGCATGGTTGTATCAGCTAAAAGAGCCTGACGAGTATTTGCTAAAACGACCTTAAGGTTATTGCGAATGCCAGGGTTTTTTACATTAGCTAGAAGCTTGCCCTCAACCTTAGGCCATACTTTTGCGCTCAATAGCGCGGTATAGTCCTTATGCATTAATTAATACACTCCTTATAATATTTAAAATTAAATTATTCTTCTTCAATTCCTGCGATGCGCAGAATCTCTGCACTCATTTCCTCTATACCATCATGTCTACTAGCTAAAATCGTTGAATTATTCTTCCATCCTGTACGGTTAAGAACATTAACCGGTTTTACAACATTTTTAATTTCTTTTTTAGTAACATTATTTTGTGATTTATTTGAAACAACAGCTTTAGTTTGCTCTGTTTTTTCCTTATTTGCGTTAGCAAGTATAGCCTTGTTTATTTTGTCTGTTTTTTCAATGGCAGCAATGATAGTTTCTGGCTTATTAGCTTCTACAACCTTTGAAATAATAATTCGATAATGATTTAGTGCTTTATTTGCAGTATCAGCATCGATTTTATTTTCAGTCAAACTCTTTTTAACATCTTCAATCCCAGAAGAAAGAATACCATAAACCTTCTTATATTGGTTATCCATTTTCTTTGCGATTAAATATTTCAAGCTGACTCTCTTAAGCTCTTTCATTTTGCTAGCAATAATAGCATCTTTTTCTTTAGTTTTATCAATTAATTCTTTAACTGTTCCAGCAACTAGTTTTTCTTTAACCATACCTAAAGCCAATTCTTTTGCTAGCAATCCATGTTCAAAAACTTCATTGATTTTATCTTTATATCTTCTACGTAAGGATGACATTGTTACGTTTGGATGAATTAGATCGGATTCTTCATCTTCCTCATCTTCTTCATCTTCCTCTTCATTTTCCTCTACTTCTTCCTCTTCATTTTCCTCTACTTCTTCCTCTTCATCTGTTATTTCATCTTCAGCAGCAACTGAATCTTCATCTAGAACTAATTCATTAAAAAAATCTTCAACTAATCCTAGGATTGCTGGTAAATCTGCTGAATCAACAGATTCTGTCTTTTCTTTGTCATCCTTTTTGATTGTTACGTCATATTTATCGCCGTTTGAATTAATTGTAATTTCTAATCCAAGAAAATTGTAATTAGGCTCTTCTTTTATTGCATCTTCTACTTTTTCTTCAACCTTTTCATTGGTTGGAGCAGATTCTGTACCTATATCTTTAACAGAATCTTCATCTTCTTCTATCATTTCTTCCAGATCAGTAGAATCAACGATATCTTCAGAATTCTCGATTTTATCTTGCATTTCGAGAACTTTTTCTAAAGCCTCATCCACCGCCTTCTGGATTGTTTCTTTATCGATATTCATCGTATAGTCCCACCTCTTATGGCTAATCTATTAGATTGCATCTTTTATTAAATTTAATTTATTTTTTAAGTCTCTAGTACTAGCTTTTATTTCACGGGTCTTATTGTCAATACTAGTGATCTGTTGATCTAGGTCAGCGATATCTAAATCTTTTTTGAACATATCGCTAGCAAACTTGATTTGAGTAGAATTTAGCTCTCTATCAATATCTTGATCATCAATCAAATTTAATGATTTTTTTAGGAACTCATTTAATGTAATAGGCATATTCTGTATACTCCATTCATGAATTAATTTACTTTTTATATAGCTTTCTAATAGTAGCCATAATTGTTGACTGAATAATTTCTTTAAATTCAGATTCAGATATTGATATCAACTTGTCTTTAACTTTCATGTGAGGTTGTCCATCTATCTTAAAAACTGAACCCATCACTGATTTTACATACGCATCTGAATATGCTGGATTATGAACTGCATCGTAAGATATTAAAGTAAATTCATTAATTGTATCAACAGCATTCAAACCATAACTAATATCTTGATCTGTAATTGCTCTAATAGATACGCCAACTTTGATCTTATCTTTTAATAAAGAACCCAAAATCATTCCATTTGGTGTATCTAAGGTTTCAAATTTACCAACAACATAATTGCCATCCATAGCTAAAGATGTAATTACGTGAGAAACGTTTTTAAGAGAAACTGTGGCAATACGATTAACGTCGTTGATATCATCTGGGTGATCTAATTCACCCAAAAAGTGTCGATTAGAAATTTCTTCTTTGATTTGATTTAACGCAGATGACAAAACACGTCTAGGAAATTTATGACCATTTGCGTTAGAATCATCACATTTCTGAAATATCGCTTCGGCTGTAACTTTATTTCCGAAATTGCCCTTAACATCACTTAGAATAGTATATTCTAGCAACGGATTGACAACTGATCGAATTAAATAGCGTTGTGATTTATTTATCATTTACAACACCTTACTTAGATTTCTTACCTGATGTTTTATTTGCCTTTAAAGGATTTTTACCTTCAGTTGGCAAATCTGCATCAGTGTCAGGATTAATGTCTTTACTCGTGATATCCATTAAGCCTTTATCTTCAGGGATTAATTCTTCTGCCTTTAGAGCTGATTTTTCCATAATCATATTGCTGATTTTTTCTTTATCTTCAGGATCAAGCTTACTATAACAATCATCAGCAAAATCTTCTTCAGTAAATCCATTTTCTTTAAAGATACGATATACTTTGTTTAAAGTTGCTTCGGAAGCTTTATTATCATGCCACTCTAAGAATTCTTCTGGTGATAATACTTTTCCAGCAACTAGATTTGATTCTAATGGATTTTTACCTTCTAATGGAAGTTCATCGGTTGTACCTGGATCTATTTCTTTACTCGTAATCTCCATTACACCTTGGTCTTCAGGAATTAATTCTGTTGAAGACTTAATTGGTGTTACTGGTTGACTTTCAGGAATTTCTTCTTCTTCCAAAGATTCTAGATCGAATGGATCCATTTTAGCTTTTATAGGTTCTGGTGTTGGTCTAACTGATTCTTCAATTTGACCATCAACTTGTTCTACTTCTTCATCTGAAGGCACTTCAGACACATCTGGTGATATTGGGTTTTCCTCTGACATAGAATCCATATCTGGTTCTTCTTCGAATTCATCTAGGTCACGTGAGGAAATTCCATCTTCTTCAGGAACTTCGTCGAAATCTCCTAATTCGTCAACTTCTTCATCCATTTCAGTAGATTCTGCATCTAATTCTCGGTTGATGTCTTCTTTTAGTTCATCTAATCTTTCTGGATCTGCACCACTTTCTTCTGCTATAGAAACTAGTTCGTCGATTAAAGATTCTAAACTAGTGCCTTCATCTTCAAAATCATCTTCATCTTCTTCTTCAAAATCTAAATCTTCAGACTCATCTGAATTTAAGGTGTCATTAATATCTTCAGCGGATGGAGCATCTTCAGAAACATTATCTTTAACGGCTAGATCAACGTCTCCGGTTTCGTCATCAACTTCACCTTCGACTTCATATTCATCGCCTTCTACTACTACACTTTCAATTGCTGGTTCTTCTTCATCTTCCATTTCTTCAACTTCAGTTTCTGGTTCAAGTTCCTTTTCTACTTTTTCTTTTACTTCTTCAGCAGGTACAGGTTCATCAATTTCAGCTCCAGGAGCATTCTTGTTTATTGTATCAATTGCTTGACTTTCAACCTGATCCAGCATAGATTCTAATCCAGAAATCATTTGCCCAAGTTTTGGATCAGAAGGATCTGCTGAACTTATAGCATCGATTTTATCTTGTATTGCAACTTTAATTGTAACTAGTTCCGTTATAGCATTTAGATCGGGAACAACATCGATAGAATTTTCGATTATAGATAGGAGATCATTCCCTTTTTGAATAGCTGCATCCATTTTTTCTACATTTGGATTTTCTGGTTCTTCAACCGATTCTTCTGGCATAGGTTCTTCTGACATTGATGGATCTTCGGATGGTGTTCCTTCGGGTGCTTCAACTTCAGTGTTAGGAAGATCATCTGTTGGCACATCTGTCAATTCTTCTTCTGGATTTTCTTCAACTGGAGCAGCAATCGCAGGATTCATTGAGTTTGTCTTAATATATTCATCCGCTTTTGCTTTATCATTTGTTTGGAATATGATTTTATCTTGACCATTTTCATTTGTCATGACATAAAAGTTTCCAGCAGCATCCGGAACAACCTTCAAATTCGCTGATGTTATAGCAACAGATTCATTAATTGATGTAGGTTCTGTTTCCGTTTCATCAATTACACTCGATGATAAAATGCTTGATAACGCATCATACATGTATTCCCTGGTTACAAATAAATCCAATGGATTTAACGTGTCCAATTCGGAGTGTATTTTAGAAACAATTGAACTATAATTTGAATTACCGTCTTCTATCATGTCAGTTAAACGGCATAACATAATTTTTATATCATTCTTAAGCATTTCTTTTGACATAGAATATATAGCCTCCTAATTTAATACTTTTACTAAAATTAATTTCAATTTTATGCTCTTTTATAATGTTTCAATCTCAGCTTCTTCTTCAGACGCTATTTCTTCTTCAGATTCTTCACCTTCAGATCCAAGTTCATCCAAATCAATAGAACCCATAGGTCCTTCTAACATATCATTTTCTTCACCTAAACCAAGATCTTCTGTACCAAGTTCTCCGCCCATTGGTTCTTCTCCCATTGGCATTCCTCCGCCACCCATTCCAGGTGATCCATCAGCAGCCATTTCTCCTGGATTCTGTTCAGAAAATATAACTAAATCTTTTTGATCTGCAACCATTTCTGTCATTTCATCAACATCGTCATCTGTTAGACCAATTATATTTTTTAGTATCCATAGTTTTGGTATGTTTGGAAAACTATCCATTATGCTATTTGCTGTAGTTAAACGTGAATTTAAGTTTTCTATTCGAATATTATCTTCAACGTTTTTAGGTTCAGGTAAATTGATATTGACGCAATTACAAAATTCTGGGTGATCAGCTAATATAAAACAAGTATTAACCAAATCTTTTAATCCAGTATTAATATCACCTTGGTATTTTTTAATTGTTCGGCTAAATCTTATATCTTCAAGAGTTAGTAGAGCTCTTGTACTGGCGCCTTCCTCAGCCGCAAGATATGCTGGAGGAATACCTAATGCACCTAACAATTTCTTTTTAAAATATTCGGCATCATTAATATATGGTTGAACATCTCCAGATTGTAATGGTTCAGCTTTAATCAATGGTACACCATTGATTGATGGAGACCATATGTCTTCTTCAAGTGTCATCATTTCTGGAATTGAATCTAATGATGTTCCTGTTCCATTATCCGGATCTATTATCTTTTGTCTACGTACGCGATTCATAATACCATTGATAAGACCTGAAATTTGATCTTCTGGTGTGGAGCCTACTTCGACGGTCCACACTGTTCTCAACGGTGTTCTTGTTGCACGATAAATCGACAAAGCCGCTTCAACTAACAATAATTGTTTAGCTATTGATCTAACAGGATCAAATATCGATGTACCATATGGATAATACATATTGTTATAATAAACTGGAAATCTTACATAGTGACTTGGTGGGAGATATTTATATTTTGCCCCATAATCCTTAAATAAATCTTTAATTAATTCTTCAACTTGATTTTTTATTGAACTAACTTCAAAAGCATTCTTTTTATCTGCCATATATACTTTATTGCTTATAACAGAAACTACTCTATCTGGTACATTGATAGTCAACGATGGATAAGCCTGTGATAACATATCCATTAGTCTAGAAGAATCTGTATCTTGTTGGATAATTAAGCCTAATTCAATATCGGTTTTTGCATCATATAAAATGGTGCAATTTTTGGGAGTATGAAGAATATAACGTACACCACCAGATTTTATTTTATCAACTTCAATAAAACAATCACCATATAATAGTGTCGTATAGATTATCTGCGGTAAAAAATCATAGAAACTTGTCTTTTTCAATATTACTTGAATAAGTTCTTTAGCATTAACGCTTGTTACATTATCTCTTTCGATATCGAATAGGATTTGATTCTCTCTATCTCCAATGTTAGGTGCCAATATGCTATCAACATAAATTTGTAGTGCTTGAGCTGCTTCAGGAATACGGTATAATAGTTGTTCATATTCAGAATATCTTCCAGCTCGACCCATAGATAAATCAAAAAATTTCTCAAATAATGATTCACCAAAAACACTACCAGAAGTAATTGATTGCAGAATTCTACTTAATTCTTTTGGTGGAATAAGCTTAGTTAAGTCTAATTTTTTGCCCGGTTCATCGTAGATTTGAGTTTCTATTGATCTTGCCGTATAATTTTTAAGAATCTCATTTAGACGATCACCGATGGCTCCTGTTAATGAGTTTTTAGGCATCTTGTTCTTCCTCCACATTCAATGATTCATAATTTTCTATATCCAATGTCTTTTGTAAAGAAACAATATCAGTCACTTCTGATTCATCATTATTGTTAGCTAATATCTGATTAACTGGAACATCAATAATATCTTTACATTCTATTTGAAGAATTTCATCATCTGAAACTTTAGGATGGATTTTTTGTTCATCAAGCTTCATAAATATTGCTCTTAAAACGTCAGATGCTCCACCTGCTAATTTTGATGTAGCGTCAGCTGTTTTAGCTTTAATATCCATTTCATTTTTCTTTGTTAATACTTCCAAAATCATTTTCTTAGTCTGAATTCTTTTCATTGGCAATTCAGATTTCAATTTAAGTAAATTTGTTACAGCTTCAATATTTGTAGATTTTAATGCTCTTCTATCAGTAAAATTTGCAAACATGTTGAGAATATTATCTAAAACTAGATCTAGTTTGACATCAACGGTTTCAGTTTTAGATATATCTTCTTCTAATTCATGAATATAAGATGCCAATTTATCTTCATCTGATAGAATTTTTACTATCGATGATTTCACCTATAACAACTCCTCATTTTTTTTATCTTCTTCCTCTGTTTCATCAATCATTTTTTCCATGTCATTTGGTGTAATAGCTTTATTTTCCACTTCAACTGGAGGTTTAACCATTGGCTTTTCAGGCTCTTTTTTAATTGATTCTTTAGATTTTTCTGGTTGCTCTATTTTTTCTTCCGGTTTAGATTTATCAATTGTTTCAAATTCAGGTATAGGTTCTACAGTTTCTTTAGGCTTCATAATTTCATTCAATTTACCATCAGTTAATTGTTTAAATTTATTAATCAAGTCAGCATTGTTAATTTTATTTAAATCTATAACAGCCTGTTCAATTACCTTTTTGAAGCCGGCCTGCCCCAATGTTTTCTGTAATCTCTCAATTCCTGCTGGTGAAGTCAACCCAAATAGTCTCTTATAATACGGAAGTAGTCCGACAGTAAAAGAATTAACTAGTTTTGAGTATGAATCTAGAACAACCCATAGATGTTTACATACTAAGTTTTGTCTATTTGGATCTCTTTTATCTGGAGGTCTAATTTCTCCAGGACCATACGCTGATTTTATTTTAGTCAAGTTATAATGAGGTCCCCAATAACTATTATGTAAAACAATTCCAGCATTAACATAAAAATTATGATCATTTTCAACTTCCATATCATATACATCAACATCTGTATCTAAATCTAAATGTTCAATATTAGTTATTTTATGAATAGATTTTTTCTTATAAGAATATTTTTCTCCATTCATTTTAAAATATTTATATTGTTTTTTATCTTCTATAATATAAATTGGCATTAAACTATCATTTATATTTAGATCTTTAGCCATAACATTAGATCCATCACGCATTATATAATAATGTTCTGGTGTTGTAACAATATTTTTACCATTATCTAATGTTATTCTAATTAAGTTTTTACTTTTACCGCTTTTCCAAACTTTATTAATCTTATTTACTGTTGGATTATTATTAGAATCAATACTATATACATAATTAATTTTTCCATCATTATATTCTTCACATAATTCTTTAATTGTTAATATTCTTCCATCAACTAAATCAATTAATGTATTTTCTTCTAAACAAAACGCTTCACATGGACAAAATAATTTAGCCTCACCATGTGATAATAATAGAGAGATGAATTCTGTTATTGTTTTATCATCATGTCCAATCAAAAATAATAGCAGCAGTGGGGCTTCTAGTTTTTTGAAGTCAACCAATTTTAATAGCTGATCATATCTTTCAGCTGAAATTTTTGACTTAGTGTAAAACTTTATTGTTCCATTGATTATAAAAGAATAATATTGTGGAGTTCCAATCGTAACAAAAGAGCCCCAATCAGCCGAATTTAAATGTAAACCTTTAGATTTACTATATTCTTGTTTAGCATAATTGATTAGATAATCTATTTTGGCCGATAGAACAATTTTTTTTGACATTATATAACCACCTAAGATAATGTATAGATTAGATAATATGGCATTTGGCTAAGAGAATATAGAATATGCGGACAAAAATAATTTGAAATGCCATTTCTTTTAGAGTATTTTCTTATATAATCTGGACATGTGCATCGTGCATAAAATTCAGTAAAACCAAAAGCCATGAAATAAGCAAAAAGACTACTATAATCTTTAGATAAATCAAGTAAATTTTTTTTCAAATCAGTTCCAGGAATTTGTATTGTTCTGGATTTATCAATGTGAGCTGTCATATATTGAAGGGTCGAGCCAAAATTGTTATCTTTTATGCTAGTATTATATTTGAAAACGCCAGAACTCTTGTCTAATGAAATATTTCCTAGAGCAAATTGAGTGTTTAGAACTCTATCTTTAACCCATGTAAAAACCTTAGTCGCTTCATCTACTTTACTTGGTTCTAGTTTTGCTAAGTCTCTTGCTTTATTTTTGTCTAAAAATGTTACTAAAGAATGTGGAAATATTCTTCGAACAGATAAAAATTCTAACGAATATCCTAATAATGCTTCCGGACAATCTGAGTATTCAAGTTCAGCTACTTTTCTGTTTAAATCCACATGTGTATGTTTAGTATAAGAGGTTTCTATGCTCTTTGACTCATGAATATTATTAACAGCTTTAAGCTTTTTTATCAATTGCAATTGATTTTTTACGTCGGATTCTGCATCACTATAATGAAAAATATCACCATCATATTTTTCATCTAATCGGTGCATAACCATTTTAAAAAACTGAGTTTCCTTTTCATGTCGAAGAACAGACATATACTTCACGAAACTTACGCAAGGAAGCCCCTGCCTTTAGGCACGGGGAGGAATTGCGCCTTGTGCAAGTTTCATTCCCTCCTTTCTGTAAGTATATCCATCAAAGCGCTGAATAGCTTGAGTATATTTATAGCTGATTCCTTGTGCGACACGTTTGCCGTCTTTTCCTTTGATGTTAAAGTTTCCAGTATTTCTGCATGCTACTTCACCAAACCACACGCCTTTGTATTTCCCTTTTGGAACAATAGCCTTAACCATGTCCCCTGTTTTGAAGCCAAAGAAGAACTTTTGCCTTGCAAGATAACCTCTTGGGAAGCCGTATTTATCTAGGTTTGTTCGTGAATGACTCCCTCGACCTTTTGCCTTGATGAATAACACTTCTTTTGTTTTGAAATACAAGTGGCTTGGCGTGCTTTGACCTACACAACAAGCATCAAAATAGTGTGTTTTAGGCAAACCTAAACGAATACGATTCATTTTTGTTCGTGCACCTGTTCCGCACTCAACATCTAATCCTGTCTGCTTTAACACATTATATACTTTCCATCTTGTTGCATTAATGACGCTTGCATCTTTTAATGATTTTTTAACTTGTTTTTGAATGTGCGGATAGCCAAACTCTTCTGCTGTTTGGTTTCCTTTTCTTTGGTTGCAATCTCGACATGCAAGGCAAAGGTTATCAATTCGATCTGTGCCACCTCTTGATTTTGGAATGATATGCTCCACTTCAAGTGGGACGTCTGTTTTTTCGCAATAACAGCATTTTCGATTGAATTTTTCAAGCAAGTATTCTCTTACTTCGTATCCTTGAAGCGTGCCTTGCTGATGATACTCAATGCCACTTATTTCAGGATTTCGCATTAATTGCGTGTCGAATTTGGCATTTTCGTATGATATATGCCTAATGGGGCATAACTTCTTAAGTCGGTTAACCCATGTTTGGGTGTTTTGCACACGACTCTCTAGTGATGGAGGCAACCATCCATCCTTTCGCTTGCGATTCAGAAAGCGTGGTTTTCTGTATCTTGTTTTTCGATTTCGTCTTGCTCGACGAAAAGCGCGCCTTTTATCTATTTTTTCCTTGATGTCTGTGCGATGGTCAAGTTGACCTAACCATACCACTTCTTGTCCTCGCAAAATCGCTAATCCTGTATGTCTGCTTCCATAGTCGATTTTTAACCGATATGCTGTTTTATTTTCTGATTCGTCCACTGATTTTTTCAAGATAATGGTAAATGGGAATCGTTTGTAAATCGCAGCCATCCCTTGTTTCAACAGCTTTCTCGCAACAGCTTCGTGACAAGGAGCAAGCGGACGCTTATTTGTATCTAACACAAAAACCATAGGGTTCTCCCCTTTCCTCTGCTTACGCAGGTAATGTCCTTCTCGGCAAAGTTATCTATGCTTGTATGTACAACACACTGGCTTAACCCATTACACCTGTTTAATGTTGTACGACAGGGTTTAGAACTGAAGGAGCATCCTAAAGTGTCATAACATAGATAACGTAGGCTTTATTTCAAACCTTAGCCTGGTCAACATAGGGCTATCAAGCCCACGACTTTAGTCGTTGGGTAGTTGACCTAGAATCTTAAATTTATGCATGCGGATTTGAATTCTAATAGTTTAGATAAAATCTCACTCTTATGTTCTTTTATGTATTTGATCATTAAATCTTCTCGCTTAACTATTTCTAACGCCTGCTGTTTTTTGAGTGCATCAGTTTTATCATCTAATCGTATATTATACTTATACAACTTAGAATCGATTTTTTCTTTAAGCCAATCTCTGAATAGCTTATAAATCTGGTTGTTAGATTCGCCGTCGTTGATAATATTAGGATCAATTGTTGCAATATCCATTATTTCTGTTAATATTGGGGTATGCTTAGAAATAATCTTTTCTGAAATCTTTGCGTTGATCAAATCATTGAAAAATTCAGCAAAGATCTTTTCAAAACACATTTTCTTTATTTTTCCAGACAAAATATTATATGAGTGTGCCAATATATTTTGTTGCAAACAAGACGTTTTTTCAGGATTTTCTAATGCATTTACAATATCATCAATTTCATCATTCACTGATTCAAGATAAAATGTTTGTTCGATATCAATTGAATCGATTTCATTTAAAATATCATCTTCAACGTCAGTTATCTCATAATCATTATCCGGATTATTTGATACAACGGTGTTAACAAACAATTCTTCTCCTAGGCCTTCATGTTTATCGTTGATAACATCCAAATCATTTATTCTAACAACATTATACTTTTCTTTTAAGTTTGTTGCATTATAATAAATAGCTGAACGATGTCCGATTCCAACAAATATACTAAACATGACTTTTGATGTATCTATTTTTGGCAAGTATTTAATAATAGCTAACCATGCGTTGTTCACTGCTTCTTCAAATTCCAATGTATATGGACCAATAACTTTAGATCCAATAACTTTACGTATACTTAAATCCACTATCGGATAAATTTTTTCTAATATTTCTTGTTTTTGCAACGTACAGTGTTTGAAAATCTTAGTGTTTTTACCTAAATGAAACCAAGATATAAACTCAAAGATCTTATATTTGTCAATTAAATCCTTTAGCCTATATTCGTCTTCTAAAGTAATTTGAATTTTACTTGAGTTTTCTGCTAATGTCAAATATTTTTTCTTATCAATAAATGATTGTGATTCTAATTCAAGTTTATTTCGATATTCTTTTACTAATGTATATATTTCATATATGATGTCATTTATTTTTGATAGAGAATAGTTTTTCAATATAAATATGCGATGTCTAATATCCGGATGGCTCATGATCAGATCAACAAACCAATCGTCTTCATTGAAATTCCAATTAAATGCGGATTTGTTAACTATGTCTAACATACTATGGTTTTCCCACCTCTATATTAAGTTTAAGATTGATTATTATCTTAATGTTCTGGATTTAATTAATCAAGATCAGAAGTTAACTTATGTCAAAACAAAAATTCAAACTTAATTATAACTAGTTCATTTTAGGAGACTTAGTCGTATGAGTGATGTTAATAGTACAGCAATACTAGAAAAGTTAATATATAATCGAGAAAATCCAATTGATTGGATTAGGAATAGTGTAAAAATACAGCACCCAGCGCATGGTATTATACCTTTCGATTTATATCCATTCCAAGAAAAGTTAATTAAATTATTTTTACTTAAACATTTTATAATAACGTTAAAGTCGAGACAGATTGGAATGTCAACCTTAGTTCAATCAATATGTTTATGGTCTGCATTACATTATTCAAACTACAATATATTGATCTTCTCCGCCGGCCAAAGAAACGCTAGCTCATTTTTAGATAAAATAAGAAAAATGTATGAATATCTGCCAGAAGATGAATGGAAATTGAAGCTTGATGTTGACAATAGACAATCTTTGATATTCTCAAATGGTTCTAAAATAGTTGCAGTTCCAGCAACTAGAAGCGCTAGCTTAGGTGAATCTATAAACTTGTTGATCATTGACGAAGCCGCGTTCATTGAAAACGTTGAATTAGTTTACCAGGCAGGATATCCTACATTATCTCGAGCTTTCAATTCGATGAAAGGTAAACCATTTGGGATTATTATAATATCAACACCGAATGGTATATCTGGTACCGGGCAGTGGTATTATGAAATGTATGAGGGTGCTTTAAGAAAGGATAACAAATATATTCCTGTTAAAATTCACTGGTCAGCAGTCCCAGAATATGATAAGAATTGGTATATCGATCAATGTAGTCAATTGAATTGGAATTATCGATCGATCGCTGCCGAACTAGAGTTATCTTTTGTTTCGTCTGGTAATACTTACATCCCTGGTCCAATTCTTGATGCTATTGAAACGGTTGATCCAATTGCAAAAGATTTAGAAGATCATTTGTGGATATGGGAACTTGAAGACAAAGAGCAATCATACGTTATGGGCGTAGACGTTGCTTATGGTGATCGTAAAGATTCGAGTACAATTCAAGTTATAAAAGCTTCCACATTAGAACAGGTTGCAGAATATGATAGCAATCTAATAAAACCAGACGACTTCGCGGATGTGGTCATAAAAATATCTAAAATGTATAATAACGCTTTAATAAATATTGAAAGAAATGCTGTAGGTAAGGTTTTAATAGATAAGATAGTTGACAGAACGGGTGGTATTGGGGTTAATTTTTACCGTGATGTGAATAAAAATGAATTAGATGGCAACTTAAACAATCGCGATCTATTTAAATCTATGATCGGAACTTTGGTTACAGGACAATCGCGAGATGTAATCTTAGCTAACATGTACAATATCATTCTAGACAAGTATACAGAAGCATTGAATACATTAATATCGGAAGACGAAGAAAAGGCGTCAGCTAGAATAAAATTTGAGGCCATTATGTCTGGACGCATGAAGGACATTGTAAAAAAGAGGGGCATAATAAAATCCGAAAGACTTCATCATCAGCTGCTGGGTTTTGTCGTGGATGATCATGGAAGACCTGAGGGGGTAAAGGATGACTTAGTTTTTGCATGGTCACATAGTTTATATTGCTGGACTAAGAGCAAGGCTTTCTTATTACGAGACATGGCAAAGATTTTGAGTAATACTGTTGGATTGGAAGATGCTCAGAGAGCCAAAGTTGAAATTATCGAATTCATGAAAGATAGATCTAAATCCAAAATATGGAAGGACCTTTCGATCGAAGAATTGCAAGAAATATTAGATGAAGAGAATGTACAGAATTCAAAAATTAAAATAGAAGACAATAAAGAGAAGAAAGATTCTCCTGTTGCCAATATATACAAAGCATTTTATAGGTGAGGTGTAGAATAAATGAAAAATAATAAATATTATGCCTTTATAACATTTGGGCATAATGGCGTAACAATCAAAGCAGGTGAAATATTTGATGCTAATGAAGTAAAATTTAGCAAAGTTGATATTGATTTTCTAAGAAGTCAACAGAAAATTATTGCTGGAGTAGATTATGTTATATTTCACCCAGAATTGGCCGATGAATTTGGTTTAGAAGTTGCAGAACCAGTGGTTGAAGAAAGTCCTGTCATTGAAAATATTGAACCGGTAGTTGAACCATTGGTTGAACAACTAGTTGAAATGAAGCAAGTTACTCCAGTTTTGGTTGAACCTGTAGTTGATGAAGTAATTGACTTCGAACCAGTGCCTGTAGTTGATGAACCGGTTGAAGAAATTGTTGAAGAAGTTGTATTAGAATCAGACGATGAAATCGAAGTTGTTATCAATGAATCCAGTTTAAGTCGAATGAAAAAGGCTGATCTAGTTAAACTTGCTGGTAAATTGAATATTGACAATCCGGATAAGTTAACAAAAACAGAATTGATAAAGACAATTGCTGAGATTAACTCATAAAAGGGTTGATTTTTATGGGAGTATTATTTAAGCCTACAGATGTAAATATAGCATTAGAAGAAGACGATTTTAACGAACTAAAATCTAGAGTTTATAGTCAATTTGGTTGGCCAACTGTTGCCGTCGAAATTTCAGATGACAACTTTAAATATATTCTAAAAAGAACAATAATGTATTTAAATACATATTCACCTAAATTAGATTATATAGCAAAATCTATAACACCATATATCACTGATTATGAAATTCTAGAATATGAACAAGTCAACGCGGTATTAGACGTTTATGTATCAGCCGAATATCTAATCGGCTTAGGCATGCCTATCCAATCATTTTTAGCTGTTCCAATGTCATTGTCAGCTAGTCATAATACACAGCATTTAGAAAATTATATTTCAATGTTTACTGCATATGATATGACAAAGAGAATGTTTGGAACACAACCTATAGCAGAACTAGTTCCACCAAACATAGTCAGACTAAATCCAGCACCATATACATCAACAATCTTTAAATTTGCAATAACAGTTGATCATGATGCTAATTTAGGATCTTTAAGTGAATATGAAATCAACTGGATGACTAGATTTTGCCAAGCGGGGGTTGGAAAGGTTTTAGGACAAATTCGTAGAAAATATGATGGTGTTCAATTGCCAGTTGGTTCTTTAAGTGGTTCCGGTTCAACAATCTATAATGAATCAATGGAATTAGAAAAGGAACTACTAGAAGAATTGAAATTGCGTCATAAATTTCCTCAGACATTTATTGTTGTTGGATAATATGTATAATAATATCTTTTATGATTTTTTTGATGCGGATGAATATCGAGATCTTATAAAACATATTTTAAAACAATTCCGCATTAGTCAAGAATATTCGATGTGGTTAAATAGTTTCAATCGAAACGAATGCGCCGCTACTGGTCTAACTAAAGATGGTGATGGAGTACCAATTGAAGTTCACCATTTTAGAATAACGTTATGGGGTTGGGTTGAATATATCTTAGATAAATTTCAACAACAACAATTACCTATTAATACGTTCTATGTTAGTTTAATATTATGCGACATACATTTTAATCGATGCGTGCCATGTGTACCTTTAACTCATTGTATCCATAAGATGTTGCATGAAAATTATGATGATACGATTGCAAAATATCCATCAATATTAGAAAATATATGGCCAGGAGATACAGATAGAGCTGAGCAGATTATCGATTATCATTTAAATATACTTAAAGAAAGACTAAATATTGAGGAGGAGTTAGTGAAAAATGAAGAACATTAGAAAGATGAAATTGGTGTTTACGCTTAAAAGTGGGAAATCTATCGTAGTATCTCTTTATGAAGATCAATGTTTTAAGATTTATAATCAATGGGTGAATTATATACCTCTACCCAATGAAGTTTCTAAAGCCACTGTTGATAAAAAGAGAAATAATTTGATTTCTGAAATGGTTGGAATATTACTTTCTGAAATTGCAGCAATACAAATCGTGGAAAATTTAAATGATCGATCAGCCCCAGAAGATTCTGCTGTCTAATTGAAGGGATTATAATTGTCATTTTTAAGATATTATGATGAAGCTGTAGTTAACTATTTTAGTGATATAAGAATAGAAGATGGAGATACGTTTAGATCTCCACAAGTGTTGTTGGGTACACCGTCGCGACAGGGCGTTAAATTGAATGTAACTGATGATAACACCGCAGTATTACCATTAATCTCTGTAATAAGATCCGGACTATCAACAACACCGGAAACTAATTTGGTTAAAGCTCATGTTACAAGACCACATTTATATAGCATCAATTCAACTGAAAAATATTTTGAGGGCGCCGAACTTATGCCATATAATTTTAGTTATCAAATTGATTGTTTTTCTCTCGTACAGGATATGCATAATGAAATTATTGAGCAATTGTTGTTTAAGGTGCATAAAAAACATTATATAAAAGTTAAAATTGATGTTGTTAATCATAATATCGAAATGAATTCATATATCCATGGAATATCTTTTAATGATTCAACTTCTTATACTCAAATTGCTGACGCGGTTAGCAGAATATTTCATGGAACGTTAAGTTTCAACTTATATGGTTTCTTAATCGATGTTAAGAGAACTACACCTACGGTGTTAACAGAGCAATATACCATCAAAGATATCGATACCGAACAGGATCTAGTATCAAATATTCCGAACTAAATCTATGTAAAAATAAAATTAAATTAGAAAGATCAAATTTGTATAAAGAGGTGTATTAAATATGCCAATTCATGCATCTCCAGGTGTATATTTTGAAACTTATAGTGGCATAGTTAGTAATTCTAGAATAATATCACCGGTGTATGTTAAGACTGTAAGAAGCAGTGTTATTAATCCTGAACCTACTCCTGAACCTACTCCTGAACCTACTCCTGAACCTACTCCTGAACCTATTATTTCAACGTGGTGGAATGATTTAGAATTAGATGCTCAAGGTTTATATTCTACAGGAATATTAGTTGAAACGTATCCGTTTAAATACAACTACACGTTTGATCAAGACGACGTTTTTTGGTATCCTGATAGTTCTACATGGGATCTATGTTACTTAGACACTAATGGAGTTACTCATGAACTCAATCTTGACGTTGGAGTTTCTCTTATGACATTGGGATTAGATGGTAAAATATGGTTTATAGATTGTAACACACCAGATTTTAATATTTGTTACTACGACCCATCTAACAGCCAGTTTAAGAGATATGAAAATACTTCAGCCGACAATGCTTATAGTGATAAGTTGTTATTTGATTCGAATGGAAATGTATATTATACAGATTATAACAATTCAACATTAGCTATACTAAATCCAGAAACTGAAGTAATTACAGATACTGGATTAGATCTATACAGCTCATTGATAAAATCAAACGATGGAAAATTCTGGTTTGTGGGTTTTGACTGTATAACATATTATGATCCAGAAACAACAGAATCTAGAAAGATTGCTGCTTGGACATCACCTAAAATTGTTTCAGATAACAACGGAAAAATATGGATGTATCTAGATCTAATGACAACTAGAGAACTAGCATACTACGACAGTATTAATGATAATATTGTTAGCATTGCAGGAACTCATGTTTTAAATGATACATTTTTAGTTGATTTAAACAACAAAATATGGTACATTGATTCAGTGTATATTCCGGAACAAGATTTAACAACAAAATATTTAACATCATATGATATAGAAACTGATACATTAACTAAATTAGAAAATACTTCTGTTAATGGTTGTTTGTTTATGGATAATAGTGGTAATCTGTGGTTTAATAACTCAAACAACAGTATCGGTTACTACAATATTGAAACTGATCGTGTAGAAAGAATAATGATTAATCCAGCAGATGTTGGTTTCTATTTCGATTCAGACAACAATATGTTTATGATTAAAGAAACGGGTACTAGTTATGTTGGTGAACTTGTAGCCAGACCAGCAGAGACACCATTTGCTCCACCAATGTAGTAAAATAACACTTTAAAAACAAAATTAACTTAGAAAGATCAAATTTGTATAAAGAGGTGTATTAAATATGCCAATTCACGCTTCCCCTGGTGTATATTTTGAAACTATAGATTTCTCACTATATGCTCCAAAATTAGCTAAAACCATTTTGGCTTTAGTTGGAAAATCAACAAAAGGACCCACAGAACCAACCTACGTAACATCTGTTCGTCAATATACGGATTTATTTGGAACACCTAAAATTGGAGAATATAGCGCATTGTCAGCTGTAAGCTTCCTAGAATTCGGTTCATCTTTATGGTTCAGAAGACTAGTTGGCCCATCAGCAACTAAAGCTACTGTGGAAATTCCAAGAGCATATGAAATTACAGATGAGCTAGTTGCAACAGCTGATGATACTGGAGCTTATGTTTTTAATGCAACTTTAAATTCAGTTCCTGTAGCTGGAACAGTTGAACTTAAGGTCGTAGATCCAACTGATGCAACAAATTATGTTATAATTAATGATGATGGTAACGGAGTATTTTCTCCATATACTAACAGTGCTATCAGTCAATATCCGGATTTTATTGATTATGATACAGGTGAGTTTAGATTTACTTTAGCCGCAGGTGATCCATCTGAAGTTGTATCTATTCGTTACAATTATCGCGAATTTAGCGTAGCCAATGAAAACAATAAAACTGTAACGTTAGTTGATGCTGGTGGAGTATATTCAGGTATTCTAGCACATCCAAACATTATCGATGCTGATACAACATTTGATTTGCATGTTGTAGTTGGTGAACATACTTATACTTTCACTACAACTGGAGTTATCGATCCTGCAACACAGACATTTGATCTTGTAGGAAAAGATGAATTAGATGCTACTATTGGTGCCGGAACTTTAGTTATAACTACAGGTGAATGGGCTGTCGATTTCAATGAAGGTACAAATGTTGAGTTAGCTGACGTTTTCGTTGCAAATTATGATTATAGCACATTTAAAGTTAAAACTCTAGGTACTATCGGAGCAGCTAATCCAGATGGTGGAAAATATGGTCTATCATATATCGGAAATCTTGGTACAGTAATTACTCCAAGCTCAGTTAGTATTTTAGTCGATGATACAGCTGTTTCTGTTGATAACGGCTCTGGAAGATTTACTGGTGGAATGGCTACATGCACTAACACAGTAAATTATTCAACAAAAGCTATCAGTTTTGGTTTAGTTACACCTCCATCCGATGGTTTTGAGATCTATGCTTCCTACATGGCTAAATACTCGCAAGTCATTGATACCATTCCAGCTGAAGGGTCAGAAAGTGGTAGTGTAAGCGCTACTATGACAATGGCACCAATAATCAAAGGTTCAGTTAGTGTTATGGTTAAAGCAGCTGAATTGGTTGATGATGGTGAAGGAAGATTAATTGGTGCTGGTGGAAACGGTACTATTGATTATGACTTAGGTATTATCAATGTCAACTACGTTCAAACATTAGTAGAAGGCGATACAATTACCGCTTCATATCTATCTAAATTAGGTGACGCTAGCGCGCTATATGAAGGATCTTCATACGATGGAATTAAGCTTCAATTCTACAAAGATCCATTTTCTGGATATGGACTTAAAGTATGGAATGCATCTCAATTAACTACACAAAATCCAGAAGAAAATTGGAAAGATCTTAATTTCACAGATGTCAATTCTGTAAAATATTTCATGAATAAGGTTGCTTCCAACTTAGTTGAATTATCACTATATGATGTTGATGTAAGTGCAATTCCTCTTCTTAATAGTCTATTGACATTAGCGGGTGGAGACGATGATGCAGCTAATATTACCTCTACAGTTGCTGCAACGGCATTAGGTGATTTTTCAAATAGTGAAACTTATGATATTAACCTATTAGCCTGCCCAGATTATCCAGGTGATAAAGTTGTTGCCAACGCTTTAATTCAGATTTGTGAAGTTGAAAGAGGAGATTGTTTTGCAATAATAGATCCTCCACAAAGCTTAACACCACAACAAGTCGTTAATTGGAGTAATGGTGATGGACAATGGGCAAATGAAAATTCACTAAACTCTAGCTTCGCAGCGCTATATTATCCTTGGTTGCAAATTTCTGATACTTTCTCAGAATCACTTCAATGGGTCCCACCTTCTGTTAGAATGGTTAGTGTATATGCATATAACGATTCTAAGGCTGAAGTTTGGAATGCCCCAGCAGGTTTAAATCGTGGTAGACTATTTAAAGTCCAGAAAGTTGAAAGAAACTTGAATATCGGAGATCGAGATCTTCTATATGCTACCGGATCAAATGCAGTTAATCCGATTTGTGATTTTGTTGGAGATGGAATTGTTGTCTTTGGACAAAAGACTCTTCAAAGAGCTTCCACTGCTTTAGATCGTGTTAATGTAATGAGAATGATTCTTTACATCACAAAGATTTTGGCAACCGCAACTAAATATCTTCTATTCGAACCAAATGACAGACTAACGTGGATTCAATATACTCAGTTAGTTAATCCTCTAATTAGTGATATCAAACAAAGAAGAGGCTTATACGAATTCAAAGTAGTATGTGATGAAACAACAAATACTGCTTATGATATCGATAATAACACAATGATTGCTGAAATTTGGATGAAACCCACAAAGACAGCGGAAAGATTAATTAACCGCTACGTGATTACTTCAAATGGAGCTAGCTTTTCTGAATTAGAATCTTTGTAATATAAATTAATATAGGCGGGAGAGATGCAATCTCTCTCTCCCGTTACAAAAATAATCATTTGAGGTGAATTAATTAACATGAGAAATCGCAATATTTATCATCCAATAGATATTAGAAGTGATTTTGTAAGAAAGAACGCGTTCGAGCTCGTTATAGTTGGACAAGATCAATTACGAGTATTGTGCAAATCGTTAACCGTTGTATTGCCAAAATCTAACGCCGTTCAAGTACCATGGATCGGTGGTATCATGCAATTGGCAGGAAGAGTAAGTACACAATATTCTTTCACAGCAACATTCTTGGTTGGACTAGATAGTCAATATGATAGTTGGAGAGCTCTATATGATTGGAGAACTAAAGTATTTAATCATGATACTGGTCGTATAGCCTTAGCCCACGAATATAAGAAAGAAGCTACAATAAATATTTATGACGTAACTGCCGATGCAGATGAATCTGGAAGCGCTCTTCAATATATGGTTAAAGCTGATGGTGTATGGCCAACAGATGTCCAAGATATTACTTTTGCTGTTGAAGATGACGCAGTTCTAGAAGTTTCTGCTACATTTGCTGCTGATAAGATTTGGATAGAAAAATTTAGTAGATAATTAGGTGTTAATTATGATAAAACCTAACGATCTAAATAAACTTTTAAAACAAAACAAAAAATCTATAACCGCATCGAAGAAACCACTAATCTCTGAAGAAAACGATGGATTAGTCGAAGATCAAGCAACATCTTTACCTGAAGCTTATGTTAATCATATTCATGCATCTGTAATCGATTATGCTGATCACACAATAATGTATGAATTGCATTATATGGAAAGTCATTTTGAAGATTATGCTTCAGAATTAACTGATCAGTTAGTTACTGGTGGAAATGAAGCATATGATGATAACGGCGAATGGGATAAGTTGAATGATGAAATATCTAAAGAAATAAAGACCGCACTTAATTATGTTCGTAGTCGTATTAATGATACTCTAGAAAATCTTAAGTCAGAGCAAACTGAAATATCTAGATCTACTGCTATGCAAAGTTCGACTATTACAGTTGATGAAGCTCTAGAATCTGCCAATTTACACGGTAAAACTAGTTTCGATAAAATAAAACAAGACATCACGAATATGATAAAGAATTGTCCAGACATCACCAAAAATCTTCAAGCTTTGGCCGATAGAGTATATAATTACGTTAATAATGAAGTGCCTGATGCTCTCCTGGATGATGCTGAGATGTTAGCAGATCAGCTATTAGAAAAATACTCTGGACTGGCTGACCAAGATGAACGAGAAAGATTTAGAGGAGAAGGTCCTATCGACTCTAAAGAACTTCGAAAGGCAATGGATCGATCTGTTGGTTTAGAATCGGGTATATTTGATGGAATAAAGAAAAAATTGAGTGATAAATTTACTAAACAATATAACAAAGAAAATGAAAAATGGCGGAAACAAGATAGAGACGATCTTTTCAGTTCAGATATGGTAAAATATAAATCTATGTTAAAAGATAAATTTATAAATTGGTATACAAATAATAATAAAAGCTATGGACCGGATGTAGATGCTAAAATATATCTAGATACGTATACAGCACAGGTTATTAGAAGAATTAAATTAGATTTAATTTCTAGAGGATCTGAGTATGGTTCTGATATTGATTCTGAAAATCTAAATGCTAATATAAAAAAATACACCGATGCAATTAAATCTTACTCAGAAGCTTTATATGAAAATCTTAAAAAATATATGATTGATAGTAATGAATAGAGGTATTTAATATGCCAGAAGAAAAAACAAATAAACCTAACTGGAGTAAAGATAAATTCACCGAAATGGTAAAAGAATATGGAGATAAGATAGCTAAAATATCGGAAGATGTTGAGAAAGAACTTCAGAAGATGTTAGAAGAAAGTCAAGAGGTTAACTTATTCTTAGAAAAATCCGATAAAAAAAAAGTTGAATTAAAAAAAGTAATGGAGAAGGTGCTAAATGAGCAAGGCACCTTCTCTTCTATAATCGCTTATGATATCGGATTAGGTGTTATGTCAGAAGATGAATGGAAAGCTTTAGACAACATGTCAACAACCATATTATCAGAAGATGATGTAGAAGATGATGATTCTTATGACATTTCTGGTACATCCAGACCTGAACTAAGTGAATATGAGATGAAAGCCATTAATAAAGCGGCAAATCCATATTTGACTAAGTTTATGGAACAAACAGGTAAGAATTTATATGACACGATGGTCAGCTATATAACAAAAGGACCTGGTTTAACTGATTTCAATATTTTCAAGGGTGTTTTTGAATTAATAAGAGAGTCACTGTCTGAAGATTTTGTTTCTCGTCTAGGACGTATGTATGATAAAGATATTAAATTCCGTCAGGCATATGGTAAAGTTGTTGATATTTTAACTAAAAACGGTAAAAATATAGTTAAAAATATTGATAATCTAACTAATAGAATAGTTGGAAAAACTGCTCCAACAGTTTCTGATGATTCTCAAGTAAATAATGAACCTGCTATTAATGATATTACTACTTTCAAAGCTTTAGTTAACCTAATATGCATCTTGTTGAGTGAAAATTACAAAGGATTAATCCTAAGAGAATTTAAATCTAAACATAGTCATTCAGCTCGAGCCGCACAAGAATTGAATTCCTTTGTTGATTTTGTCAATTCAAATGTGAATAAATATTCAGCTAAAGATTTTCCTAGAATCGTTGCACAATATTATGTTGAAAATTGCTCAGAAAGTAATGATATTAACTCAATACCTTCATTGTTATATATGGTATCATCCGCAATTGCAGCCTATTCAATGTATCCTAATAAAGGTTCTGTTGTAAACAAAAAAACTCTCAAAATAAAGACCAAGATTACAGACACAAAAGTGGTTAATGATGAATTGCAAAAAATGGGAGATGCTCTTCGTAACCAAGGTATAACAGTTAATACTGATGGTAGTATATTATATAATAAAAAGACTATAGATTATCTAGATTTCTTGAACTCTTTAGAAGATAATAATCGTAAAAATACAGTGCTTAATGGACTTAAAGAAATAAATATACAATTAGATCCACATGGAGATTCATATGTTGATGTTGATATGTTTAAACAGCTGTTAGATGGAATTATTAAAGATTCTACTTTGAGCAAAATGTTTGTTAAATCGGGGAGTAAAAATAATGCTTAATATTAACAATTATATCTATACAAACAAAGGAATATATTCGATAGCAAATCTGTTAGAGTTATATAATGCATCGGCAGAATTACCTAAAGTCATGACATTTGACACAGTAGAAGCCTCTCCAACAATATTTGAATACTCTTTCGTTGATATTGATAATATACTTGAAACTGATAATGTTGATATATACGAATGTAAATTCCTTGACATCTATTCAAACCGAAATATAACATTGAATTGCTCATTCGATACTCAAATATTTCAATACAATACTTTATTAACGGATGTTGATCCAATTATTAACAAAAATTTCCAAGTCATCCGGTATTTAAATTCTAACATAACAAGAACTAAGCTTACTCCACAATGGACAGCGATATCAACCTTAATTAATTATGGTACCAAAATGACTAATATATGTTTAGGTGATACTGTAATGAAATTTTCAAATCGCTTATATTTGAATAAAGAAAAAGCATATTCGTTTAGGCTATCAGATAATTCAGTTATACCAATTTTTGCTAGCTTATCAAATTCAACTTATTACAACTTTGTATTAGTAAAATAAAAGAGGGAGCATTCGCTCCCTCTTTTTACTTCTTCTTTCGATTATCCAAAAACTTCTTAATGTCTTCTACTCCAGAATCTTCAGGGTCATCTGGTAAAACAATCTCTTCATTTACAGGTTTTTCATCAAACTCGTCAGCATTTGGATCATAGTCGGATGAAGATGTTGGTGTATCATCTTCACTTTGATTAGATTCTCCACCAGAATTATCAGCAAATGTAGGAGCAAAGGCATGAATTGCTAGATCAAATAATGATCTAATGCTATCCATAATAAATTGATTTGGAGTAGGAATAGCTTCTTTAAAAACATCCGGAACACTCTTTACATTCTTAGATGTTGCAAATAGTTCTGCAAGAGTGTTGCTTGGTGGAGAAGCCTTGAAAACCTTTCCATAGCCTCTTTCATCTTTACGGAAGTGGATATTAAAACCGTCGATATCTGGATCTAGATCTTCTAAATTCTGAAGAGCGGTTAAAATATCAGTAATTCCATAATCATTGACTTCAAATTTCTTTACTTCATCTGCTGACTTATCATACACTAAGATTAGATAAGCATCTTTAGCTGCTAGAGTGTATTGTGTTTCTTTATCAAGAGAACTTTTATTCTCTTCTATAAAATCACAAAATGGACATTCTTTGCCAACGGTTTCTCCATGTGGATCTCTACTATACATGCAGACAGCATTCTTTCGAGTACCAATTTTGAAACTATGCTTTCTGAATTGTTGGAAAAACAACCCGTCTTTATTTGGTAATACTCGAACAACAACTTCCTTAACTGTGTTTGTCAATTGTGCATTCGGATTGTAATAAGACATATATTTCTTTTTGCTACCGTATGATGTCTTGGTTTCTGTAGCTCCTGAAGAAACCTTTTCTTTCATGAATTTCTTATACTTGTCAAGTGCCATTCAAATTCCTCCTATATATTTATTCTAATATTTCCATTGTTATTGGTGTTTTTATCATCTTAGCATTCTTTTTTACAATATCTTTTACCTCCAATAAATTTTCCGAATGATTGATAAAATAAGTTAAAGAATCATGCACGGTAAAAATTGGTAAGATATTCAATTCTTTGAAAGTTAACATTGCAATATCTAATATTTTATCATGTGTATGACCTTGTAAAAATTTTCGATGTTCTTTAACAATTTCGTTTTCATTAAACACCGATGCTCCAGGATTTACAATTCTTCTAGATAACTCATTGCACGATAAATTCTGCTTGTAGTTATCAACCACTTTCTTATTATACCACAAAAAATCATCTTGTAAACCAGCCAAAATGTCAATAACGGGAATTCCTAATTTTGATTCAACTAGTTTATAATCATTGTTTGCTTTAAATTTATAATATGCATCTTCAGGTGTAGTAACTGCATGGATATAAATATTAATTAAATTTTTTAATGTTGTACTCAATTCAATATCAGTCTTTTTAATCGATATTCTATATTTCAATAGTTTTTTAAGTAATGATGAATTACTTAGCTGGCTGAATACCATTGGTTCCCCGGAGATTAAATCAATATTCAATATTTTACCATATTTTAATAATTTATTAAATATTCTTTTTCTAGATTTTAGGTCATTTTGCACCTTTTCTGTTCCTGACCAATACCATCTACCATATGGACTAATTGAAATATTAGGTTTTAAAACTAAATCATCTATTGCAAAACCTAATTCGAATTGATTAAGCAAATATGAAGAAAATCTTAATTTATTTAACCTTTCAATGTTTGAAGATAGTTCATATAAAAAAGATTTTGTTATGAAAACTGAATTATCATCCACAGAAAATGGTAGATCTTTGCTGAAGAAATGAGTATGATTGCTAGTAAGTATGTTTCGTATAAGTTCATACCTTAAAAGGATTTTTGTTTTGTTTATGGCTTCCGCCGATATAGGTAAGTTATTTGTTATGATATAATCGAAATTGTTAATGAGATTGTAGAATTTTCTTTTTGCTCTAACATCAAACTCATCTATACATATCTTATTTTTATAGTATGTAACAGAGATTTTACTATTATGTTTTTCACAATAACATATAGAATCAGTATATTCAAATGATAGTGTTGAACTATAACTAGCTAAATAGGAGTTAAATAGATTATCTACCGTCAAATCGTCTACAGTATAATTATCTTCGACTTGAATCTTGTCGAAGTAGTTGTTCCAACTATATATCAATTTTTGAATATCTTTTTCATTTAACAATCATATCATCCTTTTGGTAATATCTAGGACCATTCTTAACTTATATAGTATTTTGAAAATATAAGATCTTATTTTAAGATTAACTTTTTAGTTATTCTATTAATATCTTCTTTAAAAATTTTACTATTTTTAAAATCACCATTATTTTCTTTAATAAAAGATGATGGATGATGATTATATATTAAGTCTAAATGGACATTATTTCCTTGCAGCAAATAACTTAACATTGTTATAACATATCGATATTCTATATATTTGCCAAGCTGAATTACAGTAATTTCTCTATGAGAATTGTAGTTATTCTCAATGATATAATGCAATTCCTTACTTACATTATAAATAGCGTTATAGCATGATTCTTCCTCTTCTACTCGATTTTTCTTTGTTATGGGTTCTTTATACACATAAGTAATATATGGGTAAATTTTTGCTTCTTTTATTATAGAATTTAATATAGTATTGCGAAGATGAAGTTTATTTTTTGGGATATTGAATTCCGGAGCCAAATCTAGCATAATAATTGGTTTTTCATTTGGTTGGAATTGTGTAAGATTGCCTCTGGATGTATGACAGTCAAATAGGTTTTTAAAAACGCTTTCCTGATCTGAAATATTCTGATTTGAAAACATAATACTATCCTTAGTGATGTTTTTCATCATGGTTGCCATATCTTTTGTTAACATGATTAATCACTCCTCTTTATAATTATGACTATTATACAGCTTCAGGAAGATAAAGTACACTACGAATAATAAAATTAATTGTAGATGAAAATGGGGTGGTTTAAATGCCATTTAAAGGATTACCAGATAAAGCATATAAACAATGGGAAGCTGTATATAAATCATCGAAAGCTGCTGGAGATTCTGAGTCTATAGCAGCTAAAAAAGCGTGGGGTACTGTAAAAAAGAAATATAAAAAAGTTGGAGATAAATGGGTTTCAAAAACTGCATCTACAAAAGCCTCTAAAATATTTAATCTGATTAATATTCTCTTATCAGGAGTTTTAAACAATGACAAACAAAAACATTAAACTTATCTTAGAGCAAGGTTCCTCTTTTACTAAAGTTTTCCGATGGAAAGATAAATACAAAGAGCCTATAAATCTTTCCGGATACGACTTTAAATGCACATTCAGATATAACTTTGAAGATGCAAATATTTTATGTACAATTGATACGACAGATGTTGAAGTTAATGAAAATGGTTCTATATCTATTGACGATGCTTTAGGTCAAATAACTCTTTCATTGACTGACGTCATCACTTCAACGCTAAAAACCTATGATAACGGATTATGGAGTTTAGAATATCGTAGTAATGTAGATGAAGCATATCGTAAACTATTGGGTGGAAGATGGGTTGTTGACGCTGAGGTGACTAAGTAATGGCAGATCTAGATCCACGCATTGAGATTGTTGATGAAATATCTTACGTTGATATTGTAGAAGATAAAACAACAGTTGAAATAGTAGATGAAATAGCTTACGTTGAAATAGTTGAAGATATTACAACTATTGAAATAGTAGATGAAATAACTAGTATTGTTGAACTTGCAACTCAGGGTCCTCCGGGTGTTACTGGAGCTACAGGTCCAAAGGGTGAAGGTTTAACAATTGTTGATACGTTAGAATCTATAAATGATTTACCTAACCCGGGTATACCTTCAGAAGCATATTTAATTGATCAGGATCTATGGGTATGGGTTGATGATTCATGGACTAATGCCGGTAAAATAACAGGTCCTACTGGAGCTACAGGTGTTATAGGTCTACCTGGTGCAACTGGGCCACAGGGAATTCGGGGTGCATCTGGGTCTACTGGTTTAACCGGTTCAACAGGACCACGTGGCATTCAGGGAGCGTCAGGATCTACAGGTTTGATGGGTTCTATAGGTTTAACTGGTGCTACCGGTTCTACAGGCCCACAGGGTTTAAACGGTGGAAATTCTCAACCATATCGATACAGTACAACAACTACTGATGCCGACCCTGGTACTGGATATTTAAGATTCAACAATTCAACTCACAGTTCAGCAACTTTACTATATGTTGATTTATTGAATATAAATTCTGTTGATTTAACGGCATGGTTAGATTCTTTAGATGATTTAGGTAGTACACTATCTACACTACTATAGATTGGACTGCTGGATTAAAACATAAAAAAACTTTATCAAGTAGTCCTGAGTTAACATTCACTGCACCAACAGGGCCAACTAATCTTGTACTGAGAATTGTACAAGGCTCTAGCGCCTACACTATTACTTGGCCAGCTTCAGTAAAGTGGATCACTACACCATCTATTGCAACCACTAGTAAAACATATATCTTCAATTTTTACTTTGATGGTACATATTATTATGGATCCATGGCCGGCCCTTATACAGTGTAGGTGATTTAAATGGCTCAATACGCTCGACCGGATTCTGATATTTCTAAAAGCAACGTATCGTATTCAACTGGAACAGATGCATATGCGCTAGTGGATGAAACAAGCTACAGTGATACCGATTATTTCTATTATGCCGGTTCTTCCACGATGACTTGTGAAATGGGATTATCTTCTGTAGATGATCCAGAATCTTCATCTGGACATGTCTTGCGAATTAGAATCTCAAAAAGTAGTACATTTGGGAGCACCCCATCTGTTGCTTTAAAAGAAGGAAGTACCACTATAAGATCTTCAACATTGGGAGAACCCAGCAGTGCCACAACTTATGAAATCACTTTAACTACAGAGGAAGCAGATAGTATTACCGATTATGGTAATCTAAGTGTGTTAGTTACATTCCCGGGGTATATTATACCTCCAACAACTCGTTGCTACTGGATTGAATTCGAGGTACCGGATGCACCAATAAAAGTTGGATTAGAAATGGGCGCATGTTTTTAGATTATATAAGTAGAGAGGACGTCCTTTCTACTTAATTTCAACTGTTTTGATCTTAGTCTTCTGCTTAAAAACTTCTTTAAATATCATATTCACTAATTGACTGTGTCGTTCACTAATTTTGCTGTTATATACTGAGCTATTTGCTCCTAAATAACCAGCATTGGCTTCTTTTATGTTATAATTAGCTTTTTTCCAATAATTTCTCCATATCATATAACCAACATATATATTATCATATGGTGAAGTATATAATTTTTCTCTTGTAACACCATAATTCTTTTTAATTATATCTCCCCAAACTGACCACATTACCTGTGAAATTCCAACAGCTCCTACACCACTTCTAGCACTCATTTTAAAGTTAGACTCTACACTACACAAGGCAATATAATAAAGAATATTTTGCCTATCTTCTGGTACTTTGTTGAATAACCTAATAAATGAATTTGTAACAACATCAACATATTCTGGGTCATCTTCATTGAAATATTGAGTAATAAATTTAGTGATTATTCTTTTTAGTTGTGGTTTGGATAATTCATAAAATTCAACACTCTCATATTGTTTTCCATCTAAAAATGTTAATGCACCACTATCAGCTAAATACCCTGTCTTACTTTCAATATACATTCCTAAAGAAAATACTGATAAAAACATAAATAACATAATAAAAAGTATAGAACCATATTTTTTGATGTACGTTTTTATTCTCTTATTGATTGGTTTTTCAGTTCGATGTGATGAATGTACTTTTGGATTTTTCTTTTTTTGAATATGAACGTCATTTATTTGTTCCATATTTCCTCCTAAATTATAAAAGGAAGTCATTTCTGGCTTCCTTTGTTATTTAAACTTCGATTTCTTGAGATGTTGGCTTTATATCTGCACTTTCAGTTACTTCTTCATCAAAGTAATGACAGTCTGTTCCTAATTTTACTAGTAATCGATATTCTCCTTGTAATCGTTTTTGTTCATCAAGTAAAGCTAAAATTTCCTGTTGTTTTTCATTGATAATATTTTGTCTTACCTCAACTTCTTCTGCAAGCTTATTAAACTTTTCCGAAGTTTCGTCAATCATTTTTTCAAGCTGTTCTTTTGTCATGTCTATTCTTCCGTCCTCTCAATATAATTTAAGTTTATACATAGCTCTCTAATTGATATATCCTTTTCTCTAAAATAATCAATTAATGTAGCTAACTCTTCGTCATCAAGATCATATTGCTCCTTTAAATTTTCAATATATTTTTTATCTTCAGAGTAAATGCTTGCTTTATACCAGGCCATGAAGTATGGAAATTTGATTTTATTTTGAATCATAAATTTAACATAAAAATAAATATATTCTTTTGGTGTTAAGAATGTATTAACAATTGTAAACATTTCAACATTTTTTCTTGTAAATTTATTATACAATAAATTATGATTTAATGCCCATGAAATGAAATAGAAATCTCCATCTTCAAGTTCTTTAAACTGCTCATCCAATAACTCATCTACATCATCGAGCAGATCATTTGTTCTTATAATATCATAAATTTTACGAATATGATCAAAAGGACCTAGTTTTTTACGAGTTTCCACAATATCATTTTCCACTTTATTGGCAAATGAAAATACACCCATCTCATCACTCTTCTTTGCATTCGATTAGTTCTATTATACCATCCTTTTTCGATATTGTAAACCTATAGACTCTATCGTCCATATTAAATTGGACAGTATAATTTTCCTTTCTTTGATTGTTTTTAATATCAATGATATTAGTTTCAGCTTTATTGTAACTCGTGATAATCTTGTTTAGGACTGACTGATTGAATTTATCTTTAGTTTTTATATATAATGAGATAGTTTCAGTTATATAACTTGACAGATCTGTTATCTTCTGAATCTCTTCCTTTCCATGATAATCAAAAACAAATTTTGAAAATCCATCAGCCTCAATTGGAATTGATTGTTGAATATTTGAAAGATCAAAAGTGTCTGGAGTTATCTTTTTATCATTATCGCTACTTTCGTTATACATTTTCAATGCATCAACTATTTTCCTATCTAGATCATTAAGCATATGTTTAGCAAATTCTTCAGTAGCATTTTGCATGGTCGATTGCTCATTTGGGATGGCTGGTTTAAAAAAATCAGTTTCATCTCCACATTCATATTGTTTTTTAATAGCCTTTGAGATTGACCATAGATTAAAATCTTCATCCATTATAACGTTATATATGTCATGATATACAGGTGTATCAATTGCATCATTTTTGACTATATCTTCTGATGAGACCATTGTCGGGAAAGTTGTTCCAGTTATTTTGGAGTATAAAACCTCAATAATTTTAGTAAAAAATTGATCATGTATTAAGTAATCAGAATCAAGTTGATCCGGTGGTTCTTCTTCGTTTTCTGAATCATCGCCATATATGTTATTTAATGTTTTCTTTAAGTCTTCTATACCATAATCATCTTCTACTGATTCAGCTGCATCAATGGCCATTTCAAATTCTTTAGGCAGTTTAATATTATTACTTACATCTATTGCTGAGATTCCATAGCTAGCCAATAATTCATGACGTTTCTTAAAAACAATTTTATATATTGCCGGGTATTGTTCGAATAAACCTGGGAACATGTTATCATCAATGATGTCTGGGATATGTTCAGAATTTTCAGCCCAAATATCAGATTTTATGACAGCACAAGAAATGCATCGTTCAGGAATTTCGAAATAAGACATTATCATTAACATCATTCTAGATGCAGACTCTACTTCTTTATCGGTCAATTTCTTTTCTGAGGCATCTAAAATAGGTTCAATTAGAACCTTTAATTTGATTTGTCCAGAATCATGAAGCATTTTTATAACAAGTATACTGAATTCGGTTTTTTCATAGACTATTTTAAGAAACTGGTTAATAAAAAACCGGATTGTTTCTGGTAGATTATATCCTGTTTTTGAATAATGAAAAACTGTTGCCATTGATACAGTTGCAACCATATCAACATATTTTTGGACATTAGATCTATTAACAAAAAAACCACAATATTCTAAGATTGATTGGTATCTTGTTGCAACAGAAGACATATACTTATATAAAAAGATAAGTTCGTCCATGGGTGAATTCAGTGAAACTGCAGTATAAATTAAAGTTGATATATCATTGTGTCGAGCAGAAGATAATTCAACTAATTTGTCGATTGAAATATTAACATTTGCATCTAAAGAGAATTCACTCATATGAGTACCTCCTAAAAGAAATCAATCAAGATGAAAGAATTGAAAAAAAACTCATCATTTTCAATAACAACGGAGCCTAAACTTCTTCCATCATCTGTCATCGCATGCCCACCGCCGTCAAAAATTGTCTTTGCAATATCAAATGATGACGAATTATCCCCATCTAATGATAGTTTATGTAATAACCGGTTATAACATATAACATTCTTAGTTAAATCCATCAATGGTCTATCTTTTGACCAATCACTGATCCTAAATTTCCATTGATTTGCTGGACCTGCCTTTTTAAGGAATATATTTAGATTTGAGCGATATTTCCAAATAACAGATCTTCCACAATCAAATGGTGAATCAATGATAAGCAGTTTAAATGGAGTTTTAGTTGGATCTTTTAAGAAAACAATTTGCATTTCAAATGCCGGAGTTGTTGGTTCAATGTAATTGTTGATTAAATCTGCAATTTCATCATTATATATTGCTAATATTAAATTTATAATTTTGTTTTGGGATAAAATATTGAAAAATGTTAATGTTCGTTTAATATCAACATCATCCATTTTACATAATAGATCATTGATCAATATTAATACATTGTTTATATCATGATGATCTAAATTTTTAACTTTTAGTCTAGAATCCATTTCGTTTATAATTTCACCTAATACCCCAGAATTCAAATCATCGTATGTTGCTCTGGTAGCTTTCATAAATCGACTTAAAGACCTACAAAAACCTGAGATTTTTTTATCAAAAACGTTAATTTCTGATTCTTTTGAGAATATGTCTGTTAAAGCTAATTTAGCTTCCGGATCAATGTCTCCATAATTTCCAATGATATGTGCCATTTTCAAATGTTGTCTATAATTTTCATCCATTTTACCGTATTCGATATCATATAAGATCTTTTTAACAATCATTCCTGAACATAATCCATCAATATCAGAATGCATCCATATCGTGATATCAATATCTTCTCCACTGCGGTCTAATATTGCTTTTATTGTATTATATATGTGTTTATAGTTAACTATCATCATGTCAGAATTGCTTTTGTATATTGCTCCAGTTAACTGTTCCACTAAATGGTGATCGATAAATATTATGCTATCAGACTGTGAATTATAATCAAAAGAATGATCAACAACAATGTGCAATTTATGGTCTAACATTATTTTGGGCCGGCTGAAAGAATTAAATTTAAATTCTAATTTAATTGAGTTGATATTATCATTTGGGATGGTGGTTAATTTTACTAAATTTAATCCTATAATTTTATCTTCATTTAAAAAATCTATCTCTTCTGGTTTTTTCATTTAATAACCTTCCTTAATATTCTATATGTAGCCCTATTAATGAAATCCTGGGATTCCTCGAGTGTGACATATTTATAAGCATTCACTTCCGGAAGGACTCGTCCATATTTGTCCCTAAACATAGAAATGCAATGCATTTCCTTTATTGGAAATTCATTTTCAGCAATATATTCAAATATGGCCATATGTTTATTTTCAAAATACGGATAAATTCCATGAAAGTTTAATTTATCCGGAGAAATAACTATTCCAACCTCTTCGTGTAATTCTCTCGCGGCCGCGTATGCTTTACTTGGATCTTCAGGATCTTCAATGCCTTTAGGTAACCCCCAATAGGGGCCACCAGTAGAGTGACAAATCAGAAACTTATCTCTAACCCTATATAGAACAGCACATGTAACAGGTATATCGTTAGTCAAAATAAATCACCTCTGTGGTATTATATCATAATTATAGACATTTGTAAATGTTTATATATTCATTGCTGCTAATAATCCACTAACAGCAGCCTGACAGATTCCGCGGCTGACTCCACTTCCATCACCAATTAAATATAGGTTAGGAATTTGTTTGCTCATCATAGTTGAATCAACATCATATTTGTTGCTATATAGCTTAATTTCTACTCCATATAATAATGTGTCATTATGATTAATGCCTGGGATGACATGATTCAATGCTTCAAACATTTCCAATATAGATACCAGGTGTCGGTGTGGGAGAACTAGACTGAGGTCACCAGGGGATGCCTGGAGAGTGGGTCTGACCATACCCCTTGATATTCTATCTATTGTAGATCTTCTACCATTTCTAAGATCTCCTAATCTTTGCACAATATTTCCACCATCTGCTAGAAGATTGGCCAATCTTGCGATATGTGTTGCATAACTATTTGGATCGTTAAATGGTTCCGTAAAGGTTTTGCTGACCAAAATAGCAAAATTAGTGTTCTCTGTTTGTTCATATCGATTGCTATGTCCATTTACTGTAACAATATCTGAAGCTTTATTGTATTCAGTTGTAACTTCACCATGAGGACACATGCAGAATGTTCGTACACGATCGTCATACGTTGGAGTATTATATAGGCATTTAACTTCATAGAATTTATCTGTTAATTCTTCAGCAATAGACGCTAATGTTTCAACTCGTACACCAATATCAACAGCTATAGGTTTAGATTTAATTCCTAAATTTTCAATCATTTTAACGGTTCCAATTGAACCTTCTCTTCCAGTTGCTATAATCAGATTCTTACATGTATAAAGATCAGCACGAGTTGGTTTATTGCAATCTGTTACTGTAAGCACGAATTCTCCTGACGAATTTCTCATTATATGAGTAACCTGTTTCTCGGTAACAATATGATCTTTTACTTTATTATATAGATTAGATACAACTAGTTTAGATCCATCAGTTCCAAGATGTCGATAAACTGCCGGAATAATTCTCATTCCGTGTTTGTTACCCAATTTAATTATATTTTTACAATCATCATCTGATGGTTTGAATAAACCATTTTCAGGCGCGCCATGTTCTATAAAAATCTTATCTACTTCAGCAATATAATCATTCAATTCTTGAATACTCATATACTCATGTAAATTTCCACCAAATTCTGGTGTTAAAGTTATTTTACCATCTGAATTTGTCCCAGCTCCACCAATTCCACATGAAATATTACAAGGATTACACTGTAAACAATTAGTCAAATTTTTATTTTCATTTCTAGGGCAAAGTCTTTTATCAACAGATTTGCCTTTTTCTATTAACATAAAGTCAGTTTTACCTGACATTTTAAGATTATACGCCGCAAATAATCCTGCAGGTCCTGCACCGATTATACATGTATTGAATTTCATATTATAATTCCTTTCTAATATAAGTTAACATATTATAACTTATGAGGTGATTTTTTGTATTACATTGGAATTGACGTAGGTTTGACCGGTTCGATTTGTATTTTAGATGATAGTGGCAAATTATCAGAATCAATAAAAATGCCAGTTGTTGATGTAGAAGATTCAGCATATAAGCATTGGTATGATCCTAAAAAAATCTTAGAGATTTTTCAGAGAAACTATCCAGCTGAAGTTATTCTAGAATATCAAAGACCGATGACCGGACAAGGTATAAGTACAACTTTCAGGTTAGGGCGTGGTTTTGGACTATTAGAAGGTTTAACTTCTAGTATATACTATAATAATGTATATATTCTAGATCCTAAACGCTGGCAAAATACCTTAGCTAAAAAATATTTATCAAAACAACAAATAATTTCTTTTGTAAAAAAATCTTTAGATTATGATTATATTTTATCGACAATAGAAGATGGTGAATTTAAAGATCGTTATACCAAAATGATTGGTAACAAATCTACTTCACCATCAAAAGCAAAATCATTATTAATATTTCATTCTATAACAAAATTAGAAGGTAATATTGATATTTTATATAAAGATCATAACATGATTGACGCATATTTAATTGCTAAATTCTGCTTCGAAAATCGCCCTAGCAAAAGATCTTAATTCTTCAATGTCGGTAGCCAAGTCATTAATAATAAGATAATCTGGTTGGTAATTATCCATTGAAGTTTCACTAACATCAGCCAAAGTTTCCTGGTCCATTTCTCTATTTCCATCGCGATTTGGACCTTTAATTTTGATTGTCACTGACTTATTCCAGCCATATTTTTTATTAAATAATTCAAGCAACCTAGAAATTTCATTTGGGTGTCTGACATCTCCAATAATTATTCTAGCCTCATTATTTGGAAGTTTTCCTTCTTCGTATGATTCAATATATGATTCTATATCTTCAAATACCCAATCAACCCAAAAATTTTCATCATATTTTCTAAATGCATATCCAACATCTTGCAGCAATTTTCTACCTCTCAGATTTTTTTCATTATCCCATCCAGCATACATCAAAACTGCCTTAAGATTATCTGCATAGAAAAAAGGCTCAAATTGATATTCAGATTTGAATATGTTCACTAAGGTATCTTTTCCCGCTCCAACTTTACCTAATATAAAAACTAGTTTATGCATGTTGTTTACTCTTCCTTTTCGTAGAATTAAGTATTGCATATTTCAGATAGGGTGTTCTATTTTTAAGCAACAGATTCTTTAATTCTATAGCTCCATATTTAGACAATAAATCTGCCGGATCGCCTTCTTCTAATTCAATTACAAATACATTTGAAAAATTCTCAATTAATTTTTTACCAAAATTCATGATGCTTGAATATATTTCCTTATCTTTTTTTGGACTATCTAATGTTAAGTATATCTGTGTATTAGTAGGAAATGTTTTTGTTAACTCTGACATTGAACCTGCAACATTACCTTTGCCGAATGTACATATTGAAACATAATTAGTGAAAGCATAATTAATTGCATAAGAATCAAAATAACCTTCAGATATATACAAACTATTGCTACTAAGATTTGATGCAACTTCATCCAGAAAACCAATCATTGGCTTGTCTGGTTCTATAACATTCATATTATATCTTGGTATTGTTTCTAAGTCAATATATCTTCTTCCCATATATGCAATAATATCATCATTTGTACTAATTGGAATATAGATATATTTATCATCTGCTAGATAACTTTCAACTTCATTTAAATTTCCATATGTTCTTTTAAGTGCATAATTATATGCGGATTTCATTTTTCTAATATTCAATAATCCATGCATTTCAATAAATTTCTTTACTTTTATTGCATTTTCATTTTTTATTTCTGTTTCAGATTTATGAATGATTGAATTGCTTTTTAATATAGTTTTAATATCATATAAAGACATGCTTGTTAAAGCATTTAATAAATCTACAAACTCAACATCTAGATGAATGTACTTTAAAAGTTTATTCAACGATCCAGATTCTTCACACTTGAAACATTTAAAGTTTCCCCAATCTAGATTAACTGTGAGTTTTTGGCGATTTTCTCCATGGTCACAATATGGACAATTTGCCTTAAGCCGATCTGGTTTACCGGATACCTGTTGGCAATTAGTTAGACCGGACATAAAGAAATGTGATATGTCCGTCAGATGCTTAGATATTACTTTAGTATATAAGATCTGCTTTTTAGAATACAAAACCATGCACCAAATTTTCAATACATCTCATAGCCTCACTAAAATGGCTGATATTTTGAGATGTACTCGAATATATTGTCATTGTCAATGGTTTAACATCATAGACAGGAACTATGAAATATTTATATATTGTCAAAATATCAGGAAGTAGTTCATTTTCTAAGTCACTGGCTCTAAAAATTAATTTGAATGAATCTTCCATGTAATGTATTGCTGCTAAACATGTTGTATCGATACTAGTGTATCTCAATTCAGATGCAGCATATTCATCTAAACTGTTAGCCATTCGCATAAATATTCTTCTTGATTTAGGTCTAATAGATAACATTTGTTTAATATTATTAATACAGTTTTCATAATGAGCTTTAAAGTTGATATGATTATAACAATGAATAGTATCGATATTTCTTAAAGCACATGTGACGGTGTATATTGATCCAGACATATTATCAACTTGATTAATATTTCTCAATGCCGGTCTGTCCTTTACAAAATCAGATTCTAACCAAATCTGCTTTGATGCATCAAATTTTGCAAATTGTTCAGATTTCAATTTAGTATAAGGATCTAGGTCAATATATTTTTCGTATTGATCAATTTTAAAATAATTGTGTTTGATCAAATAATCATCATCTTCATATATTGGAAATTTAATAACTTCAATCATCTGAATCATCCCCATATACTAACTTATATAATCCTCCAGCATAATTGTTAATTGTATTTCTGTCTATCGATCGATAAGTCAATGCAGCTGGATGTATATATGATCTCAAGACATCACGATATTTTTCAGGTAAATTTTGATGCAAAAATCTTGCAGTGTTTTTACCAAGAGCAATAATCATTGGGGGATCGATAAGTTCTATTTCTTTCATCAAAATATGAAAATTATCATTAAAATCATCTATTTTCACATCATTGCCGGGTTTAGCATACTTGAGCAAATTTGTTATATATGGACATTCATTAAATCTAGAAAATAAAGAGAATCTTAGAATAGCACTGGTTGCAGTAAATATAAAGGAAGGTTTTAAATATTCTGAATTTAAAGCCCTACCTTTCCTACCTGGAGCTTCACCAACGATCATAATATTTCCTTGTCTAAATACACCGGTCGGATGACATCTGGAATCTTCCCATTCCGGGTCTACATGATAGGATTTACATAAATCTAAGATAACATCAGATTTTTCTTTGTCTTCAGTGCAAAGTCCAGGGAATAGAAATGGCTGCATTACATTTATGTAATCGACTGAACCATATTCGTTTGTTATAACATTAGAAAGAAGGTAATTTTTTTCTACATGTCTAAGATAAGCTTCTAGAAATTCTTCCCAAATCGATGTAAATTTAGTAAAATCGATGCAATTGAATAGAACATCAATTGGGTTCTTTTCTTGCAATATGTTAACTTCACATAACTTATCTAGAGTATTGGTTTGCAACATACTATTAACCAATAAAGATTTTATTGTAAATGCTTCTAGATTTTGTTTAACTAAAATATTATTTGGTCTCATTGGATCTGTATTATATGTTGGATCAATCGGATGAAAATATAATACTTTATCATAGATATTTTTCATGCTAAAATTCATTTTTTTTATGATTATTTCAGCCATACAATAATAATCTTCTATATCCTTACCTGTTAGCTGATTTGCATCAACATATTTAGTGTAGTAATATAAACTATCAGCCAGACTACGGTCCAGGATGACTATTTTATTTTGATTGTGATCAGCTGTCCTACAAAATAATTCATGAGTCATTTTTTCTGAAATGATTTTAAGTTGCAAATCAAAATAAGCTTTTGTATCTTTTCTTATTTCATCGATGTTTGTAATATATTTTCTAATGACCTCATCATATACCACAACTGAATCTCCCAGCAGTGATTTAATATTATTAATAAATGTGGTTTTGCCGCTGTGACTAGCACCAGATATTGCAATTACATAAGGTTCCATTCAATTCCCTCCGATAAACATAAATAAAAATAGAGGCTGCTATGCCTCTATTTTATCATGTTTTATACTTTTTGTAAACAGTCAATTTTTCTTATCATCATAGATAAGTAGGTGAATCTTTGATTTATCTATTCCTTTGTCAGTTGCCATTTGCAAATTAAATCCCAAATCATCGATAGCATCTTGTGCAGTATATACAATCGGTTTACCGTGCACATTTAATGAAGTATTAATTATAGCTCCAATCCCAAGTTCTCTATATAATTTATCGATAAGCTTGAAGATGTAGGAATTTTCATCCTGGATAATCTGAGGTCGTCCAGAATATAGTGCACCACCTGGATACGGATTAGCCACACCCCTATAAATTTTGAATGCTTCCACGTTATTCATGACATCAGGTTTATAATCCACAGTAACAATCATATAACCTAAACTACCAACAATTCGATCCATTTGTGCATTGTCAAATATATCATAAGCAGCTCTAGGAATTGTAACTGGAGCGAATGGCATGACTGTATTTCTACCATTTATTGAGTTAATTAGATCAACATTTTCATCATAACCTACACTTAATGTAGAAGTATTACATAATGCTCTTGGACCAAATTCCATATTTCCTGTAACAACTTGAACGATATGATTATTTTTTAGGTAGTTAAAAGCTTTTTCTATCAATTCTTCTTTAGTATTTACTAGTTCTACATGAGATTTAACTTCTTCAGGGATATTCAATGAATCACTAGATAATTCTCTATAACCCCATGTCAAATCGTAATAAGGAAATTCTCCAAAATTTTTCACATATAAACCGATAGCTGCTCCCTGGTCACCTGCCAAAGGTCCGGCACATAGAAATCCAGGAATTGTCTTAAGAATACTATTATTCAATTTTACATTATAATACAATCCACCAGAAACTAGAACATTGCTGGCCTTATAGTAATTGAGTAAAGATGTATGGATTATTTCAATTATAGTTTGAATATAATGTCCGACTATACTTCTCCTTACATTTACATCAGAAATATTTACAGGGTATTCAAACTCTAAATTTTCCAACAAGTCTGCAAATCTATGGTGCCATAGAGCTTTGATTGTCATTAAATAATCAACATTAATATATTTCCCGTCTGAGTTATGACATTCTAGTAAGTCTCTGCAACATGAGTATTTATAAAATTTATCAAACCATTCATGTGCATATTGATTTGCATAAGTTTCAATCTTCTTTTCTACTGAATAACCAACTAAATCTCGGATCTTAGATTCATATCCCAAAAATTTATATTCATCTTCGTTTTCTTTCATTCCAACGAAAGATGTGGCATATTGATACATCAAACCAAGAGAATTTTCATAGCCATATATTTTATCAGCAACTGACAATCTGATATTGTTAAATTCATCTAAGTTTATTGTATATGTTGTAACAACTTCTTCATTATTTCCAAAACCATCTAGAACAAAAACAAATGACGGTTCATCAATTAACTTATGGTACTGCTCTTCAGTACAATGATTCATGAAGAAACTTAAAACTGAAACAGCATGAGCATCGTGGTGGGTAAAGTTTTCATCTAATTTGACAATTTTGAAGTTATAGTTATTTTTATATTCTTCAATTAAATCATAATTGTAATGCTTATTAATCTTTTCATGGTATGCATCTGTAAAATCGAAATCATCATACCAATGACTAATCACAAAATAATTATCAACTTCTTTTGATGGTTGATACAGCTCAATAATTTTATTGATTGCATCCTTTGCAAACTTAGAAGAAGACTTCTCACGAGTAAATCTTTCTTGCTCATAGGCTGCAATAATTTTACCGTCAGCAATACCAACCGCTGAAGCATTGTGACCTAAAGATAAAGCGATATATAAACTGGGTTTAGCAGACATTAATTATCCTCCTTGATAGTACTATTATATTCTTTCATTATTATACCATATAATTTCATAATTGTAAACAGAGAGTTGTCAGTTTCATTTAGATTAATATATGGTATAGAGTTATCCTCATATAACTTACGGATTTCTTGATCTTTTATCAATGCTTCTTCTTCGGACTGAATTCTACCTGCGGTCTCATACGGCAAATTTCTTTTAATCATGATATTAATATTAACGAAAGACTTATCCAAATCTATAACTTTAGGCAAAAAATCTTTTGGATATTCACCATACACTAAACCTAATATTAGAGGACTATCAGTTATAGCAATATCAACTTTATTTCTTAACATTTCCATTCGATTATATTGTTCCATTGTTACATGAACTTGATCTTTAAGCAGATCATATTTTTGCAACCATACCAAATCTTTAGCGTATTCTCTAACTAATTCGATTATTAAGTTGTTATATGATTGTGTTTTCATATACCAATATAAACCAGCGGCCAAGGTTGATTTTCCTGCACTTGGCCCACTGATCAGATTGACATATAAAGTTTTTTTGGTTGGGTTAACTATCAAGGCTCCTCACATTCCAATATCAAGTTAGTAGATTCATTATATGAATCATTTTTACTATAAAACAACATAATTGAATCTAAATCCATATCTTCAGTTGAAACTGAACCAATTACTATAGTTTTACCTAACAATATGTTCATTAGCAGAGTTTCTGTTTGTCTTTCATCTAAACCATAAGTTTCAGCTATTTCTTTACAATCCTCAAGCTTTGGATTAACATATGTTTTTTCAATATAAGGATTTAAATTGACCTTTCTCTTCAATTTTATTTTAACATCTTTAAAATCTTGCCTATCCTTAGGATCAAATGCTATAATAAATGAGCTACTTGAACTATTTGAAACAAATCCATTTCTTATTTTCATTAATTATCAAACCACGCTTCAGCTATAACTAATGGTTCTTTTCCAGTATATTTTAACATATAGTTATATATTGGATCTGATTCAAAAGTTTTTTGTAAATTGTTTAAATTGTTTAAATATTCACTGAATTTAATATCAGATGGTAATTCTATACCAATACTATGATCATCATATCCACTACAATGATACTCCATTTTAGTTGGATATGCGCTAATTAAATATTCTAGTAACTCATTTTCTTCGAATCCAGATTCCTCAAGAATATCGTTTGTTAGTTTTGATATATCGCCATCTAAATCGTTATTGACTAATTTAGTCAATTCTTTAACTGTGTCACTCCACCAATTATCTTCGGTAATTTCAGGCAAACCAATTTCTTTGACTAAACCGATAATGAACTCGGCAGCATTAATGTCATAAGTAGACCAACCTATGCCAACAAAGCTACTAGTACTACTATTAGAAACAAAACCTTGTCTAATTTTCATAATATCCATCCTCCTATAATTAACAATCTACATTTAAGATGTCACTTTCAGTTATCCCTAATTCTAATAACAATGTTTCCATATGTTCATAACCCTCATATGCTTTGAAAAATAAAACTTTATCATTATATTGAAAATCTGGGCTATGATAATCATAGATAAGACCTTCATTTGCTAATCTCCAATATTCTCTTTCTAATATATCAATATTATTTTTTGATAGATTACCAATATAAATGATAAAACTACTTGAACTACTGTTGGAAACAAAACCATGTCTAATTTTCATGTCTTACTCTCCAATGAATTTATTTAATATCTTTGTTTACAACTAAAATTATATTTAAGCATATCTAATATGAATCCTCCGAATATTCTCCATATTCATCCGCTCTTCTATATTCTTCATGCAATTCTCGTTCTTCTCTTTCTCTAGAAAGTCTTCTCTCTAATTCCTCTATTCTAGCTTTTGCCTTACCTTCAGGAGAATTCTCTCTTCTAGCTCTATCATACTCTCTTCGTTCTTCGTCATCCATCATGTGAACTTCATGTCCGTTAAAATTCCCATACATGTTAAAATCTCCTTAAGCAAAATTGGGGTAGAAGTAAATACCCCATTGATATTAACTTACTGCTGAACACCTTTTAAGTAGTCTAAAATTCCACCACTTGGCTTTAGAATAATTGGTGTTCCAGGGATAACTTTCTTATAAAAGTCCATTGTCTTCATGAAACGATAGAGATCTGGAGCAACACCATTTCGTTCAGCGGCTTGATTTTTCTTCATAAATAAAGCTAACCAGTCTCCACCCTTCAGAAAAATCAACAGACCAACTGCTACTAATACGGCTAAAACAATTGTCAATACAATTATCATTTATATTTCCTCCATTCTTAAAGATCATAAAAGACACAATTTCGACAATTTTTAATATTTTTCTCTCGCCATTCAGTTACACGAGGATTCATCCATACATCGGTCAAAAAATCTTTGGCTTCAACAACATTAATACCTTTTTCCCATCCAGGAGCTCCTTCACCAAATGAACATGGATACATTTCTCCTTTAACATTAATATAAATGCTAAAACAGGTTGATTCACATGGTTCTGCTAACATCTTATACATCTTATATTGAGGAGAATCTTTAACAGCCTCCAAAAATTTATTTGCTCCGCATGAATCAAACCCTAGAATGACATCCTGTTCAATTGCTAGATTAATAAGTTCTTTGTATTTGACCATATTTGTCAATGGTCTCATCGTGTTACGAGCTCCTTTTGGTTTTAAAAGAAGAAACACGATAGCATTTAGATCCTTTAGACGAGGATCTTGTTTACTTTTGATAATTAAATCCATACAGTCATCAATTGTATCATCTGATAAGATCTTATGAATATTGACGGTAGTCATCCCTAGATCTGTAAATTTCTTTACAGCATTAAAACATAAGTCATCACCGTAGTGTGAAACAGCTACGGCTCCACATAGTTCTGCTATATGTTGTGCATATGAAACACCTTCAAAATCACAAGAATCTAGATTTGCTCCATTAACCGTTAGGTTAGGGAAGACATTGTTGTTTCTACACCAGCGAAACATATGAATTAGATCCGGATTAGCATTAATATCACCAATACCAAATGCAATTTGTGTAAGATTATTTTCCTGATTTAGTTTATTGAATACATTAATGAATGTTTCCAATGACATATTTTCTCCGTGTCCGGTATTAGATTTATAACACCATGGACAAGGAGTGCCATTTGGTCCATTGCAAATTGTAGATACTTCAATATCTGCAATTTCTGGTCCTACCGGAGAGAAATCTGGATCTTGGTCTTTGACCCAGCCCCATCTAAGAAATAGGCCATTGTCATAAAAATCATAATTATATCCTGGAAGTCTCTGATTCTTAATTAGTTTCACGATTCATTTCTTCCTTAATATCAAAATATTTGTCGTAAGCTTCCCAAAGCTTTACTGCCAGACATCCTTCCTTATGTGCAGCCTTACCCTGTTTAGGACTATAAAGAGTCCACTCTGCACCACAGATAAGACACTTGAAATGCTCTTCGGGATGTTCGTTGATAGTCATGTTCTTATGATGGAACATGTTAGGACCCTGGATCATTTCATCAAGAACATCAAAGACCTCAAGCTTAGCCGCTAGAATAGAATCTTTCTCGTTTTCACCAATACACATCCGGCATTCCCCCATCTAGATATTTTAGTTTAGGCTATTTATTTTATCAATCAACTTATCAATATCATTTTGCATATCATTGCGCCAACCACGATAATTGAACGGATCTATACTCTCATAAAAATCGTAGTAAACATACGCTGTAACTAAATCAAGAATATATTTTTTAATGTTGTCACTGCATGTATCTAAATTAATTAAATTCCTTAGATAATTCTTGCAATGATCTAGCTTCTCAGATTTCTCATCCATCAACATTAAATATTACCTCCCAATTTAGTAATATTAACTATCAGCTGTTATTGGATTTTCTTTTAGTTCCTCTTCAATTAGTTCATTAATTTGATTTAATTTAAGGCGGTGTTGCCATAATCGTTTGCACTCCGGACAATCGGTCTTAGGTGCATGCATTGCATGATATGCAGGATGATTTCTACACCAGTTTTCAACCATACATTCCAAATGCATCATTTTAATTAGGTTTAATGTGTGCACATCAATTCTAACACTCATATCAATTCTCCTTACTTTGCCTCTTGGCATCGCGGCGCTCATGGACATTTGCCAGCCGCTTTGATATCCGGCGGCCACGTCGTCCATCATATTTCCAACTCGTTATTTTGGATTTCTTTCGCATGGCCATAACCAGGACCTCCTTACAAAATCACTGCTATAGGATATTATATCACAAATTTACGGATATGTAATTAAAAAACGATTAAAGTCTACCATCATATCCAAGTTTTATTTTTTTATGATATAGCACTGAAAATTTATCATTTATTATAAAATTTGTGTGATAATGACCAAAATACCAATGTTTAAACTCGAGTTTATTATAAATCATTTCCAGAAACTTACTTACATAATCCTTTGTTTTTGATTCACAACCTCTAGAAGTTTCAAATATATAATGGGTGAGCATATAATCCACGATAGAACTTGGAGCAACATGTGTAAGAACATAATCCACCTTAAAGTTATGCTGCTCCAGGGTCATCAGAGCATGCTCCTCTTCGACCATGGTCGGATATTCCTCTTCCCACCACGAAATTCTCGGGATTCTATATTTTTTGTCAACTGATAAACCGCCACCAAAAACAAAGAACTTTTCATCATTTAAAATATATACATTTCCTCGCATCAGGTGATATAGTTTATCATTGATTTTATGCGCCTTTCCTCCACAAAAATCAACTATTGGATATGAATTAATCATCGGAAAATTTTCATGGTTGCCATCAATGAAGCATGTAATATACTTTTGCTGACTGAAAAATTCTAAATTCTCAATTTCTTCTTGTTTTGGTGGATTATACCAAAAACAACCAAAATCTCCTAATTGTAGAAGATAGTCATTTTCAGTTAGCATATCACTTTCCGGAAAATATGTTGGAGTTAGTCGTGTAATATCTCCATGGAGATCTCCAGTTAAATAGATCATTCTATTGGTTTCACCTCATTATTCTCATCAGTTACTGGAGTTTCTTCTCTAGGGTTAATGTAAATCTGCCATTCAATTTCAATATCAATTATTCTACCAGACTCCGTTTTTTCATGTGTCTTTGTTTTATTAATCATGACAATATCTTCTACAATTCCTTCAATAACCAATTTATCATCATCATACAACTCAACCGTTAAATCTAATTCCGGAACAACCGCAGGTTTTAAATATGCTCCAAGAACATCAGACCGCCTTAATACGTGATTCCATACTACTTTATCTGTTTTTTGATTAATATATAATATTCTGTATATATAAGCATTCCTAAATTCGTTAAGCTTCTTAGTTTCTTCTCGATAAATTTCTCTTTCCTTTTCTCTGCTTTGTTCTCTCTCCCCTTCTCTAGTTTTAGTATCATTAATGGTTTTTACCGCTAAAAGTACAAAGAACGATAATATTATGACCATCCACACTACTAAAATTATATCTGGTATATCCACAACAATCACTCCTTTATATAATTGTTAATATTATACTATAAAATAACCAGTTTGTAAATAGTAGAAAAGACCCTTTCGGGTCTTTTCAGTTTAATTAACTATCTTCAATCTTTTCTTAACTTCTATTTTTCTTTTGCACCAATCATATATTACTGCTAATGTTAATATATACAATAACAGATAACTCACGGAAATCAATATACTACCAGTCAAACCAAAAATTAACAGTGTAAAACATACTGCGCCAAATAAACATAACAATAAAATTGCTATTATTCCTATCAACATAATAAAAGGCATCGATCGATGTATTATATATAATAGACTAAATAAAAAATCACCCTCATTTAATTCCGGAAAGTTTTTATAAATATACATTTTGGTAATAATTTCCATTTGTTCGTTCGTAGATAACCAGCCCATTTGTATCCGCTTATTTAATTCTTCTATTCTTTTATCAGTAGACATCTTGTCCTCCAATCAAAACAACGCCGTTCCACACCTGTCACAGTAGTTTTGCTTACTGTTGCAAACTTTTCCACATGTTTCACATCTAATCTTATCAGAAACTGTTATTGGAGTTTCAATTTTTTTCTTGTTATCATTAAACCCCTTTAAGTTTAGTACAATTACGTGCTTGTTTGACTCCAAGTCTCCAATGTAACCTCTAGTAAAAGACTGTTCTGACTTAGAACCTTTGACTGTTATACCAACATCATAGGTTGGAGAATATTGCTCATTGTCATTACATATATAACTTGATGAAACAACTGATGTAGTTTCATTGAAAAGCTTGATCATTTTAGCAGTGTTGTCATCTACATTGTCTTTCCAAGTTACACGATAGGGTTCAACGTCCTTAGGTGTACTCCACCAATCCCATTCCCAATGTTTATAAATTGGGATGTCAATTGTTTCACGTTCAAACTGATACTCAACTCGAATGAGACCGTCATCAATTTTGTCTCCACGATAATTACTAATTTCTTCAGTCTTTTCAATGAATTTGAATCGATTGTTTGTTTTGTAAAAGCGTTCTAACTCAATTTCACTGTTGGGACCAACAACTAACCCACTACCGAGAGAAAATAAAGATTCTCCATCAATCCATATGTTAACTAGGGCTTTGCGACTGTTGAGATTCTTGATTAAAATTGAATACTCTTGACCAAAAGGTAGGAATACGTCATTCTTTTTCTCTCGCATTATCTTACCGTTGCACTTTACTACTGCTACTAACTGATTACTGTACACCATTTTGCATCAAACTCCTCTATATTATTACGGGGTTCCGTCTAGAACCCTCTTCTTATTTAAAGACGGACTATATTAATGGAGATGCTACATATTAATCAATGCGTTCTAATTCTAAATACTTAACGTTGTCTCCTGTCATTTGTTCAATATAAACATCTTCATATTGTTTGACTTTATCAATCCTTTCAATTATTCTAATTCAAAACCAAAGTTACATACTATCTGTTTAGCTTGTGATCCAGTAGAAGTTTGTTCACTATAAAATAATTCAACATCAATTTCAGGAATGCCATTCGTAGTAAACATTACTGGTGTGACTTTTACACTATTAGCTGAATATTTATCGTCATTAAATTCTGGAACTAACAATAGTTCAGTTAATATCTTTTCTGAAAAAACCTCAAGAATATTATCTCCAGTTATAGGAGACTCTTCAGAACTTTTAATTTTATCAAAAGCTTTAATTACACAGTCTTCTAGTATTTTTGTAAGAACATCAGGTTTAAATAGAACTTCATCTACTGTCTTATCGTTCATAATATTCATTTCCTTTTAATTATCTAAAAAATTCCAGAAATTTGTATTGATGAATGCTCCAATTTCCAGATCTATTGATTTATTTTCTTCGATTAATTTCTTAGCTACATTGACTAATTTTTCTTCTAATAGTTCATCCTCGAGTTGTTTATTCATGACTTTCAAATTTTTTTATTAAATCGGATAATCTTTCAAGCGATTTTGCAGTACTTTGACTAACTAGTACTCCAGCTTCCATATCATAACAAGTACAACGATTAATGAGCTCAGCTAAACTATACAATTCTAAAATATCAGGTAAACTTTTACGTAAAAGATGTATGTCTTTTACATCGATATATGCCTTTTCATTAATTTCATTTAATTGATCGATCAATTTAGACATATTAATATCCTTTCTGTATGTTTAAATGGAGGAGAGTACAAGATTCGAACTTGTGTAGGTTTTACCCCGTCTCGGTCTTCCAAACCGGCCTATTACCACTCTAGCAACTCTCCGTATAATTATAATACGATAACTCCAGCAGCTCGCATTTCTTCAATTGCGGCTTTAGTTGTTTCAGAATCTACTCCTTTACATAGATCGGAAATGACAATTACTTTAAACCCAGCTGCTACAAGATCCAGTGTAGTATTCTTTACACAATAATCAGTAGCCAAACCAAAAACATAAAAAGTTTCAATATCATTTATTTGTCCAAGTTTAAGATATCGATTTTCTAGGAGATCTCTGGTTTTAACTTCTAGATTAAATGGAGAATATTCTTCGCGATCTTCCTCTTGCCCCTTTTTAAATAAAATCATAGTATTCTCAAGCTTTGGCAAGAATTCGTCAATAAATTCTGTTGTAAATGCAAATTCAGCTCCATGAGTATCTTCAACACAATGGGCCGGCCACAGTCCACCATTTTCTTTAAAACTACAATGTTGAACCGGGTGTACATCTTTTGTAAAAATATATGTTATATTATTAGCTGTATACCACAATCTTATAATAAATTCTTCAATTGGTAGAACTAGTTCTTTAGCTCCTAATACAGCTAAAGATCCATCAACAAAATCATTTTGAAAATCAACAACTAAAATTGCAGTTGAAGATTTAGATTCGATTATATTATTTGTTATATATTTTAATAAATCCTTCATTTTAATTCCTCCAATCAATAATCATTTGGCGGAGAGCGCCGGTCCCGACCCGAATTCGCGTTAAACGAACGAACTGCTTAGCAGGCAGCCCTAGAAACCCCGTCTAGTTCACTCTCCGTATATTAAAATGGTCCAAAATCTTTAAAACCATTAGTAACTTGATAAAATATGTATCCTAAACAAGCAATTATTCCAACAACTATTCCAATCGATATCCATGCCGCCGGAATTAATATTGAATTAATGCTCATTTTATATTAACAAATAAAACTCTTTCGTTTATTGGAAATACTGGCTCTTCTGTTAAAGCTGGATCTGATGTTACTTCAAACTCAGTTAGACCACGTTCGTCTTTAACATATTTACCATACTCAAGCATTCTGAAGATATTGCCAATTCGCAAATCTTCAAACTCAACTTTAACCCACTCATTGTCTTTTAATATTTCAACTACTCTATTAGTGTCATCACCAGGGTTCATTAAGTTCATCCTCCAAAATAATCTTGTGAACTGGTTTCATATTAATAAATTCTATCTTTTCCAAAATCTGTTCTTTTGTTGCAAAAAATCTGAAATATCTGAAAGCATTGATTGCAAACGTTGGACTCATTACATCAACATTCTTGAAATCTAATGTAATTTCCTTCCCCGGTCTTCTCCATATCGATTTATTTGCAAGATGCGATAGATACTTCTCTCTAAAACCTTCTCCACTATATGGACCTTGGATTTTTGAAGAATAAGCTAACCTGGAATTAAATTCGATACCGACATCAATTATTCTATCTCCCATCAAAGCTTTCTCCACATCTAGATTTTTCATTCCTTCAAAATAAGGTTCATTATCAAAGAAATAATCAACCATTTCTTTAAGAGTTTTAATATGATGATCGAATCCTGTATAGCTTCCGAATGTAGTCAAGTTCTGATTTCTTATACCATACTTTTCATCTAGGTATGATATTAAATCAAAATCATCCAATTCTGTTGTTGCTATAAAATAACCTTTATAAATAAGCATATCCCATCCAGTATTTATCTTACTTAGATGTTTTATTTCTTTATTTAAAATACTCTCTATTGCTTTTTTCTGTTTCTTTTCTTTTCTATCAAAGTCTTCTAGTGTAATGTTTGGTTTTTCATTTTTAGCTGCAAAACTTATCTTATCAAAACCTAGTATGCTTATTGGTATGATGAAACTGCTTGAACTACTATTTGATACGAAACCATTTCGTATTTTCATTTATTATTCTCCATTAATTATTAGAGTAACTTTTCTTAATATTTATAGCAAGAGTTTTTTTCTTTTCAATCAATGTATCGTCCAAATCGACTTTATATACATGAGGTTTATCTAGCCGCTTATATTCATCCCATAGATGCTGAATATCATTTTCACATTGATATACTGCTGATTTAATATCATGATTCATCAACTTAATATTTTTAAGCAAATATTTATATTTATATGAATTCTCTTTAATTGTCATCGTTTTTAATGGATCAAGTTCATCCTGAATATTAACTTCAGGATATCCAAGATATGCATCAAATTTTACTTTTTTATAGTCAACGATTAGATCAGCTAAATATTTTCCTTTATTAATATCAGTAAACCTAACAACAGCCTTTTTACCTGGAGTTGTTCTTTTTGCTATATTCTCAGAAAATTTCATGATTGGTTGACCATCAAGCATTGCTAATTTATATACCGCTCCAAGAGCACCTTGAGTTCCGCCTGTAATTAGATTGGTACCAACACCCCAAGAATTGATCTCAGATTTCTGAGTTTTCAGAGATTGTATAGAGTATTCATCTAAATCATTACTAGCAACGATAACAGCATTATATATCGCCTCATCAACCAAAGCCTTACGAACCTTCTTTGATAGATAGGCCAAATCTCCAGAATCTAGTCGAACTCCAAACTTATTAGGTAGACCTCGTCGAGAAACCATCTCATGATATGTTCTGATGGCATTGGGGATACCTGAGTTAAGGACATCATATGTGTCTATAAGCAAGATGCATGTTTTATCCCAATACTGATCAGCGAATGTCATGAAAGAATCGTATTCAGAGTTAAAAGATTGAACCCAGCTATGTGAATGAGTACCCATGACAGGTATATCAAATTCTTTTCCTGCCAATGTATTTGATGTTCCCTTAACTCCACCAATAAAAGCAGCTCTTGAACCCCAAAGACCTGCATCCGGTGTTTGTGCCCGACGTAGTCCAAAATCCATAACCAAATCATTCTCAGCCGCCTCAACTATCCTGCGCGCTTTTGTCGCAATTAGAGTATTAAAATTGATTAAACTTAAAAGATTGGCCTCAATGATATGACAATCAATCAATGGTGCCTCAACCCTAATCAGTGGTTCATTTGGGAAAACTACAGATCCTTCGTCAATTGCATAAACTGAACCGGTCCACTTAAAATTCAACAAATATTCATGAAATTCAGAATTGGTTATACCATTTTCCTTAAGGAATTCAATATCATCAGAAGTAAAATGGAGGTTGTCTAGATAATGTTTAACTGCAGTAACTCCAGACAATATTGAGTATCCTCCGTTAAAAGGATTCTTTCTGAAAAATACGTCAAACACTGCATTTTTAAACACAATGTTGGATTTAAAGAATCCCTGACCCATTGTGAACTCATAAAAATCTGAAGATAGTCCAGATGTTATCATATACATTCCTCCATTGGTATTCATCTTATAGTCATATTATACCACAATGCAAATGATTTGTATATAGGTTAAACAAAAAGGTTATAGAAGTCTAATAATTCTGTAAAGGCAGAAATAGGATAAGTATGTTTAGTTGCAAAGCACCCTGCTATGCAACCAAAAGATATGTCATCTAGTTGTTCAATACCCCAGCGACCACATAATGGACATGTCATCTGTAACATGAATTTTTTGACTGCAAGATTAATTGGGAATTCTCCGTTTTTAGCCATTTCGAAATTTTGAAACTCTTTAACTGAAGATACATTGCACCAGAATCTAAAACTCTTATTAAAATCAAATTCATCTAATCTTTCATTTTCTATCTCAATAATTCCAATTTTATCTCCATTGGCTAGATCAATAAAGACATCAACTGAAACTAAACCGCTTAAAAATTCATATCTCATTTTACTAATACTACATTTAGAATATGGACTATTTTCAAATACCGCCATCTGCAATTTGTAGTCTTGTTTAGTTAATTCAATTTCATTTTCATTTCTTATGATTGATCCTGCTTCATATTTAGTCGACAATTTTTCAGTTAAATAGAATTTATCTTGAGATTCATTTGCAAATCGGATGTTAATTGTAGTTGCATGCCTAAGCCGATAGGTATTCATTTCATTGTAAAAATAAGTTTGATTTATAAACTTAGATGTTCTTGAATTGACAAGGGTATCATATGTTGTTCTTGGAATAACTGTTAGGAACTTAAATTCCTTTTCAATCTTCTTCATATCACTCAACTCCACAAATCATTAAAATATTTATAAAATAGTTTAAGACCCCTATTATATTTTTTCCAATATTTTTCATCATCAAAGACGTGTTTATCATATTCTCCACTGACAATCTGTTCAAATGGAAATATCATTTTACTTAAAATTTTATCCCATTTTTCTTCAGTTAGTCGTGCAGGAAACCCGGGTGTATGATCCTTAAAATATATTAATCTCGGATAGATGAAAAAAGCTATCGTTGTAAACAATGACCAGGTTTCTCGAGAATCAAAACCATATTTTTCACGCTGACTCTTCCATTTATCTTGCCTATTATCATTAGCTAAATGTTTACTGAATTTATCATTCCAAAATAGTCTTTCCGGATCAACTTTTAGTTTACTTTCATAATAACCTAGTTTTTTAATCTTCGCCATGATTTCCTCCCATTAAACCAAGTAAGATTTTGTCTGGAATTCCAATATATTCATAAAACATAAAACTAGATCCTCCGACAGAAACTTTTTGGTTTTTAACATCAACACATAAAATATTGTATTCATTATCAGTTTGATATGTTGAAATACCGTATCCAGTTTCTTCCATGACCTCATCTTGAATCATTTCAGAAAAAATGATTCGAGTTAGATACGGAAAATCTTTCCAGCGATTTTTCCCTCTACGCAATGCTTCTTTCAATACAACCGCGAGATCAGCTCCATCCCAGTGAGAATATAGATAAATTTCATTTCCATATTCATCAATCACACAAATATTTGCTCTTTCACCCATTTTAATTTCGCCTCTCCATTAGTATAAGGATCAAACACAATATCAAAACCCATATCATAATATGCATTATAATGCAGTTCGTCATGATTACCCATGATTAATATTTTAGATCTACCAGGAAGATGATGTATATTAACTGGCTTAAAAGTAAAATCACCGAGCAATATAACGGTATCATTTTTTCCAACGATATTTTTCCAATTATTAATAATTATTTCATCACAATTAATTGGTCTATTACAAAATCCAATGATGCTTTCATCACCAAAATGCGTATCAGATAAAAACCAAACTATATCTTCTGGTTGGATCTCAAGGTTTGTTTGTGTTTTATATTTCAAAATATTTTCCTTTCTGTATTATCATTAACAACTAGTTCGGCAAAAAGCATTGTCATTGCTCCAATTTGTTTTAATTCCTCGTATAATGCATGATTTCCTGAATTATTTTTTATCGCATCCCAAGCTTCTTCAAACTCTTCGCGAATAACGCTAATCGCTTCATGCCTTGATATGAAATCTCGGCCATATTTATTTCTCATTTCTATAGCATGTTCAACCATCTCTTTTGAAACTTCATTAAGCCAAATAATTCGATCTTCACTTATATCCATTAGATCACCCAAGAATCATAATATCTTGTGAAGATTTTAGCAATGTTTTCAGCATCATCGATTCCACGATGATGAGTTCCTATAAGAGGAAGATTCAACATTCTTAAAGCTGCCTCCATTCCAACACCTCGAGAAGGCACAGGATGAGCAATGTGAACTTTATGAAATTGATGCTTTAGACTGATATGATTGTAGATAAAGTTATAATTTAACCCATATCTTGTGCAGTCTTTAATCATCTGCTTCTTATCATAAAAGCCCCATGAACAAAAAACTGCATGATTTCCAGTCCACTCTAGAAATTTCTTAAGAACTGTTGGAAAACTGTCAGCTCGATCGACATCTTGCTGAGTTATCGATGTCAATTTTTTACAAAATGGAGTTAGAATTGGATTAACTTTTGGTTTAATAAAACTATCAAAAGTACCAATTCTCACTTTATCTCCAAATTGAACTGCTCCAATCTCAATAATTTCATTATCGAAACCAGGATGATTCTCATCACATGTAGCTTCTAAATCAAAAACAATAAATCTCATAACTTATCTAACCTTTCAACAATCTTGTCTAATTTTTTATCATCTAAATCAATATTTTCAATAAATATCAACCAATCAGCAAAGCTGGTCTTAATACTTTGATTCTTCTTCCAATCCTCAATATACTTAACATTGATCCACTTGTCATACATTCCTAAAAACTTAGCTTTAACACATTGTTTCTTAAATGATTCTAAAACTTTTTCGGAATAAATTTGTTTAGCAGAATATTTCATTATTTCAACACCTTCCAATATTCTGTAGCTAAAGATAATGCAACAAATTCATCAATCAACGCTCTTAACCCTTCTAAAGAATTTTCATATCCATCATATCCAATGCCAATAGCCCAAATATTGTCGAGGGCCGTGGCCATCCGAATATTAATATCAGATTTATCAAGTTTAGATTCTTTGCCAAGGTTATGGAAATCAATTTGTTCGTCAATCAATGAGTTAGCGGAAGAAATATTGTCTTCAGTAATATGCTGCATCAAATCACTCCAATCTAGTACTAATATTATATCATCTTTTAACAGAAATGTAAATGGCCCAAGATTTTCACTTGGGCCATGAAATTTAACAGCTTACAATTTAACTATTGATTAACTTTAGCTTCAAGAGCTTCAATTTTAGCCATTAGCTCTTTAATTAGAGTTTCTTCGTAACTTTCACCAAGCTTAACTGTTAATCTAATACCATACCGATCGACTTGACCTCGATTAGTTGAATAATCTACAAAAGCGTTTAGTGTTGTTTTTCGAGTATCTTTCAGTCTTAGATTTAAACCCAGAATAAATTGTGGATCCTCTAGATCATCCATACGATTTTCTAGATTATCTAGGCGTTGATCTTGTTGAATATTCTTATCATTAATCGGTTCTAGAAGTTCTGCTAGTTGTTCTGGAGTAACAACATCAATCCATGTAGTATCAAAATCTTCATTCGAAACTTTACCTAAAACCTGACCGGCAGTTCCACCAGTTGGAACTCCTACACCAGGATCTCCTTTATCGCCCTTATCACCTTTAGGACCAGGAGCTCCATCTTGGCCATCTTTACCGTCAGCACCTGGAGGTCCTTGTGGCCCAGGTGGTCCTTGTTCACCAACACCATACTCATCAATCAATTCAAGAATTCTTGCATCCACATCATCTTGAATATTTGTCCACAAGCCGGCTTCGCTACCTGCCTCATGCACCCACCAACCAGCTTCAGGCGGAGAAGCTAATGAAATACTCGGGAGTAAAAGTAGAGAAAAAACCAGAATTACTGCTACTAAACACTTACGCATATGATACCCTCCTTTAATTGTTGTTTGTTACATTTGTAATATCGTTCATTGTTTTTGTAACCATTTTAATGAAATTTTCTTTGATTTTCTGTTCGATGTATGCTTCTTTCCAATCTGTTAACATATCAACCCATTCAAATCAATCCTTTCAATTTAATTATGGAGGAGGGTGTGGAAATCGAATCCACGTAGGCTTTCACCTGCCTCGGTTTTCGAAACCGGCCCATTACCGCTCTGGCAACCCTCCAAAAATAGTAAGAACAGTAGTTTAAACTGTCGCTAAATCCCTAAACAAGAAACATCATCATAATCCAAGTAATAAATGCCGCAGGAATTGTTGCTTGACCAATAAATGGAATGAATCCAATAAGAGCACCATGCCACATTTTAATTGCTTCAGGTTTACCAAAATATACAAGCCAGGTATTGATTGTATATGGCCAAAGAAAAGCTCCAGCGATAATAGAAATGACTAATACAAAAATAAGGCTTCCGCAACCAAAAATAACTTTTGCTTTATCATCATTATACATTCGAATTAATTCTCCTCATAACCGTCATAAGTTTTTTGTACTATCTCAGTATTAACTTTTTCAAATTCTTCAAGTGTCATCAGTGAAAAGGAAAGACCGAATGCTTCCAGAACAAGCTTGTAACAATTCATATTCGGTGCATATTTGCCAGAGCTGAAAAATTCGATATCGTTTCCAATTTTTGCCAGACTTATAGCCGCGGCCGTTCCAGCGCTTCGACTGATTCCAGCTTCGCAATGAACAAGGATAAAATCGATATCATTTTCAATCTTATTGACAAATTCCGCTACTCTCTTCGCTTGACCGCTTGACATCGCTCGATAGAATTTTCCATTGAAAATAGTGTCATCTTCAACATCATAAAAGCTAAGTCTAAGAATATCAATTAAACCTGGAGAATTTACAATATTAGCTTTTGGTTGATCTGGGTCAGTTATTGAAATAACAGCGAATCGAGAATTCTTAACTCTGCTATCATTTTCTTCGGAAAAATATTTTGTTATTGTTGCTATACCTTGACGACTAGTAACGTAGATTTTCATTTTAATCTCCTTTATTTTGGCCAAATATAAGGTAAATCATCCGGTTCAGTCCAACCATACTGGCCATACCAAGTTGGATCTTTTCTTAATAGGTTGCTTCGGTGAGATGCATGAAAATCTTCTCTACCTAACCATTCTGGTTTATGTTCTATCGATATCAATTCAATGTGCGGCCGGTAATATTCCCAAGGTTTTCCCAATTCTGCATACTCAAAAGCTAATGACATAATCTTATCATAACATGTATCTTTATAACCTCTCATCAGCCATTCATCACATACTGCTAAGCCATAACAGGCTAAACTGACAATATTTCTTTTCCACATCAATCGTGCTGGATGATTTCGCCAAGCTTTTGATTGATAACTTGGCATAAATGTCTGCAGCAACTGTAAAGCTTCTACTCGTTGCTTGCCAAGTCTTTGCCTATCAAGACATTGGGCTGATTTTCGATAATCTGGATATGGAAGAAATGTCTGCATAGAGAAATTATACTATAGAATTTTTGTTTTGTAAATCAGCCAATATTTTCAGTTGATGGCACGCTTCGTCAATTAAGCTAGCTAAAACATGATCTCCCCATCCTGGAATCTCAACTTCATTACCTATGAAAAAGAATATATACTTCAGAATAACTATCTTTGGCTGACGAAGACTGATAAGGTATAAAACCCATATCCATAACTTGCAAACATTCCTTATAAAATGCATCCCATCTATCAATACCTAAAACAACAATTGCATTATTTTTACCCATATAAATCTTAGCTTCAGATGGATGTGGGATTAAAATTATGCTACACACAATTAGAAACAATAAACCGAAAATTTTCCTCATAATATCCATCCCCTTTTTAGTTAAAAGGGGGGATACCTATTTGATATCCCCCTTCGAAAAGTCGGCGCTAAGTTCTCGCGTCGACCTATGTCGCTGTGCCGTTGGCACCCGATTCTTATAGATTGCCTAGACTAAACTCACGAATAACCTGTGGTACACCTGAATCAAATCCACAAACATCAAGCATCCCAGGATCCTTTGGATCCGCAATGGTAAAGTCTGTTGCAGTACTTGCACAAACAATCAGCTTTGCATTAATGCCCATCTCGTCACGATACTTACGAAGTGCCTGATCTGGGTGAATATTTCCAGCCCAGGTTTCATTATCTGTCCATACACTAAAAACATCAACTGGAATCTTGTGCTTTAGTGCATAAACCATTGGTAGGGCGCAGTCCGTTCCACCACCATTGATGTTTGAAATGTTTTTTAGAACTGAGCTTAGAGCCATTTTTGCATTGATTCCGACATCAAAAATACCTTCTCCAGGACAATTAAATCTTGAGTTGAAACCTGGACTACCAAATCCCATCACATGATACTGAGATTCAGATCGCATTAGAGACATGACCATTGCCGCATTGACCATAGCTGGTGTTAGGAACTCATATCCAGTAACACCTCTACCAGTCATTGAACCTGAAACATCTAGTCCGATGAAATGACGCTTTCCAGTTGACTCGACATTCTTAAAAGATAGATAGAAAGCATCCTCAAGAGCTGAAACAATTGCTGGGACAACGTTCCAACTATTGGAACCACGATATCCACATCCATTTTCATATACTACCTTAGCTGCAAGCACATTAACTGGATGAATTCTTGCCTTACGAATAACTTCTTCGTTCTGCAGCATGTCACATACCTTCTTTGTTGCAGCAGACAGTGGAGCTAGAAGTCCGATCGCAGACATTTTTCCAAGGTTACGGATCATTGCTGTCATTGGCATGCCCATGTTTAGAAGAGTATCCCAAACCTTGACATTATTCAGCATTGTTGTTGGTACAACTTCACGTGGGAAGTTATACTTCTTAATCATGTCAATAGCTACATCGACATCATCCTTAACGATTGATGCAAAGTTCGAACCAATAATATAACGATTCATATCTCTCATGCACACATATGGCTCGAGAACTGCTGCCTCATCAAACCCCTTGAATAGGGTCTTGAAAATATATTCATGTTCACGTGTCTGTGGCTTTGGATGAGCCATGGCAAGAACATCCTTATGGGTCCAGCCCTCACGATTCTTATACTTAATTAGCTGATAAATCAGAGAACTAGCATCCTTCTCAGTATACCACTTTCCAACAGCTCGACGCAGTCCACGACCCCAACCACGCATCTTGTTAGCATCCTCAACAAACTGAAATAGGTGTGTTGCAGTGCGAGCAACCTTGTCGAGCTTTGACAGAGCATAACTCTTGCTAGATTCATTACCAAAAGAAGCTACCATTGCAAGAACAAAAATTGCAGTGTTGTTCTTAGCTGCTCTTCCAGCATCGCTAATTTCCACAACCTTGTCTACTACTCGATGACCATCCTTCTTGATTAGATCCAGGACGTTCTGAGCATTCTTAAGGGTTAGACTTTCCTTCGTAGAGTAGTATGTGTTATTCTCACAACCGATGATTAGGAAACGATCCAGGACCTTCCACTCATCAAGCTGATATACATATCCACCTGCATTATTCTTGACCTGATCCTTATTGAACTGCGCTTCAGACTGCTTTGTATCTCCAAATACAACATTTGCATACTTACTCATTACTATCATCCTCCTCAAATTTTTGTTATAAAAAATGGTAGATAAACTTATCTTTAGTCTATCTACCCTTAAAATCAAACAACCAATATTTGTTCCTAATATCTAGCCTAGCTAGTCATGCTCCGGTTCCCCAGCATGCTTAATGATATTGGTTGTATTTAATTAAATGGATAAAAAGTTAAATAGGTTTGAATTAATGAATTTCATTTGAAAGAAATATTAGATAACCTATTTAGGCGACCCATTATATTGAATTATCAAAAGCTTTAGGATAATTTGTGAGATTGGAAAAACCAGCTTTCGCTGGGACTATGGACTTGAACCATATTTGTAATCTGATCATTAGGCAAATTATTTTAACCGATAACCAATCTCGATCGACCCTAAGCTAATATATTTGCAATTTAATATCCGGATAATTGGGTGTCTTGGGATGGCCTATCCAGTACCATGGTCTTGCAATGAGTATGATAATTAGTCATATTTATAATATAAGATAACCCAAAACATTCGACCCGGAAAGGTTAATAAACTGAGGCTGCAAATAATTGCATCCTCTGATCTTTTTCTACACGTGGTAGATAAGGCTGATAATTGTGGATAATAATCGATTTGGGATATGTTTTCACAATCAGTTTTGTAAGATAACCCAGAATCTACGACCCACATTAAATTCGGTGGTGATAACAGGATTCGAACCCGCACCTGACCTCTGGTAGAGGTCTATTCTACCCTAGACATTTAAAATATATCTCCACATCAACTTTAACTTACTGATTTTTTCTAAAATAGGTATCTCAGTTCCATCTTTATCTTCTTCATCACCATTAGGTGGGTAGTAGGTACCGCCCCTACGTTGGGTCTAATCCCCTGCAAACCTATGCTGGTAGCGAACCAGACAATATGGCGCATGTTCCTGCTTTTGAACTTATACCGAAGAAGTCTTTCAACCCGAACCTATGCTTTAGGGTAGATGGACGCTGATCATGCTTTTCTCATCACCGTAGAGTTAGGCTCTCTTATAGGTGATAGATAGGTAATGTACGGCCGCCTACAGCACTGAGATACTTTATTTGATTTTCAATAAACAGTAACGCTGGTTTTGAAAACGGGGAAACCAGCAAAACCCATATCAAATTGTCGAATAAAAATAGAAAACGATGTTTTAGCGCTTTTCCATTAAGCTTCAGTCCCCGTATAATTGTTGGGGACGGTGGGACTCGAAAGTTCCTAATTTTAAACTTAATAACAGAGGTGATCCATTAATGTTAAATGAACAATTTCTTTTTACAGAAGAAGAATTAAAAAAAGCTAAATCACGAGATTTGTTACCATGTAAATGCAACTTTTGTCAAAAAATATTTTATAGAACAAAAAGTCATATAATAAAAAATATTGAAGGTAAACATAGTATTTTTTGTTCTAATAAATGTAATCCATACGGACCTAAGGGTATACATATCATGAATTGTGAACAGTGTGGCAAAGAAATAATAAAAACTAATAATCAGTTTAAAAGAGTTGAACATCATTTCTGTTCACAATCCTGTGCTGCTAAATATTATAATACTCATAAGACTGCTGGTTATCGAAGATCCAAACTGGAAATTTATCTTGAAGCTAAACTAACTGAATTATTTCCGGATCTCGAGATTCTTTATAATGACCGCAACACTTTAGGTAATGGTTTAGAACTAGATATTTATATTCCTTCATTAAAATTAGCTTTCGAACTAAATGGACCTTTCCATTACATTCCCGCTTTTGGACAAGAAAAATTAGAAAAAATACAAGATAATGATTCGCTGAAATTACAAAATTGTCAGAAACTTGGTATCGGTGTTTGTGTTATCGATGTATCTAAAGAAAAAGGTTTTACCGAAAAACAGGGTCAAAAATTTCTAGACATAATTAAAAAATTCTTAATTTAGATACAACCTCTCGATCCATATTCGATAACCATTTTCAAGCGGCTCGACAAACATTAACTTGCTAACTGAATAAAGATATTATATACTGTTATTTATTTGTTGTATATAGGTCTCAGGCACTATTTCATAAATTTATCCGAATCCCAAATATTATAATTTAAAAATTTCTTCTCATTTTCCAAACTAGGATTGCCGGCCGCCCATCCGGATTTCCTAGCTTTTTGCTTCAAATATATCTCATATAACTTATATAATGGTCCAGTTATTGTAAGATATGGTTCTCCTGAATCGTCTTTTTTTGTATTAACTTTTAGACCCAAGTTTTCTGCATCAGATTTAATTAATTCTAAGTCTTTTAACCAATCACAATCATCTTCTGATGAAGAATAATAAGTACCTTTAGTAATTATATATGGATCTTTAACTAACTGCATTTTATTAGTAATATGACTATGTATAGAATATAGTTCATTGAATTCATTTTCATCTATTGAAGCTAATATCCGATGCATATCACTCGGTTTAATTTTTGACATATTTATCACTCAGCTTAGTCTTGTATAGGAAGATCTTCAATCACTCTTCTTATTCTAGTGTATGCTTCTTCTATTGCATCATGCATTTCATCTTCGTCAGTTTTACTTATTCAAAATCGATTTAATCTTTGAATCTACATAGTCAATTGCTGATTCGGTTATACGCTCTAATTCCATTTCATCGAATCCTTCTTCAATTTTTTCTTGTTTCCAATTTTCAAGTATATCATCAATGTCATCAGCAGCCATTTCAATTATGTATGTATATGCATCTTTTACAACTTCTACAACCATTTCGAAAATTATATCTTCAGAATCATTTAGCTCTTTTTCACTCTTAGTTTCTTCAATCTCTTCATCATCATATGGTTCCAAATCTTCATCATTGAATTCAATATCTTCTTCAGGATCATATTCAGATTTAGACAACAGACTACCTCTGTTAATCTTAGTTGAAGCTTCTAGGTCCGCGGGACCGAATGTTTTAAGACATTGTTCACATCTTAAAATATCTTCTGCGCCATTTGTTAATTCCAATTCATCTCCAGATAAAGCACATAGAGGTGCTGAAAAATCACCGTCAATAAAAAATTGACAACTTGGTGAACAATACTCTCCGTCTAATTTAATTGTAACATTAATATTTTTAGAAATATTCTTTTCTTCAGTTGTTGAATCTTCTTCACCAAAAGTTTTAAGGCATTGTTTGCATCTTAATAACTCAGAAATTGCATCATTAGATAATTGTTGTTCTTTACTAAATAGACTACACCAAGGTCCATTAAGGTCAAAAAACTGACAACTACCTGAGCAATATTTTCCTTCTGTTGTTATTGTAACATTAATGTTTTTAGAAATATGGTTCAATCCATCGTATTCATATACTTTTGGCATTACTTCAGATATTAATGCATCCATATCTGATGGTTTTATAGATTCTTTTATGGCTTTAGATTTAATAGCTTTTTCATTATTCAATTTACAGTCCCCCTAATAAAATAATATGCTCGGTATTAATTATAATGAATATATTCATAACAGTTCTACTTACCAATTCATTTGATTAACTGTATTTAATAATAAACCTTTAAATTCATCTGAATAACCAAACCTGCTTTGATTCAATTCAATTGACTTTCTTATATCTCCATCCTTATATCTAAGGGTAGCGGCTTTCCAATCACAAAGCATTTCTACTATTTCAAGTAAAGACATATCCTGGAAGCCATTAGGATGATGTTCAGGATGATGATCATTGCACTTGTAATGGTGTTCTAGTGCAGGTTCTAAAGCTTTAAGATAATTTTTATATTCTTCACTGCCATATGTTGTATTTGCTAACTTGGGAGTGTATTCATCAAAATAAGGTGCTTCATCTGGTCCTAACTTAGTTGCATCATGATTATTTGCTCTGCTAATTAATGATACAATACATTGTGAAACTAGTTTATTAACTTCTAATATATGTTTGCGAGTTTCATTTTTACTCGCTGCAAATTCTTCCAATATACTAACACCTCAAACATGCTTTGTTATGGAGCGGGTAACGAGAGTCGAAAGATCATAAATTTAAACTTAATAATAAAGGGGGCCGCTCCATTGAAAAATAATACTTTTCTTTTTACTGATGAAGAATTAAAAAACGCTAAATCTAGAGATTTACTGCCCTGTAAATGTAACTTTTGTCAAAAAATATTTTATAGAACAAAAAATAATATATTAAGAGTTATAAAAAATGATATGCAAATATATTGTTCTAACATATGTTTTTCTAAAAAGAATGAGATTAAACAAATTTTGATATGTGAACAATGTGGTAAAGAAATAATAAAAACTGAATCTTGGTCTAAAAGATCTAAACACCATTTCTGCTCTAAATCTTGTGCCGCTAAGTATCATAATGCTCATAAAACCACTGGTTTTAGAAGATCTAAACTTGAAATATATTTAGAAAATAAATTAACTGAAATATATCCGGATCTAGAAATTCTTTATAATGACCGAAAGACTTTAGGTTCTGGATTGGAACTGGATATTTATATTCCTTCAATGAAAATAGCTTTCGAATTAAACGGACCAATTCATTATATTCCGATTTTTGGTCAAGAAAGGCTAGAAAGAACTCAAAACTCTGATTATCAAAAACTTCAAAAATGCCAGGAACTTGGTATCGGTGTCTATGTCTTAGATGTATCAAAAGAAAAAAGATTTACTGAAAAACGTGGTCAAAAATTTCTAGATATAATTAAACAAGTCTTAATTTAGGTAGGGGGAGTAGGGAATCGAACCCTAAGTAGCATTACCATACTCCCCCGGGGTGTACGACGAGCTCCGACCTCGCATCCTCCAGGTTCACAGCCTGGCGCTTTCCCAGTTAAGCTACGCACACCAATTAATCTATTAATTTAATGAGTACTATCAAATTTTGTCATATAAGCTAATAATCTAACAAATTCATTCGCTGCGTTTTCATTTTTGAATGTAGCTAATTCAACAACGTGTGGTCCGTCTTCATCTACATCATAATCTTCGTATTTCAATGTTATATTAGATTTATTCTTATATATGAACAATCGATTATAACTGTTTTCCTCAACTTCAAAATCTGCGATAATATAAGATGAATTTGAATTGTCCATAATATTATCCAGATCTGATGGAGTAACTTCTTTTTTTGTACGCATAGCATTAAACCTCTCTTGCTATAATTTCAAACTCCCATGGGCCTCGAACTTCTTTTCCGGATTCAGTATATAGAGTATCAACTGTAATCTTTATTCTTTGTCCAGATGGAGTTCTTTCAACCTTAGTAATTTCATCTTGTTCGCGAAGAACATCTTCTAGATAGAAGAGAATCATTTCAGACAAAGTTGACGAATTGACTTCATCGACAATTGGTTGCTGTTCCAGAATATTATCCATATCAGAAGGTTTAATCAACAACAATCACTATCCTAACAATTAAATTTAACAACTACAATTAATTTTAGTTTTAAATTGATTATTGTAGTTTGCCATCAATCAGATTATCGATTTTTCCACCATGATTGACATAATTTTCAAAGTCAGATTTCACTTCTTCCATCGCTAATCTACGAACTTCACTTTTTGATAGAATAACATTACCGGCATTATCCTTAAGTGCCTGAGGATTAAATACTAGATTTAGACTCGTCATCATTTCTCGAATAAACTTACGATCCTTCATTTCAATATCTCTCCTTTATTAATTTAATTTAAAATGTAAATGTATCGTAATATCCATGTGTAACTAGATAATTATCGATAAACTCAATAGCTTCCTGAAAATCATATTCTTTAACTGCAAGATCAGTATCTTTTAACATAGTATCAGTCAATTCTTTGAATACCAGGGTATCGATTCCGAGCATGTTTTCTCTTAGATCAGCATAATTTTGAATGTTAACACTATTGCACTTAAGGACTAACTTTAACATTTCTAGTCCAGAAATATCATATCCTCTTGACATATATTTTTTCATACGAATGATTGATGCAAAAGGATATTGACTATTGACATTATATACTAATCTCCTTTGACTATTATGCATTAGAAATCTATCGTTGAGAATGAAAATTGGATCCTTGCATTTTTCAAGATTATATTGTGTTGGGCAAAATGCACCCATACAACAAGTAAAATCAAATTTGCTTAAAATCTTTTCAATATGCATTCCAGCATAAAGACTAATTAATTGTATATGGATTCCATCAATCTCATAACTTAAAGCAAAATCAGTCTCAAATATTGGGCGAGCTAGTTGATTTAACTTTTTTCGTGTAAAGTCTAAATCTGTATGATATGGTTCAATTTCAAGATCTTTCACCGGTGAAAAACTTGGAAAATATATATCATAATCATTGATCTTATTTCCAGTGAATACACTTGTTATAGCACCACCAGCAATATAACATTTGCTATGTGTTAGAATATCAAAAACATCTGGACTTTTGTTTTTTAAGTTGCCTAGAAGTATTGTGGCTTCACGACTAGCTTCATGCTCATCAAAATTAAACATAAATTATTCCCCTACCTTATGTACATTATATGATGCTATAGCGAAAGTTATCGGGCTACTTTTTTGAACAAATTTTGTTGCTTTTGGAGTATAACGAATATGAATATTCTTCCTTGCGAATTTGACGACTGTAAACTTCTTGTTACGATAGATTTCAGCATTCTTAGAAAGCTTAACATCACTATTGATCATAACAGTGTCTCCGACTTGAAGATCACCCATTGCAGTTTTTGCTTTCTGCATTTTACGGTTTTTAAGGATCTCAACAATCATTTTGTTGATGTCACGCAACTCTTCGTCTGACATTGCTTCAAGATCATTATCCCATTTCGTATAATCAAACATTCACTTTACCTCCATATGTAATATCAATACAGAAGTATTATACCATAATTCTAGGATTATGTAAATATGCAAAATAAAAGACCAGAACTCAATTTGCTCAAAGACTTTTATTTAGGGACGGTCCACCAGGATTGAGCGGTATACCAACCACAAAATTGAATTCTGATCTCTATATTAAATATTGGTGCCACCAGGTGGTTCCGACCCACCGACCTCTGCCTCTTCAGGGCAGCGCTTCTACCAACTGAGCTATAGTGGCAATGGTGGGCGCTGTTGGTGTCGAACCAACGACAATTGGGTGTAGACCAATTATTTTTCCGTTAAACTAAGCACCCCTATAGATCTTTAGGTAAATTAGGTTCTTCATTTTCATCAAAGTCAACTGATACTTCACTAGTGACTGTAATGAACTTTACTCCACATTTATATAGAAGTTTGATTACTTTATCTAAAATGCGATTTGTTACTTTACTGTTTGCTGAAATCATAAATGAAATCTTAATGTCATGCATCTCATTCATATTAACCATTTCTTAATTTCACCTCTTCAATTTTTCCATAATAATATTAAAATAATCATATAGAGAGAATATTTTATATTAATAACTTCATCATTTGAAAAAAAAGCTCTTAAAGATAAGAACAATAACGCAAGAAGTTTAATTACCGGTACAAATTCAATAATACTGGTCATGGTGCTTATACCTCATTTTCCAGTTTATTTGATGTATATGTCACAATAAAATTCTGATGAACTTCAAAGTCTAATCCACAGTTTTCACAATTAACACGCACTTCGTCAGAATCAGAGTTTTTAAATATTTCCCAAGAATCCTTATATTGATATGCACAATGCGGACAAACAACTTCTTCTGTTGCAGAACAATCAATGTCTGGGTCAAATGACATGTTAAATCTCTCTACCAAACGCATGCCAGACCAGGGTATCATAAACAAAAGTATCGATGTAGCTATAGTCTGGATCTTCTAATTGCTCTCGTTCCCGAACAGAAATAAATTCATCATCTTTCAATTGACAACGATAACCAAATGGATTTCCAGTCCAAGTAAATTTTACTTCATAACGATACGAATAATTATATTCTCTCAGCAACAGATATAAAACTGGAACATTGTTTTGCATGATAATCTTCAATGGACGTACAACTTTATAATCAAAAACATCAAATCGTTGGGTTTCAAAGATATTAGGCTTCAGTTCATACTTATAGATAATATATTTATCATCCTCATGCTCATCCATCATATCACTCTCATTTCATGTAAATGGCGCCCCGGAAACGATTCGAACGCTCATGTATCCAATTAGCCTTTCAAGTGGGTAGAAACCACAGGGCATACCGGGGTGCATAATATATTCAAATTGGAGACCCGGAAGGGACTTGAACCCTCATGTATCCAATTAGCCTTTCAAATGGTTCGTAGCCATAGGGCATACCGGGTCATATTTGTAGCAGTAGATAGATTCTAACTATCGATGGGCTGGGTATGAGCCGACTGCTTTAGGCCTCTAAGCTATACTGCCATATTTTAAAAGGAATTAGTCTAGTCCCCCGCTGAAGAGACGTTATCGACCCTACATAGCGGTTATCTAGAATTCAAGACGTTTAAAACGACTTTAGGATATAGTCTGGTCCCCGGACATAACCGTTATCCAGAATTCTGACATCCATATATGTCAAAGGATATAATAAAAATCTGGGAGCGGCGCCGAGAGTTGCACTCGGGACCATCTGGGTATGAACCAGATAAGCTACTACTGCTACACGCCGCAATAAGACAAGGTATATTATAACACATACTAAAACATATGTAAATGGCCAATTTTTGATAACTTTTAGTTAACTTTTAACTGCTTTTTGTAATATTTTCTAAGGCATATAGATCTATGCACAAAAACTGTTCGATATGATGGAGGTCATCTGGGATGCATTCAGAGATAAATTTTGGAGGGTAGTACGAGAGTCGAATTCGCTTAAAACACTTTTGCAGAGCGTTCCCTATATCCGTCTGGGTCACTACCCTATATTAATTTTTGGTTACCCGACCTGGATTTGAAAGTCCTCAATTTAAAACTTAATATTGGGGTGATCGCCAGTGTTAAGTGATTATTTTCTTTTTACAGAAGAAGAATTTAAAAAAGCTAAATCGAGGCAATTGTTACCTTGCAAATGTGAATATTGTGGAGAACGGTTTTATAAAGCTAAACATGAACTACAATATTGTATTAAAAATTCTAATCAAACAATATGTTGTTCTAATAAATGTTCACATAAAATAATAAAAACAAGGTCTAACATAACTGTTAAATGTGAAGAATGTGGTAAAGAATTTGAAAGATCTAGAACCTGGTTTAACAAATCTAAACATAATTTCTGCTCTAAGTCCTGCGCTGCCAAATATAGAAATGTTCATAAAACTACCGGTTGTCGAAGATCTAAGTTAGAGATCTACCTAGAAACTAAACTAACTGAAATATTTCCAGACCTAGAAATACTCTACAATGATCGAAAAACATTACCTTCAGGTCTTGAACTCGACATTTACGTGCCATCACTTAAACTAGCTTTCGAATTGAACGGACCATTTCATTATATACCGGTTTTTGGTCAAGAAAAATTAAATAAAACGCAAAATAACGATTATATAAAACTGAAAGAATGTCAAGATTTAGGGATTAATATTTGTGTAATTGATGTATCAAAAGATGTAAAATTTACTGAAAAATCATCTGAAAAATATCTAGAAATAATTAAATCTTTTATTAGGTAGGGAGTGGCCCATACTTAACCATTCTCCCAGCAAGAGTTACCCGACCTGGATTTTAACCAGGAACTTAGGCTTCAGAGACCTATGTTTTGCCAGTTAAACTATCGGGCAATTTAAATTGTTATTGTTATGGCAAGCCCTGAAAGATTCGAACTTTCAATAACGGTTTTGGAGACCGCCGGTTTACTCAATTAGCCTAAGGGCTTATTAAATTGGCAGGGGTGCACCGATTTGAACGGTGGAATCGAGGCTTCAAAGGCCCCTGGCTTTGACCGCTGGCCTACACCCCTAAATCTCTTTAGCTACATTCATCAAAAATTTGCCAGTATAAATTGAAGTGGTTTTATTTCGAACAATAATCGTGCTAGTCTTAACCTGCTTAGCATCCGAAATCAGCTGAAGATACTGCTGTTCCGAAGCATTCTCAATTTTATAGAAATCAGCTGAGAATAGATCTTTTCGAACAAATATCGTATAATTCTTCATAAAACCATCACCTCATGGAGTATTATACCATAAGATCGGTAATATGTAAACAGCTAAAATTCCTTGATACTATTGGCTAATTTCTCAATACGCAGTAATGCAGACTCTGCATCAATAAGACCATTCTTGAAATTTTTAATAACGCCCTTAATCATACCTACTCTTCGATACAATGTATACGTATCAAGGGTTGAATCTAATTCTTTGGAAAAATTCTCATCTGCCATTTACTCACCTTCTCCACCAGTTGGTTTAATATCATGATCGCCCCAAGGCCACCGGTCTTTTGTAATCTTAAACCAACCGAGATAAAAAACTAAAGCAAATACAACTATTAATATTAGATTTGTCATATCAACACACCTCTATATTAAATTCAATTTAGAACGTCTTTAAATTCCTCTCGAAATTCTAACCATGATTTAATTTCAGGACTCTTAGCTCCATGGCGTTCTGCTACAATTGAATAACCGAGGTAGACCATGTCAGGGTGAACAATCTTCATTTTAACTACACCATCATCTTGGTATACAGGAAAATCTTTCTTATATACGATTTCAAGGTGCTCTAGAGCTCCGTCAAATAGAGCTTCTTTATCTTCAATTCCGCAATCACTCCAATATGAAGCATCGATCTGAACTTCAACATCGACCTGTTTCATTAGACGATCTTTAGTATCATTTAACTTAACCTTATATGGTAGTGGCTTGAAGACTGGGAGGACTTCCCCTGTCTTTGGATTTTCATTTGTAACTAAAATTACAGCAAATCTAATATTAAATTCTTTAAGTGAGGCATAGTGTTCAGTTTCTAACCTACTCATTAAAATCTTAAGATCCTCTGGAGTTCCAAGTTCATAAATCTTCATAATAGTTCCTCCTATATATAATTTAATTTATTTTTTTTCTCAGATTTCAGTTCTGATCGTACTCTCATAATCAGCTTTCCTAAATGGTTTTCACCTTTTCTCGTATAATAATCTACTCCCCAATAGAGATCATTCCATGAATTGCCTTCCTCGATTAAATCATCTCCTGTTTCCAATAATAACTTCTTAAGATCTTCGTTCTGTCCAAATTTAGCCCTCAGGGCGGTCAGCATGACCTCCAGCTTAATGGCATTCCAATTATCAACTTCCTCTACGCTTCGACCAATGAACTTAGCCATGTTAGGTGTATCCGATTTTAATATTCGGATACGGTCTTTAATATGTTTGGCACGATTATAGAAGAAATAGTGTTCAACTGAATTGAACACTATTCCGTCAAGTTTGAATTGACATGGATACATATTAGATAGAAACCACTTTTTACCTCTAAAATCAGCTATCCAATTCAAAAATCATCGATCCTCTGCTTCAAAAATCTTCACCCTACGACGAGCCGAAGCAGCCCGAAGAGTGCTTTCGCATAATTGAGTTTCGATATCGCAAAAACCTTCAGGCCAGTCGGTTATTGCTCCATATTCATTGATTGGAATATCTTTCCCATTGAAACGGAAAAGAATGGAGGTATGATCCAGTTCACCGATAGCAACCTTTTCCTTTAATGCGAAAAAGATGTTTGATGTAGAATAGAAGAATACCGGAGATTCTCCATCGTAATTTAACCAACCATTAATATACCGAACGTATTCGGTTGCCAGTTGCTTTACTTCGAAGTCAGGAACAGCAATACCTTTAGGTGAATATTCAAAAACACATGTCCGCATATCTCTTACTCCTTTCTATTGATTGCTATGAATCCGCTCTAGGATTTGCAGATAAACCTTTCCTAGGAGATACTTTTCAATTTCAACCTTATCTGCGATTCCGGCTTCTTGCCATGCCCTCCATTGGAATCTATCAACTTGAATATCCAAGAAGTTGCAAGTATTGATATAATTGCTATCCTGAATGACGTGACCAATAATAGAAGCCTTGCCAACGGTTACTTCACTTGTATCATAATACTCAGTGGTTGAGTATTTTGTGGTAACGAGAAAAACCGCTGAAGGGAAAGTGAGGACTCGGACAACCGCACCAATCATCTTAGAATTCATAATAACATGTTGGTCATCCAACATTCCAGCTTCGACCGCTGCATCATATGCATTAATTGTAGTGTAATACTCTACCCGCGTTTTTTCATTATACTCGTTAGTAACCTTGATTGAATGTTCATGTTCAAGTTTATTCCATCTTGAAATCTCATCTTCGAAAACAGAAATCTGATCAGGCTCAATGACACGAATGATATTTGAACTACTACCGTGCTTCTTATTCGGACTATAACCAATATTCTCAGCCTTCTCACCGGAGCCGCTGTCAACCCGCCAAAAATTAGTGTTGTCAATGATTGAAACAACACCACCAGGAGTAACTCGAGCAACCCTCGTTACACGGACCGGAACATAGAGACCCTGTCCAGAAAAGTCGGGATCAATGTATCCTAGATCAACAGCTTCCCTTTTGGTCTTCCACACCATCTGAACAACAGGTGCGTCCTTGACGAAGCTTCCGACTTTAATTTCCGGTTTTTCTTTCTTTGTCCGGGCCATTTGGGTTTAACCTCCAGAAAGTTTTTATTTTGGTTTGGCTTGCAACTAGGATATTATATCACAAAGCTTGGTAGATGTAAACGGCCAAATAAAAAGAGACCTAAGTTCATTAGGTCTCAATGTTATAAACAAGCACGCCAATTGCTTTTAGGGATTAAGCAATAAACCAAATGGTGCCGGTGGCTGGTATCGATATTCCAAAATTTAAACTTAATTATATAAGGGGTGTACCATATGTTAAATGAATATTTTCTTTTCACTGAAGAAGAATTTAAAAATGCTAAATCACGACAACTATTACCATGTAAATGTGCAAATTGTCAAAAAATTTTTTATCGAGCTAAAAATTGGATATTGAGCAGTATTAAAAGAGGATATAATATTCCATATTGCTCAAAATTTTGTGGAGCTAAAAGAAATAGATACATAAAGCTAACGAGTATTAATTGTGATCAATGTGGAAAAAAATTGAAAGACCAGATTATCATATTAAAAAGACCAAAAATAATTTTTGTTCACATTCATGTTCAATAAAATTTCAGAATGCCCATAAAACTTCTGGTTATCGAAGATCAAAACTAGAGATTTACCTTGAAACTAAACTGTATGAAATGTTCCCGAATCTAGAAATTGTGTACAATGATCGTAAAACACTACCTTCAAGTCTTGAACTTGATATTTATGTTCCATCACTTAAACTAGCTTTTGAACTCAACGGAATATTTCATTATATTCCAGCTTTCGGTGAAGAAAAATTTGATAAAATACAATATAATGATTATAGAAAATTAAAAGAATGCCAAGATTTAAATATTAATTTATGCGTCATAGACATATCACACCAAAAACGTTTTACTGAAAAATCGAGTGAAAAATACTTAGAAATAATCAAATCTTTTATTCTTAGGTAGGGGAGTAGGGGAATTGAACCCCTACTAAACCATTCTCCCCGTGGACCCGAAGGGAATCGAACCCTCCACAGTCTGCTTGCAAAGCAGTCTCGCCCCCTTGGAACATGCGAGCCCATATTTATAGATTAAGCAAATATTTAACCATTTCTGCTAGAAGATTCTTTAGACCAGTAGACAACTCATCTAGATGATGTCTCTCACGGAAAGGGTCAAAATCATCTTCATCATCTTCATCCCAGACTTGATCCGGATCATTGTCCCTGTAGTAATCAACTGCGTCATCTGCAACAAAACGATCAATAAACTTTGGACTTTTTTCTAACATATCCGATAATGGAACTACTGAACGCTTAAATTCATCAGTCAAATATTCAGCATTACGAATAGCTATTTCACATACTTGTCTATGATCTTCCTTTGGAATCTTAATATCATTTAACTTCTGTGAAAATTTATTTTGTAATTCAGTTAATTTGTCCTGGCGAAGACTAATTTTAATATTCTTAGAACTTGGTCCTTTGGTCTCGTTTTTTAAAACATCGTCCATATCTGATGGTGTAATTGGCGACATTATATAACCAACTTTCATATTTTATTTTGGTCTGGGTAGCTGGCTCCGCCCCAGCGACCTCCTGGTCCCAAACCAGGCATTCTTCTAGACTGAACTATACCCAGACTATAATTCTGGCAGGAACGACCGAGTATGATTCGGCAACCTCTGACGTGACAGGCCAGTGCTCTATCCATTTGAGCTACGCCACTATAACAATAATTTTCAAATTTGGCTCTGGCACCTAGACTTGAACTAGGACCTTATGGGTAATATAAAATAAAATGGATCAGGGAGTGAGATTCGAACTCACGCGGGAGATTAATCCTTCGGCTTAACGGGCCGCGGCCTTCGACCACTGGGCTATCCCTGAATAATTATTAATTATTTCTACTAAAAGCTTCTTCTAACAACTTAGGATAATTTCTTTTTATCCACTTACGAGTTTGCTGTGAACTAATACCAACTATTTTAGAAGCTTTATTTACCCAACCAAAAGTTGTAAAATCTATATCTGAATCAATCAACTGATTTACATTTAAAGCAATTTCATGACACTTGTTTATCTCGTTTATCTCTTTTTGTTTTTTAATTCTCTTTTTTTCTTTTTCTTTTTCTTCTAATTCTCTTTTATGTTTTTTAAGATTATCTTCTAAATGTTCAACATCTTCTTCTATAAAATCTTTAGCTATCTTAATCCATTTTTTAGGTTCATTCATCATATCTTTCCATCTAATTCTTAAAACTTCCCAACCTTCATCTTCCAATTCTCTATCTTTTCTTTTATCTCTTTCAGCATATTCTTCGAACCTATAATGCTGCTCTCCATCTATTTCGATGCACTTTTTAAGATGCGTCCATGCAAAATCTAGAGAATAAATTTTAAAGGGATATTCATGAATATAATTTTTATCTGCAAACTCATTTTCAATGACTGCCATAAAAAACTCTTCAGGATAAGACGGTCTATTATTCCAACGAGATTTACCAATGTTCCATGCTCTACCATCTGCATGAGCCTTTTTCATACCAATTGATACCCTTTTTTCTCATTTCTTCTGACAAATGACAACCTTCATTTGATTTAATTAAACCTAGTTTAAAATTTCTAGAGTAAGTTTCTCCTGATTTTTTTACTCTTATATCAGTTTTTTTTGTTAATCCTTTATTCCATGCAACTTTATCATATTTAGGTGCAGGGTATCCATAATGTAAGATTTTAATATGATTTTTTATTCCATATTTGGAAAACCCTTGGTTACATAATGGACAAATATAGGAACCATCTTCTTGTTTCCAATAATCTTTATCTTTCCATAATAGTTCAAATTCTTCTTGTTTCCACTTAATATCAGACATAGTATCACCTCTGATATTAAGTTTATAATTGAAGGCTATGTGTTACACTGCGCCAGGGCGTTGCTACCGCCAATTGAGCTACAGGGGAGTATTAATCATTATATATTAATTTAAATTTTGATTAGATTAATCTTAACTTATCTAACTCATCTTTTTTATTATATCATAAATAACGGATTTTGTAAACTGGTTAAGATATTATACTTTTACCATAGATTCTAATTCTTTTAGTTCTTTTGTATAGGAATTAATTTTATCTTTAAGATATTTAATCCTACGTTTAATCTTTCCAGAGCTAATTCCATCTTCAGAAACTTTTGTACCAACTTCAGAATAACCTGAAATATAATGATCGTATACTGAAATAACAGGAATTGCAGTTACTGTTTTGAATTCTTTCCCATTTTTAGTACAGCGAATAATCGGGTATCTCATATACCATGCTCCATGGTAATTGCTGTTATAACGATTATTAAAATCTTCTTCTGCAAATCGACTATTAGGACCATCGATGCAAAACGGTTCTCCTGTTATTTTCCAGAACTTATTGCCGTACTTGAAAACGGTTCCCGGTTTAAGTGGATAATCCATTAGAATTCACTCCTCCATATTTGCTCATAAAAGTAGTGATAAGAAGATATTCACTTGGATATTGATTTCCGATTGGATCTTTTTCAATAAAAACCCGATAGTTACCGATATAAAGATCATCTGCAATCAGACCATTAATGTAATCAATTAGGACTTTAGGATTTCTCTCAACCAAAATATCATATTGTTGGTTATGATGATCAGTTTTAATAAGAGTAAATTTAGCCATATCAGCCCTCGACATCAATCTGTTGAATAACAAGCTCATTGCAAATAAGATTAACTGATTCTAACATCATTGCAGTTAACATATTTACAGTCCGAGTATCGGGAGTTTTGCCGTTTTTAAGATCATTTGATGCTTGAGTCTTAAGATCGTTATATGCTTGATTAATTTTGACAGTTTGATCCAGAATATCCTCAAGTCGCTTAGTCATCTCGTACTTCATTGAAATATCCTCCTTAGCAGGGATGATTCTTCATCCACTCGCGATGGTCCTGATGGAAAAGTTCGCCATAAATCAGATCAGCTGCACCTTCAGCCAAAGACTTGCGAAGCTCGAGAAGATGCTCATCCTTCTCTCCGGACCTAACCAACTTCTTGTATTCGTTGTTCACTTTAAAGAAATGATTAAGGATATCCTGAAAGTGTTCGGTCATCTCAAACTGCATAAATATCATCTCCTGAGTTTTGGTGAATTAGCTTTACAGGAGCATTATATCATAGATTTTGGATATTGTAATTAAATTTATATTAAGTTTTTAATTAAGTTTCAATTAACCTGGACTACAACATGAGTTTGCTTCTTCTGGTGTGCCAGAAAATGGTTCTACCGGTTGATCACAATATATTAACTCATTATTATTTGGTTTAATCCCTGCATCATGAAGTAGCATTTCCAATAATCCAACTTGTTTTTCCAATTCACTAATTCTACTCTGATCATTCTCATGTTTTGAATCTGTCATTCGATTGAATATTTTTTTAATAAAATCATAATCTAAATAACAATGATTAACAACCCAACTATCTTGTGTTATAATTTTTGAACTGAGATTGTTGGTATACCAAGCATAATCTTCTTTAGAATTATTGAATACATAATAATCTGATTGATATATCTTTCCATCACTCTCTTTAAATACATTCCATGCTCTTTTATGCTGATAAGTCTTTTTTTCTGTATCACCATAATATTCACTGACATCATTCCACTGATCGTCTTCAAAGGTAATTGGTGTAACTGCTTCTTGATGCATGGCCTTCTTAAGAACATCTAGATAGAAATTTAAGTAAGGTCCTTTCAGTGGCTCAATTTCTCGAACTAAATCTTTCACATTATCTGTTATCCATCTTTGCATATCGTCTTCGTCTTCGTTATCAACTAACTTAGTGTACAATAATTGCTCAATTTCTTCTTGTGTTTTATTAGCATACGCAATAACTCTTGGTATCAGATATCCGGCTGAAGAACCAGAATGACCTTGGTCTGAAAACTTATCGATAATATTTGATATTACATCTTTTGCTTCCTGTGGAATAGGCAGTAAATCTAATTCAGTTTGAGATTTTGTTAATATCTTTGACAAAAAAACCATCCTCCGTTAGAGTAATAATATTTTGATCAGCATTAATAGAAGTGCCATACTTACAAAAAATGTGACCAATAATTTTAACTTATTAACTCCAACCAATTTTTCTGTTTTACTTAGAACTATAGTTTTTTGTTGATTTTTATTTACACCCATATTACCATTCAAACCAACATAAAAACTAGTTTTATTTTTAAAAAATGGACAATTATTATTTTTATTTAGAAGTGTAGGTTGTCCAGAGAGTGTGGATCGTTCAAATATAGAACTTATTAATTCTTCCTTATTATTACCGTAAACTTTAGTAAAATCTTGCACTTCATATAAAATATTTTTATATTCAGAATATTTTAAATATCTATGAAATTCATACAATAAATGATTTTCAATGGTTGGGTTTTCTTGGTTTTGTACAAACAAGTATGTAGAAAAATCTAATATAGTTTTATTTTTATTAACTTCTTCATATGTTTTTTCTGCTATTCTTAACCTTTCTAAAATATCCTGTTCATTATTTAAATAATTATATACGTTTAACGTTGGTATAAAACATATATTAGACAGCGAACTCGCTGCATATACACAATTCTTACAGTAAACACATGTATTTTCATCCATTAGAATAACCTAGCCTGCTCTTTAGATTCAACAAAATTAGTATCACTTATCAGTTGATTAGTGTGTTCATCATCTTCATCTGCCGGAATAATTTGATATTGAGTATTAAATTCAATCGTTATTTCTGAACACACTCTAACTAAAATCCTTTTACCACAGTTGTCACAATAAAGGTATTCTTCTACTTCGTTCTCGTCCCCATCTTCACCATCATGTAACAATTCCAATTCTACTTCATTAGCTATATCTAAAGCATCATCTAATGGATCTCCACAATATGGACATTCCGGATTATACTGAATCCATTTATTAGATTTAGCTAACCTTTCAGCAACAATCTGATTTTGTTTGGCTTCAAGATCTTTAATCGTTGGCCTATTATCCATTACACGTTCTCCCCTACCAAGAAGACTGATATTTGATAGTTTCAGTTTCGAAATTGGTATGTGTCAAAATGCTGTCTAAAATTTCAGCAGTTTGACTTAAGTCCCTGTAGTAATATTCATCGTAATCATATGAACCAAAGAAAAAACCTGGTCGAGTTGGGAGCAGCTCCATTGCTCTTTCCGGATTAAGCATAACAGCATCAACGGTGTCATAGAGCTCCTGTAGTTGTTTTTTGGTTACAAGATAAGATCCGCAATCATCTACACCATTCTGAACATGATTGACAAACCAGTTGTGGATTTGATTAGCCTTTCGCCAATAACCAACTTCTTCTGTTTTAACCTTTAATACCTTTTCTTCAATGATCTGGCAAATTTCTAAAGACATTCTTTTAAATTCATTTAATTCCTCTTCCATGGTGTAATCTTCGAAAATTACAGTTGCACCAATTTGCTGGTCAATATAATCAGCAACTTCAGCCTTAACTTCATCTGGAATAACCTTACCTGTCACTTTAACTAAATACATATCCAGTCCCATTCTTATTCCCCCTAAATTCAATTTATATAATTATAACATATTACCTCATCTTTGTAAATAGTCAAAAAAAAAAGAGACCTCGTCAGGTCTCCTTTTGTTGTTAGTGCAAGACTTTAACGTGCATCTTCTAGACCACTAGTGCTCTATTAACGTTAATCCGGATTAACAATTAATACATTGAGCTAACCAACAACTAAATCTTTGGCTGACCGGGCGTCATTTGCAGACACATCTTCTCCTCAACAAGGAGTGCTTTACTTTACCAATACAGCTCTAGAACCAATATTGGCATTAAGCTACCGGTACATATATTCTGGTAGCCCCGCGGAGAATCGAACTCCGACCACCAGGTTGAAAACCTGACGTTCTTTACCATTAAACTACGGGGCCATCTTTCAAATTGGTGCGGATAGTCAGATTTGAACTGACACGAGCTTTCGCTCACTAGCTTCTAAGGCTAGCGTGGCTTCCAGTTACACCATATCCGCAAAATATAAATGGTGACCCCGGACAGAATCGAACTGTCATCAGTGGATTAACCTGCCACTACGGTTTTCACCGCCAGATGCGCCTCTGTTTGTGGTCTGGACTTTGCCTTCACCTTATCGGCCTCCTAATTTAAGCGCTACTTAGGAGATTCAATAGGCAGCGCACGGCAATATACCTATTGTTATCGAATTAGGGTCCCCCGTCAAGTCTCTACACCTTACCGAACTAACAAAACCTAGGTTTATACTATTCCGCGGAGAATGTCTTTAACTAGTTTTGTTAGAATGGTCTTGGCTCGGCGTTGGCATAACTAGGACTCATAACCCATAGCTAAGCGTTCACCGAATTTGAGGGAATTCACTAGTACGTTTCCATACTAGAGCTCCTTTTAAAAAGTCCGCTGAATAAAATTTTTGTTAGTTTTGGTAGGCCCGAAGGGCCTCGAACCCTCAACTTGCAGATTAAAAGTCTGCTACTCTAACCAAATTGAGTTACGGGCCTACATTATCAATAAAATTTCTAATCAAATCAATATACTTATCTGAATCATTTCGTAAATCAATCCATTTAATTCTTAAAACTTTCCAACCATTAGAACAAATTAATTTATCTCTCTTAATATCTCTGTCTATTACACCTTGATTTGCATAATGTTGACTACCATCAATTTCAATATATTTTTTTAGTTTTACCCAAGCAAAATCTAAAAAATAACCATATATCGGATAATTATATAGATAATCTAGATTATTTATGTTATCTTCTACTAGTTTCATAAAAAAAATTTCAGGATATGATGGTTTAAAACACCAACCAGATCTTCCCTCTAAATAATTTTTTTGAGCAGTTAATCTAATCTTATGTCTTGTTTCATCGGTATGTCTTCTATTAGTAAACGAAGGTATAATTATACCATTTTTAATTCTAGAATTAAATGTTTCACTCTGTTTATTAACTCTATAATCAGAATTTTTATCTAAACCTTTATTCCATATTATTCTTGCACCTGAACAATATGTATAATGTTGTGCAGCAGATGATTTATTATCAAATTCACGACCACATAATATGCATATATATTTGCAATCTTTTTCTTCATATTTAATATTATCAACAACTTTTCCTTTACAGCTTTTAACATGTCTATTAAATGCAGTAGTGCCAATCATTCTATGACATATCGGGCATTCTTTTTTAGCCCCGCGGATCTTACTATAATTAAAATTATTTTTCCTCAGCTAAAAAACCACCTAACTATAATAATATTATAGTTAAGTTTAGTTTTAGCTACATATTACTCCGCTGCTCTCCCATTGAGCTACGGGGTCATATTTAATTGTCATATTGGTGCGAGTAGACAGAATCGAACTGTCACGCCCCTTCGAGCAGTGGATTTTGAGTCCACCGTGGCTTCCGTTACACCATACTCGCATATAATTGTCATATTGGTACACTAGGTGGGTGCTGACCCCACGACCCCCGCTTTAAGAGAGCGATGCTCTACCGTTGAGCTACTAGTGTGTATTGGAGGATCTACAAAGATTTGAACTTTGATCTCACGCTAATCGGGCATGCATTCTACCATTGAACTATAGATCCAAAACATTTTTAACGTTGATATGGAAGGCTTCGAACCTTCATCTCTCTGAGTGGCTGATCAATTCCTACCTAGTTGTCCTTATTACCAATTAAACGACATATCAACTAAGTTATATCAAGAGGAATCGAAAGTCCTCAATTTTAAACTTAATATTAGAGGTGACTGCCAATGTTAAATGAAGATTTCTTATTTACTGAAGAAGAATTAAAAAATGCTAAGTCACAAGATCTATTGCCATGTAAATGTAACTTTTGTGGAAAAACCTTTTATAGATATAAGAGAGATATACTTACAAATATTAAACTTAAACGTAAACATATTTTTTGTTCTCACAAATGTAGTTCATCTAATATTACAACTTACTTTTTAAAATGTGAACAATGTGGTAAAGAAATAATAAGAACTGAATCTTGGTCTAAAAAATCTAAACACCATTTCTGTTCACATTCTTGTGCTGTCAAATATCAAAATACTAATAAAACTACTGGTTTTAGAAGATCTAAATTAGAAATATATCTTGAAAATAGATTAACTGAATTATATCCAAATTTAGAAATTATTTACAATGACCGCAACACTTTAGGTAATGGTCTAGAAATCGATATTTATATACCTTCATTAAAACTTGCTTTTGAATTAAATGGCCCTTTTCATTATATTCCAGCTTTCGGTCAAGAAAAGTTAGATAATATTAAAAATAATGATTCATTAAAGTTACAAAAATGTCAAGAACTTGATATTAATGTTTGTGTTATCGACGTATCTAAAGAAAAAGGTTTTACTGAAAAACGTGGAAATAAGTACTTAAATATAATTAAACAATTTTTAATTTAGGTAATATTACCATACTCCCAACGCCATCCAAGAATCGAACCTCTGTCTTCGGGCGGCTGCCCATTGATGTCCTAGCCACTAGACGATGATATAACCAAATTTTTATTGGTGGACGTACATGGATTCGAACCATGGGCCTGAGTCTTATTGGTGGAAGGGGAGGGAGTTGAACCCTCTAAAAAACGGTCTTTCCGTTCAATGGCTTATAAGGCCACCCGCTCCTCCACTTTGCGTTCCCTTCCAAAATTCTAATATTAACTTATTTAATTTTCAAATATTGATTTTAAGTTTATTTTTAGTAAGATTTTAAACTCGGTTTGATGGCAGGGATTCGAACCCTGCATCCCCGCCCCCATGCGCTACCGGCATTGATTCTCTACATGAACCTAACCAGTCCGCATGCGGGGCAGTGTCATACCATTAGACCACATCTCGCCGAGCTGCAGATTGTCAAAATTATAATGGTGCCGAGGGGGGGACTTGAACCCCCATGGACTATCGTCCGTCTGATTGACAGACACATAAGAAATAAAACACGCAAAAATAAACTTAATATTGAGGTGATAAATATGAAGATCATAGATACAATAGATAAAGAATATTTCATTGAAGTTTGTAATAATTCAGCAACAATGTGTCAAGCCGCGGCGATTCTTAAACTTCATTTTAATACATTTGCAAGAATTGCAAAGGAATTAAACTGTTATAAACCAAATCGAGGTGGGGCCGGGACTAAAAAAATGAAGAATACCGTATTTGAGACTCATGCACAAATTTTTTCCGGTAATTATCCTGAATACCAAACAAATAAACTAAGAGAATTAATTTTAAAATACAACTACAAATCTCGGCGATGTGAAGTTTGTGGTTTAGAAACTTGGAATGATAAACCTATACCATTGGAACTGCATCATATTGACGGTGATAGGTGTAATCATAAACTTGATAACTTATTACTTATATGTCCAAATTGTCATTCACAAACAAAAACTTTCCGCGGAAAAAATTCTAAAAAGAATTTAAATGGTGGCCCGAGAGAGATTTGAACTCTCAATCCCAACTGGGCGAGGCATTTTAAGTGCCTTGCGTATGCCGTTCCGCCATCGGGCCTAAGTCAGATGCGTAAACCGTTCCGCCACCCCGGCGATACATTGGATATTATATCATATATCTTTTGGTATGTAAACAGCCCAAAAATATTAATTTTCTATTTAAAGATGATCATAATATTTATATAAATTATTTGCCTGAACTCTTACAGAGTTGAGAAGCATTTTAACTGTCTCTACTTCACCTTCATTTAGGTAGTCAATTAAACCATTAACTGCATTAAGCAAAGACTCAGAATCTCGCTTAATTGCGTCTGAAAACTTCTGAGGAACAAATTTAACTTCCTCTTGAGAAGATGCGCCTTTTACTATATTATCTAATTCTGTAAATATACCTTCATCATTGGCCATTAAATAGCAACCTCTATTCTTTTATTTTGACATTGACATGCTCAAACTTAACCGGGTGATCGGTCCATCGATCTTCAGCATAATCTTTCAACTGAGGCATAATTTCTAACTTCTTACCTTCAACATTAAAACCGAGATCTTCAAGATACTGCCGGATAAGGATCTCCACTTCGCTTGCGGGAATCTTAAGATTAATTTCCAGTTTATTATCTTTAGATTTCATTATAATTCACCTCTTAAAAATTGTAGTCGTAAAACTCACTGGCAACATTGATAGCAAGCCCAGGACTGCGATCATTACTTCCAACTTCACACCAACGGCCATTCTTGCGAAGTGAAAATTTCCGAGTATAACCTGTAGGATCTGCAGCCATCTCCCACTTCTGATTGTCCTGAGTAGTTGCTATAGCGGAAAATCCACCAGGGACGAATCCGAGATCTTCAGGTTTATGAAGAGCAACCTTTTTATCACGCTGAACGGTAATGACTCGGCCAGACTTAGAAACATCGATGATAGTGTAGACCTCCCTATCCGACCACATGCAATATGTCACTTTCATTCCAACTTCTGGCTTAACGTCCTTCATTTAAATTCATCTCCTAATTAGTTTTTATCTAACAAGGATATTATATCATAAATTTTGGCTAATGTACATGGTTAATATTAATAACAATCAAGCAGTTTTTCTAGAGGAGATTTAACCGTCTAAATATTAGTAGGAAGATCTTCATCAGAACAATTAAAAACAACAATAGTCACCTATATTCACTTCCTTTTAAATATTAACAAGTTGTTAACAAACCAACCCATGTAATAACCAGAATTTTTACAGAATTCAATACAATTATTCTCTAAATCTTCACATCTAGTTAAACCTAAAGCTTCAAACTTATCAGACCAATACTGCTTTGGTCTACAGTTAATATGCCCAACTCCACTTTGACCCGGTTGAGCTGCTGTAAAAATTAAATAGCCGTTTTCATCAATATACTTACCAATGTTATCAACTGCCAGATCTGCATATTGTGGGTCAATATGTTCAAGTACTTCTAAACATATAGCTAAATCTGTTGGTTCTAGAAAATCTGGGTCTAATAGATTATCATAAAATATGTTCTTACTACAATATTCATCAGCATCTACTCTTTTATCGATATCAAATCCTGTTGTTTCTATTCCAATTTTATTTAAAGCAACAACATGATGACCTGGGCCGCAACCAATATCTGTACAATCGGCTGGATTTAATGTTTCTTTAATCCATTTAGCTAGATTGTCAGCAAAGGGTTTTTCTTCTTTATATATCGTATCATAGTCTAAAGTTTCGTAAACACCCGGGTAATGACGGAACTTATAATCTAAATCAGATCTATTTGGATTTCTTTCATACCAACCCTGCTTCCCATAAATGTTGTGAATTGCTGCAAAATACTCTTCATACATTCCAGCAACTTTTTCCATTGAAAAATTGTGAAGAGCCCATTCTCTACAATCTGAAGGTTTAATTTTATCAATGTTTTTAGCTGCCCAAACGAATTCTTCAAATGTACGACATCGGTAACCTGTTACTCCATGGATATTATTCTCAGTAAATGCTCCCCAATCTGTTGTGATAGTTGGAGTTCCTGAGAACAAACATTCGATTTGTACTCCACCAAAAGGTTCGTTATACAATGATGCAATAAATGCACCCTTTGCGTTAGCCATTAAACGTTTTCTAGTTTCAACATCAGCATAGCCTACAAATTTTACATGTTTAGGAATTTCTTTATATCCACAATCATGTAGATTATTTTGACCAGCAACAACTAGAGTAGCTCCTATTTCTTGAGTTACCTGAATAGCAATGTGAATACCCTTTCCTTCATAAACTCTACCAAGAAATAAGAAATAATCACTCTTGTCTTCTTTATATTCAAAATCATCTGGATCAAAATAATTTGGAATTACTACATCATACCAGCCTTGCATGCAGGTTCCAACTGAAGGCAGACCGTAGTAAGCATGCATCATAGCATAAGATTCAAAAACTTTAAAATTGGCCCAATGTCCACCTGCATAACCAATGCCTGGTTCAACTGTAATAAGATCTGGATGCGCATCACATATTGGTCTGACACCAGCACCCCAAAATGGTAAGATGAAATCGTTTGGTTGTTTACGTAAACCAACTTCTCTTATTGCATTTCTGTAAAATGTCTGATAGGCGTGATCGCCGCAGTCAAATTTGAAGAAATTTGACCTCCAGTCATGATCACCGTAAGCAATTTTCCAGTCTTCACTTGACAACACACTTACATGTTCGGTACAAGGGACATCCGATTCTTCATGACCATAGTGGAAAACAGTATGACCTCTTTCGGTCATCATTTTGCAAAACTTAAGTACTTTAGCTGTATATGCGCATGCGTTGAATTCTTTAGATGTAACCGTATGTGGAAGCGAAAGTACATGGAAACGATATTTCTATAAACTCATATACTATTATCCTCTTTTCTAAATTTAAAATTTCTACAAATTAGTTCACTTTTTTATGTTTCATACCAGTTCGTCTTTTATTACTTTCTCTAACAGCTTGTCGTTGGCTTTCACTAATTATTCTACCTTTATTAGCTTCACTTATTTTTTTACGCGTTTCTTCAGATAGAGGTTTCATAACCTGAAGTTTTCTTTTTTCTTTTATTTTTTGTCTAGCTTCCTCTGTATGTTTTTTACCATACATTGGATGCTTTTCTCCTAATAGTTTATCACTTATTTTTTTTCGGGTTTCTTCAGAAAATGCTCCAGGTTTTCTAGATGGATTGTTATCACCTAACATAGTTTCTGAAGCTTTATTTTTACAATATTCATATCTTCTTGATGAATATTTAACTTCGTCCCTAGTCATCATCCAACAGAATGCTTTGGCCATTTTATATGTTTTATTATTTTTTGTTCCATATCTATATTTGTATATATTATATATTAATAAATGAGCGATATAATGTTCTCTAGGTGTTAATAAAACAGTACTATTATTTTTTCCAAAAATTGCTGCTGGAAATATATGGTGATTCTCGCATTTAACCTTTAAATCAATACGTCGATTCTGCCTAGACCTAATTAGACTTATATACCATTTTAAATATTTATGATATCTTAATATCAAGAAAACCATCTCCTTAATATTAAGTTTATTTTTTAATTAATGGTGAGGCAGCCCGAGAGCATGAAATCTCAAGTTATCTACTCCTTATCGTATTTAAATAATTTTTAATGTCACCATTCGGCATCTTGAATATATTAAGATCATAATCTAAACTCATTAATGTAAATATCGCTTCTTCAGTTCCAATAGTTCCGTGATCTAATGATTCGTTAATTAAATTATTGAATATTGGAACTACTGATTCGATAACAGCTCTATGACCACCAAACAATGTTGCTCTGCATACATAATCAGGCTTATCTCCCGTAATAGTAGTCATAACTTTAATATCATATCCATGGATTTCAGAATCTGTATAATACGGGTATGAAGTTAAAAATAAATTATCATATGGAACTTTATTGAAGTTAAAGTTGTCTATATGCTCATTTATTCCATAGCTGTTATACATACCTGAATCTATCCAGAAGAACCTGGAGCTATTGAACTTATTTTCAGCTGATACTTCATCAAGCATTTTTACTTTAGCCAACGTGAGAGGAATGTAATAAGGATTACAGATTACACTATTTTTCATCCACTCAGATTGATTAATCCAAGATTCACTTGTTATAACTTTCTGAATTCTATCAAATGGCGTACAATTCTCAACATACTCTTTATTAAATGATTTAAGTTCTAAAGGTAAATTACCACGCATAAACCTAATATGATCATGATACTGTGGTTCAGCATAGACGACTAGAGGATTTCTACATTGTAATACATAATGCAAACCTGAAAGATAATGTGAGTTAAAGTCCCTATCTCCTCTTCCAATGTCTAGTATTGCTGTAACTAACGTTACTTCATATGGAGACTCCCAGTCTTTGTCTAAAAACATGTAGTCTAATTTAGGCCAAATCCTATCTTTCAATAATTCTTTTGGATAGTAATCTTCTGGAGTTGTTCCATCATTTGGTCTCTTATCAGCCATTCTAGAGCATTCGTCACCTAGGTGAACAACATATTGACCATTTAGAAACACTGATTTAAAACCTAAGGCTAGAAATTTTCTATCAATATTCCACTCATTATGCCATTTTTCAACTCTACCAAGAAGAATGAGATCATCGCGTCTCTTTAAATTTGGACTACCAATCCAACCATACCAACGTAAGTGATAGTCTGAAATTCTCCATGGTTTTTTGTAGTAAAATTTATTATCAATTAATTCTTTACTGTATGAGTCAAATCCTTGCCATTCGAATGTTCTCCATGAAATATCAACGGTTCCAATATTTCTATATTTCTCTAATATTTCTTTAGATTCAGCTAAATACCCAGACTTAAGAAACTCCCAATCATCTTCTAGATAAAAAATATATTCTGTATCACAATATGATACCATAAAATCCATAGCCCACCACTGAGACCTGTTAGTTGGGAAGCAAATAACATCACAAAATGAACCGTATTTTTCAACTAATCGCTCAAAAATACCGTCTACAGCGGAGTCATCGACTATGACCATTTTAGTTACATAGTCTTTAGTCTTTAAAAATGAAGCGATCGTCTTATCAAGTATATCAAGACGATCACATGACAATATAAAAGCTGTAATGTCAGATTCAGGTTGGTCTACGGTATGTACTTTTACTCTACTCATGAATAAATCACCTATTTATCAATATCAATTAACTCACTTAAAATCTGTTCAACTCTGAAAATTATTTTAGCTTCATTGCTTTCACAGAAAGGATTATGGTTACCATATTCTCCTTCACAGAAAGGACACTTTTCTCTACATTTATATTTATAATTTCTTAAAAGCTCTTCATACGAAGAGATTAATTCATGAAATCGCGAGTATTCAATTATAACATTAGTTTTCATTTAAGTTACCTCATATAATTAGAAATTAAATTTCCTAAATCTATTATTCATCATATCATCAATAATTATAACTTTAAGATCATCATCTTTTGAAACATTTTCTAGAACGATTTTTTCTATATAAAGTCTATTATAATTAGTTCTATGTTTTATTGGAATAAGATCAGATCCTAACCCAAGTATACTATTACAATGGGTATTGTAATATATCTCATCAGCTTGAGCCCAATCAGTGTAACTAATATCCGGAAATTTAATGCTAAAAAAATCATCTCTAAAACTTCCGGTGTTATTTCGAATATGATCAAAAACTTTTGATCGGATCAGCAATAATTTGATCTTCTTAATTGAATCCTCACATTTTAAAATATATGCCATATAAAAATCCAAAAGAGCTCCAAATAAATCTTCAGCTTCACCAATGACAGAACCATCAGCGGATGATATTTTCCAACCATTAGACCAAGTTTCATAATTATGACCTGGATATGTATTGAATAATTCAAATCCGCTGATTAATTCTATCTTAACGTCTGTAGGTCCAGATTTCATTGTTGCTGGATATAAAAATTTGAACATTTCATCAATATATAAGGACATGTTAATATTTCCTCACCAGACACTAGTATTTTTATTTTCGACTTTGTTAACAGTTTCTTTGCAGCAATCACATCTAAACGTATGATTGAATTCTCCACTGGATGTAAGAGTTTTTACTATCAGTTTCATATTCTTATTGCACTTTGGACACTTCAATATTTATTCTCCTTCGTTAAAAATCATATCCTGACATTCTTGGCAAAGACCAGAAATTGTGTACTCCTTAAGTGATGTCTCATCCCTAAAACTTTCAGATGTGACTTCCTTTTTACATGATACACATACCCCATTTTGAATTGAAGAAGTCCTACCAAAAAGAATTTCAAATAGTTGTTCCAATGATTCAGCTTTATCTTCAGGTTTAAATTTAATCTCCATTATAATCTCTCCTTTACTTTTCCCACTTAAATACAACATTTCCAGACATATTATACTTGTTTAGATCAAGCCACTTATAAAATTTACTCCAGGAGTTGAAATTCTTAAGAGGCAGACCTGTTGAATGAGCAACAACAATAAATCCACTAAAATCCTTTACCGTTCCAATCATTCTCTTATTCATTATAATCAAACTCCCTTTAATAGAATGTTTTTAACAACTTCCTTATGCATCCAATGTTCATCTGCATCGTCAACATGTCCAGGGCGAACCCACTTAGCAACACTTTCATTAAAATCTTCCATAAAAAATCCAGCTGTTGGTCTAACGACAAAACCTTCGGACTTATTAGTATCGAAATTTTTTGCTAAATTTTTTATCATGTCAATATCAAATTTGCCTCTGTATATTGTTGGAACTGGTGTTATTCCGAGCAAATTAAACCAATATAGCGTTTGATCCCATGGTAAACAATAATCCATTTCCCACATAGAAAATCCATAAAAATAACTTCTTAAATCTGTGTAGTGTATAGAATGTTTTGCATATAGATTCTCTCCACAAATTCTATATCCGTCTGGAATTAAATGTGCTATCGATGCATGGAAATACTTAATCCAGGTTCTTGATGCATGATAACCAGAATCAATACTACGAGTATGCATGAAATCGTTGTATAGACTAGTATTTTCTCCGTCCATCTTTTCAGTTATGACAATTTCTTTTACAATGAAGTTATCATATGACATGAGAACTTTATCGTCGGAAGTCATTCCAGGACTAAAATCAAAATGGTATGTTCTTGGATACTTAAATTTTTCCATGATAACCTCACCTAATCATTATACTACAATAACCTTAAGATGTAAATAGTCGATCTAAAATTTAATTAAAGGTTGATCAAAAATTATTGGGGGTGCATCGAACATTGGATTATTACGATATAGTTAAACCTAGCTTTGAAATTAATTTTTGGTTTAAACATTTCAGAGGAATGGATGAAGACACTGCTAGAGGATATGAAGCTTTTTTAATGGCGCCAATTGTTGATTCAATGTTTTTCGCAGACACATGTGAATGGTATGAAGAAGATTATATCGATTGCACAGGATTAGTAGATCCAATACTTAAAGAAGTTGACACTGATATACGTATGGAAGGTCTTAAGGTGGATGGTATACTAATAGACAAAAAAGAACCAGAAGAACAAGATTACTATGAAGGGGAAGATGAAGAGGGAGATTAATCTCCCTCTTTTATTATACTAATATATAGTCTATATTAGTTTATATTCAATTAATACAGTATGCTCTTAAAATAATATCATCTGAGTTTACATTTGGTGTATCAGGCAGATCCGATGTTAAGAGTAGTTTTTGAATTCTATCTAAACATTCTTCCATATGAGGTTGTAGATCGATATATTTATATTTACGTAATTTAACATCCAGTAAAAACTGACGATCTTTAAGTGGAAACTTGAGATCTTTGGTTCTTATAAGTTCTTCAACTTCAAAACAAGCTCTATAAAAATGCGATATGGCTTTAAAATCCACACCATCGTCATTTGCTGCCATTCTTGCTCGAGCACCATAATTCTCAAGGAACTTCTCAAGCGAGGGAAGATTATGCTTTACTTTAGTGGAAAACAAAAACTTCTTCCCACATACGTCCAGATAGCTAAGGTGCTGCTCATCTTCAATATGGAGAATGGAGTTATCGTCCACTAAGGGTTTAAGATCCTCTGCATAGACCCCAAGAACCGCGTCTTGATCTACGCCCTTAAGAAATTTGACAAACTTGTCTGCACAGTTCAAACGACTGCCCTTTATACCATATTTTGCAGCTTGAGTACGGCAATACCCCACAAAAGCATGGAGATTCTTAGACAGAAACTGGTGCCGAATGGAATGAACATATTCCCACTCCGGACTAAATTCAACCCAATATTCTTTAGGTGCAAAAAGCATATCTATTGCAACGGTCTGTCCATCCATTGCATGCTTAATGAACTTCTGTAAAGAATACATTTCGGTTTCAACTACACCAGCACCAGATTTAGCAGACAAATCTTCTTTGTTGGAAGTGTTAACACTCGAATCGAGTTTAGCCTTTCCAACCAGAACATCCTTAATATTAGGCAAAAATACTCCCTTATAGTCAACATCGCTATTAGGAGTATTAGTACCATATAATTGAGAACCAAAAATAGTTTTAAACAATACTTCCATTAATTTACCTCCACTTGAAAGAGACATTGAATACATCATTATACTCGAAGCGAGGGAGAGTACGAAGAAAATCCCCCAAACTCTTAACGGAGCTAGCATTCATGAAAAATGCGTAGCGAAGACTCCTGGCAGTTCGGCTAATAAAATCAAACTCAACAATCTTGACACCATTGACTATTTTAGTATCAGCAAGAACAACCCAGTTATCAGTTACAAAAGCTACTCCAGTTCCATCAGACTTGATAGCAACCTTCTGAGCTTTAAAGGCCTCAGAAAGAAGATCCTCACGGAGGAAATCCTCCTGCTTATTGAGCTCAACCGGCTGAATGAAGAACCTGGAAATCATATTCATAAAAATCATCTCCTGTAAGAATTTGGCCTGACAAGAGATATTATATCACAACCCTCGGCTAATGTACACGGCTAGTTGTATTAAGTTTTGGTTATTCTTTCATCTCTTCAGCTCTGCGGTGCATTTCTTCAAAAAACTCATCCGATGCAGGATAATTTTTTCGAAAGAAGATAGAGATTAACGGTAAAGTAATATTGAATTCAAAACCTGGTATACAAACATCTTTCATGAAACTTAAATTGATAATATTCAGATAGAATGTATTAAGACCAATTATCAGGACTGGGTTGAAATTGATCGTCATAAATGAGCGATTGTCATCACTGATAATTTCAATTAAATTTCGAAATGGTAATTCAGTTTTTTCATTGAATTTAAATATCATTTTAATTTCTCCCCAGTAAATGTGAATACAAAACCAACTAAACCGATATTAATTTCAATCGATTGTTGAATTTCATCTACCTTTTGCATAAGATCTCGAAGATAATCAAATTCTGGTTTATCAGCCATCTTAATTGTCTTAGTTTTATCAATTCTTTTATAGTTTATATAATCGGCATTTAATTGAATTAATGTCATGTCATACCAATTCCATCTGACGCTTTTATTCCAAAATGCCCTTAAACCTAACCATTGGTTGTCTATGGAAAAATTAAACTCAAATTTTCCAATTTTCATTAGAATAACCTCATCAATTCAATTTATATTTTAATTAATTTTATGTAATATCTCTAGATTCTAGTAGCGCGAGCTTTGGCAAGTTGTAGCATAGCATCTTCGTATCCACACAATACTGACAACTGGTCATCACTAGAGAAGAAATATCCTCCAGGTATTTTCTTGATTGGAAGTGGTGTCATGGCAACATGTTCGAACTTTAAGATTTCACTAAGCAGGTACGGTGTCAACCGTTTTTCTCCACTCCGGAGTACCTCTTGCCAAAACAATGAGCTGAACCTGGCGTAGCCATGGCGTTCCATGCGCTGGAGACGACATACGGACACCATACGTGACCTAGCCATCACTCCTACCCCCTTCCACGGCGTCACTTAATGCTTGGCATGCCGCGATAAACGGGACAGAGTTCAGGACTGCAGTGTTAGCAAACACCCCGTCCCATTCCTCCGCCGCCCGGACGATCCGCGATAGGCGGTTGTGGCGTTCAATCGTTTTGCCTCCAACGCTCGGCCCCTCGTATTTGCAATAATTACAGATAGCCTGGGGTTCGCCGGTGAACCGTAAAACTGTTATGTCAACCTGTTTCCCGCAAATCGGGCACGGCTCAACTTTAATATTCATCTCTATTCTCCTTTCAAATTATAAATGATTAAAAATTGTTAACCATCTGAAATGATCCATCCCCATATAAGAAAGAAATTGAATCAAACTCATCAAACATAGGAATGGTATACTGCTTCATCATTCCTAAAATAACATCATTATTAATAACCTTATCCTTACGGATATCCATCCTACGCTTAAGTTCACTCATTCCAACATAAAAAACCCAGGCGTGCTTTGCATAGTCATCGGAAAGCATATTGATCTTACCTCTGCGAGACTTAGCAGATAGATTCGTCATGTCAATAATTAAATTCTTATTATTATTCACAGCTGAACGAAGATTAATGTCAAGCTGACGATTGACCTTCTGCTGATCAACCTTAACCCAGGCATTATTATATGATTCACCATTGGCAAGGGACATGACAATATCATCTCGAGATATTACCGCATAGTCATTTGAATTGGACATGCCCTGGATGTACGTGGACTTACCAGAATAAGGCAACCCAACCATTACAATAGCTACATTATTCCCATTCCTCTTATAATCATTTTCACCATACTCCTTAATTAATTCTGACATTAAGACACGATCAAGGACTTCATTTGAATATTCAATAAAATCGATTTCATCTACACGGTTCTTGCAAATACGACCACGATTGTCGGCTGAAGCCAACATGATCAACTTGTTAACAAAGTCTGATCCATAGCCAGAAAGCTTGCTAGCAAGATCCTTTGCAGATAAGTTCGTCTTGTTGATGAAAAAGATATCATGGATATTGATCATGTTTAAGATCTTGGCAACATCAATCCATTCAAATCCAGAAAGATTCTTCTTAATATCTTCAACAATATCAATAGCGTAGAAGGTTGATATTCCAGCATGCCCAAAGAAGCACACCTTGTCACCCTTAACTTCTCTCGCATAGACCTTTCCAATATCATGTAAAAGAGCAGCTACAAGAACATCGAGATCATTCTTGTCCTGGACGGCCTCAAGAACCATCTCCGTATGCACCCAAACACTGCCTTCACCATGATAAGGATTGAGGCGGCCAGCTTCACCATGGTCACACTCAATCATCTTATCAAAAAGATCGTTGTAATTATCAGCGAAATATGCAACAAGCTTTTCAATCATTCCAATTCTCCTTAATATTCATCATCGTAATTCTCTTCCCAGAGAGACCTAGGTGCAAGTTCATGTCCAGCCATATTGTAAAGGCGACCGCACTCACACTCATTGGTGAGAGGATCCTCTAGAGCAACTGTCCGACCGCACTCACACTCTCCAAGAGCTGGTTGCCGATAAGAAGACTTAAGTTCAATAACCCTGCTACGAAGACTCTTCCTGCGAAGACAATCCCTGTAATTCTTGAGAGCATAATTAGAAAGTTGGTCGATGAACACATTTCCAAATTTGTCACAATCGAAAGAAAATCCAGATCCGGGCTCCTCTTCAAAAAACAACTCGTATTTAATTGACTCGATTGTTTGCCTCGGACTGATAATCTTCATTTTTATCTCTCCTGACTGAATTTAATTGGCTACATGAGATATTATAACATAGATTTCGGTAAATGTACATATCAAAAGTGGCCGAGTTTATTCAGCCACTCCAATAAATAATAAAATTGACTTTTTATTCGTTATTAATTAAGGATCAGCAGTGAAGTTTCCTTTCTAGATAACCATTCCGCCACAGACGCAACATCCTTCTATCTTTCCTGACCCTTTCAAAGAACTCTTCCGGCAACCAACCCCGCTTTCTCCACATCTTACGATAATAACGATTAACCACTACACAACCATTAAAGTTCGTATTCAACTTCAACACCTCTTCTGGATCATCTGTGGCTACATTGAATATTATAACATAAATTGTGGTAAATGTACATATCAAAATCAACTGAGTTTATTCAGCCACTCCAATAATTTAATATAAGTTTAATTAATTATACAGATTTTTCAATAAAAACTTCAAGGTAGTCGCGACCATACAGCCCTCCGAGGGATTTTTTATATGGGTGCATACATAGACCATCTACACCCCAAGCTTGCTTATATAAAGTCTTTGATGTGTTTTTGCAATGTTTTTTAAATAGAAATGGATACTCATCAGTATCTGTTAGAACCCAACTGCCTCGAATTATACTACTATGACTAACATCAATAAAATGACACCAGAATTCTCCTTCATAATCAAATATTCTGTATTTATAATTCAAATCAGGATAATCCATTTTCCAGTAAACAAGAAATGGTTCAACCCATGGCCACGGAAAAGCATAGATACCATAGCGGCGGGGTGGCTTGTGGAATTGAGATGAGAACTCTTTTCCTCGGTCATATTTGTGTTTTTTGTATTTAACTGGACTTAGTCCACCCCACCGGCAAAACTTCATGTTTTCACTTCCTATCGATCAAGTTTGAATTTAAGAAATACCGGGAACCTCAATGAGAATTTTCCTGTTGAATCGGAAGAAATTTCCTGGAATTTAATCTCAGCTAAACGTCCAACGAGAGTATCCTTATTCAACCAAAATTCATTTCTCTGATCATCAGTGAACCCAGTTCCAACTTCTGTCTCAATGTATTTTCCATCAATGACACCATTACAAACTAAGGCTCCAAGCATTCCTTCATATTTACCAGCTCCCTCAACCATTCCTACTACATCCAGATCAGCCTCATCGAAAAACTTGAATTTAAGTAGACTATCACTACGCTTGAATTCGTAGGAAGTTTTAGGGTGCCTTAACATTATGCCTTCATAACCATCATCTACATACATTTTAGCCATGTCCCGGATCTTCTGGGCATCATTCTGGATCTTTTGAGCTAGAATATAGTTTAGGTTAGGATACCTATGGTTTTCGGCCAGATTAATCAACTTAAGTTGCATATCTTCAGTGGCATTGAACTTATCTCCACCTACAGCAAATATATTATATTTAATTCGATTTTTATCTTCCTGAGTATAGTTGACATTTGAAACAACGGTACCTTGGATGTCACTGAATTCAGTCTTTTCAGCGAATAATTCACCATCAAGAAATTCAATAGTGTCATCGACATCAATAATCTTTTTAATATCTTCTAGAACATGTTCCAAACCAACGAATTCTTTGCCACCACGTGACCATAGGACATTGGGTGTATTCTTTGTCCAAAATGCTCGGATACCATCGAGCTTCGGTGTAGCAAAGAAAAAGTCCACTTTGTAATTCTTTTTGCTATCATACTTATTGGCGAGCTGAACCTTAAACTCTTGAATAAAATTCTTTCCAAGAGCTTTATTGATTAAGCTAGCTCCGATATTGCAACGCAAATCTCGATCAAAAATCATTTTGATTATTGTCTGAGAATCTACATCAAACTTAGACATAACCTCTTCAGCTAAAGCCCTCGCTGTATTTCCAGTAACCATCCTACAATATAATACGTCAAATAGGTTTTTGACTACATGCCAGCTTTCATTGATATCGCCGGGACCTAATACATTGACATCCACATCCCTTAGATAAAAATTTAAATGTGGGTCATAAGCTAGCTTTAGAATTTCAGCAAAAACAACATTATCTTTGTTTTGTTTAATGATTTCAACCTTTTTGTTGGTACTTGAAGTCTTTTGTAGTTCACTAATAATATCGATAACTCTCATCAATTATCTCTCCAATCTTAATATCCTGCTGAAGTTTGATTCATCCAAGAAGCGTAGGTAAAAGAATTTCCTGTACCTGCTGTGTTTACTGAATAGTAGTCATACGTACTCGTTGTTGATGTCGACATTGACCAGGTACTAACATTATATGTTGGATTTCTGCTATTCCAACGATCTTCAGTGATTATACCATTTTTAACAACTCGGCAATGCTCATGACCACAGTTAGGACAATTTAATACATGGTTGCCATTTAAACTAACATCAATATCAAATTGAACATATCTCCCACATTCATGGCAATATAACTCTTGCCTTTCAATCATGATTTAAGGTTAACCTCCAATCTACTTCCACATTCTATCCGAAATAAACTTTGCCTTGAACTTAACTTCGTCGATTTTTCCATGGGCGTATAGACCCATGGCAAGACCAAAAACCGTTGAATCTAGAGAATTCTTGGCCTTTATTGCATAGTCCTTACGATCAAGATCTGCATTATCTTCAAAGAACTTGTTTGCTGAAGAAATGTAGTGGTTGTAAAGCTTGACAACCTTAGATTCTACGTCAAGGATATACTTCTGAAGGTTAACATCATTTGAAAAAACCTTCTTCGCATCGTCAAACTTTTCATTTAGAATCATGTCAACCAAACAATTTTCATTGAGGACACCATCACGAAGGTGGTGCAGGTTATAGTATTCATTCGTCTTAATCTTAATCATATCACCATCTTCGAAGGTGATAACAAAACCTTCATGACCATCGTAGTTCTGGACTACATTGACTACTGATTCAAGAGAATCCATGGTAAAATAGTCAACAGGCAGAACACCCGGCAGGTTCTCGAAGTTATAGCTGCCATCAACCATGCTACGCATACCGATGAAACGAAGCTCTTCATTAGTATACATGATGACAATCTGGTTACGTGGAGAAACCAATTCAAACATCGGGGTAAACTTGTTGTTGATTGCAGCAACGATAGCAGACTTGAGTTCAGCATTTGAGTTGACAATAGCCATCGCCCAGTCAGCCTGTTCGGCATAACAGTTCATCTTCGTCTTGGCATGTAAAACCCCATTGAGAAGGTAGAAGTAGATAAGGGAACCATCATACTTTTCCGTAACACGAAGGATCTTCTTATCCTTAAGCTTAGAAAACTCACTGGAAGGATTTTCATCTAGATTCCAGAACTTATGCAACGGAATAGCCAGAAGCTCCTTGGTGTCTTCACGAAACATCAACCCACGAAGATTCCGAGCCTTAGGAAGCATGAAATCAGAGTAAGAAGCAAGGCGATAAGAAAAAGTAGCCACATGAACATGGTCTACAATTTCCTTCTTGACAATAAATGACTCCTTTGACTTAACGAGAGCCATGCATTCATCGTAGGTTGGAATATTCTTGAAGTCCATCATTACACCTCTCAATCGATTCAATCTACAGGCTTCCCGGACGGTCCTGCTCCGTCACTAATTGGCGTACCAATACATTGCTCTATGTCCAGTAACCTTTGTCTTTGCTGAAACTTTTTCACCTTTGACCAATTTAGCTGTATTCATTAAGGTAACTTTACCTGTTTTACGAATCTCAAAATTGCGATAATCGCGGCAAAAAACAGAAGCTAAAGTATCTTCATCACCAACCAAACCAAACTCTGTAATCAAGTAAGCATTTCGGCCTTTACCATAGGTGGTAATCTCAAACTGCTTGAATTCTTTGCTATTCGGTGCACCGTAAGTGTGATGTTCAATGATTTCTTTATAAATCCACTCGATGGAAGCTTTCTGGGCCGGGGTTAACTCCGGATAAGTCTCGAAAATTTCAACCAGATTAATCATTTGAATCCTCCTGGATTTGTTTAAGTTGGCCTGACAAGGATATTATATCACAACCTTTGGCTAATGTACACGGCAAAATAAAAGAGACCTTTCGGTCTCTTATTAAACTAATATTAAATTAACGTGAACCCTCTGCAAACCTACCTTTAATCGTGCTTACAAAGAATTTACCCTTTGAACTCGATTCTTTAAATGCTTTCCATATGCTTGGCGGAACATTGTAATAATCATACGATCTTCCATTTAGAAATGTTACTGAAAGAAGAAACTTTTTTTCATCATATCTTGCACCGGATAGAACACTACTACCAGAAATTGCAAATTCTTCCATTCTTATTCCTCCTCATATTGTACACTATTTAATACAGACATAAACTGATCAAATGGAATTTCTAATCTTTTTAATCCTGTTTTGATTAAGCTCGTTTTGGTGATGTTATGCCTAGGTACTGGAAATATTCGACCTTTGGTGTCTTTAAGTTTATAATGATCACCAGATGTATTTTGGAGTTGAAATCCTAGACGAGATAATGCTTTTATTAGCTGACTAGTCTTAATATCGTATGGTATTGAAGTTTCTTCAATTATATTATCAAATTCTTCAAATATGTCTGGCATTTAATCACCTATAATGTTTAGTATACTTATCTGCAACGGTGCTAGCACCATACGAATCTGGTTTAACCTTAACGTTGAAACCACTACCTTTTACCATTCCCACTACGGCGCTTACAACTTCTCTCGTATCACCATTTTGACCAACATCAATATGGATTTCAAGTTTAGATATATCATCACAGAATGGACATTGCTGAGCATTAATTTCTTCAACTAAATTGGAAGCCAATTCAATACTATATCCAGCCTCGGTAAACATTCTATCAGCTAAACTAAATTTTCTGCGAACCCATTTTTTATCATAGAAATATATTGCGCCCTTTCCTATTCTATGCACAATCAAAGCCGTAACAAATACTGCAGCACTTCCATATACTTGAGAATCAGTCCCAACAATAAATTTATAATCTCCAGGATGAGACTTTATAAAATTAGAAATATGTGTAACCGTCTCTGTTATTGTTAAGTTTCCATGTGTTGGGCTCTTCATTTAAAAATCCTCCGTTATTCTGATTTATCACCCTTTTTGGTGAAATAAGCAATTAATTGTGTAACATATCCAAGTAAAAATACTAAACTTGCTTTTATAATATCAGTGTATGATTCACCTGAAATTGACTTTCTTGTAACTAGATATGTAGCAAATATTAAAACTAAAATAAAGAATAAATTAATCGGATTGAATAGACTCAACATGAAATTCACCCCCTAGTTATCTATATCTTCATGGATCAAGATCCAATTTCCTGATCGATCTTTACTCCAAAAAGTGTCTGGAGATCGTCCTTCCAAGGTTATATAACCTTGATTTTGGATATCATTCTCCATAAAATAATTTCCATTCTCATCTTTCATCCACATAATATTAACCTACTATTATAACAAACTTAAAACATCGTTAATTAAGCTTTTAACGTTTTTAGAAGAGGTAATACCCTTATTTGAACTGCTAATATCATCTAGAGATTTTTCAAACTTACTCTTAGGTTCTTTTGATACTTCAGGTCCTGAACTGGGCGTAGAAGTATCAGGGCTAGGAGATGTTGGTGTGCCCTGGGGACCCTGGAGACTATCCGTGTAAAGCTGGATACCTTCTTTAAGGAATTTTACTGCGGCATCGGAAAAATGTTGTTTAAGATGTTTTTCTAGATCCTCATCACCCTGAGCATATTTATTCGATATTTCATAAATCTTTCCGACCATTTCACTTTCATATTCCTGAGCGGTAATTTCACCACTCTTGAATTTTAATGCATAATCCTTACCAATGGTAAGCAACTCATTTGTACATTTGTTCATTGCTTTCATTAAACTGAAAAATCCAGCCATTTATTTGCAACTCCTCTTAATCATAGTATGATCTTGGAAATTTTTTGGGAGCTTTAGGTTTTTTAGCTTGAGATGCTCCGTATTCTTCTAACCAAAAAATCAAATCTTTCATTGTAACATGTTTAGGTAAATTTTTTTCATTTATAATAGAGGCCGCGGCAGCATCACGGTCCATCTCTTTCAAAGTAACAGCAATACTTGTTGGTGAATGCTTCCACCATTTTATTTTTTTAACGTCTTTAAAATTATTGATTTTTACTTCAGGAGATAATGCTTTATTCAACATCTTCAATATACCATCATTAGTTATATGATCATTTAATGAGAAAGCATATTCTCCACCATCATTATAAGATTTTATATTGGATTCATTTGCCGCATAAAAATTATCATATTTAGTATCTCTTGGAGCTCCGGTTCGATCTAGTGCATCATGATCCTCAAGCCACTGAATAAATTGCTCTAGATCTATACCAAATTTATTTAAATCCGATTCTCTTACCCATGCACCTCCAGGGCCAGTATCATCGTCCCATGAACCATTAGTGATATAAACTGATCGATCTTTTCCAACTTTATATGAAAATCCTTCTACATCAGAAAGTTCAACCCTGACAGAAAATAAATCTGAAATTAAATCGATTAATTTTCCATCTAAATCATAAGGATCTGCTTGATTATATTTGTCTCCATAAGTCAATGAATTCATCAAACCTTCCATATCAGACGGGTTGAATTCATCTTCAATTGGATCAACAATTAAATCAGAAACTTTTGCACGTAGAATCTCATTATGGTGTTGGCCATCAAAATAAACATAGTCGCCCATTCTTTTTGCATAATATCTTGTATTAGTATCATCAACAAATCTAATTTCTTCATTATCTTTAAGAGCATTGATACGCTTAATATCATCTGGGTGGATGACTATTGAATAGTTAATACCATAATCGTATGGTCGACTATATCCTCGGCCATATTTTATATGTATAATATAACCATAATTATTAACATATTCTTTCTGTACTCTAACATCACTGTCATCAACAACTTCTAAACTATCATCATAATGAGATTTATACCCCATAATATCCCCACCCCTAATTTTAAATGGAGCTGCCACACAGGATTGAAAATCCGTAAAAATAAAATTAATTGTAAAGGAGGCTCCAGTATAATCTTGTATAAAAATTGTTTATATACTATAGAAGAATTTAAAATAGCAAAATCTAGAGAATTGATTCCATTCAAATGCCCAATATGTTCTAAAATATTTTATCGACCTAAAAATTATGTACAACAAAAAATAAAAAAAGGTATCATTATGTTATACTGTTCTTCACATTGTTCTGCAACAAATCCTGAAAAAGATATGACATTTAATTGTGAATGTTGTGGTAAAGATATATATAGAAAAAAATCACAACTAAAAAAAGTTAAACACTACTTCTGCTCCCGTTCCTGCGCTGCTAAATATAACAATGCTCATAAATCTAAAGGGTATCGAAGATCTAAGTTAGAAAAATATATTGAAGCTAATTTAACTGAAATATTTCCCAATCTTGAAATTCTTTATAATGATCGTAAAACATTACCTTCAGGTCTTGAACTAGATATTTATGTACCTTCATTGAAATTAGCCTTTGAATTAAATGGAGTATTTCATTATATTCCAATATTTGGAAAAGATAAATTAAATCTAATACAAGATAGTGATTATATAAAAATGTCAGAGTGTCAAGATTTAGATATTAATATCTGTGTAATTGATGTGTCAAAAGAAAAACATTTTACAGAAAAAAGAGGAATAAAATATCTAGAAATAATTAAATCATTTATATCTTCTAAGTAGTTGGTATACCACACCAGCGTAATGTCCATTATACGACGATAGCTTGTTTTCTATGGAGCGTCAACTCAGACTTGAACTGAGATCTAATGATTACAAGTCATTTGTAATAGCCATTATACTATAGGAGCGCTTTTATACTTTCCCATTCCAATTGTTCTTCAGTTAATACTAGTATTCTAATATTATTCTGACTACATACGGTATCAATTTTCAATTTATCTTTTCTAATGAGATATGAATTTTTGGGATCTAAATACACATCATGGTCGACTAAATAAAAATCTGGATAATATCTGTGTTCTATTGAATTGCTATCTATCCATAATAATGGATTAGGTCTAATCCAAGCAATATCATAATTATCTAAACTAGTAGCGACAGAAACTTCATAACTAGATTGAAGATATGTTATAGTACCATCTTTTCTGATATAATGAATAGCTTTTTTAGAAGTGTGACCTCCAAAATTATTTCTTTTTGCTGCTTCGGATAATTTTTTTCTGGTTTCTTTATTGGGTATAAAACCAGGTTTTCCTTTTCGCGAGGCACTAAATTTTATTCTAGAATTATTGACTCTCTCATCAGTTTCTTTAGTTAAACCTTTATTCCAACTAGTTTTATTACCAGAACAATATGAATAATGCTGACCGGCTGATCTTTTATCATGAAATTCTTTTCCGCACAATGCACATATTATCTTACAATTTTCTTCTTTATATTTATAAACTTTTTCAATTTTACAGCTTTTAACATGTCGATTAAAAGCAGTTGTACCAATCATTTTATGGCATAACGGACATTCTTTCTTTACTCCTTTAATTTTATCATAGTTAAAATTATTTTTTCTCAATTAAAATTCCACCTAACTATAGAAATAATACTCCTATAGTTAAGTTTAACTTTAGTTACATAAGCTACTTACTCTACATGTTCAGCTAATAACTTTGCTCTACCGTTGAGCTACACCGGCTCATCATTAATTAATTTTATTATTTTAGTAATAATTCTGAATTAATCCGCTGACATAAAAATATCAGCTAAATCAATTTGTCCACCATATTTGACAAATTTTTGAAAGAATTCTCGATTTAAAGCTTTGTAGCGTTCTAGAGAATTAGACGCAATCAAAATCTGTTGATCACTATGATCATCAAATTTGATTGTCATGGTAAATTGATTTGCAGAATTGGCTCCCTCATAAATCTCAGCATCAACTTTCCTGCTAAGTGAAGCTAAAGATCGAATTTCTTTATCTGAAACAAAAATTTCACCATCTAGAAGTTGATTGTATAGAGTATTCATAATTTAGCCTCCAATTAATAAAAGGTATAGAAATTTAATATTAACGGCAATCGTCAACGGTCCTAGAAAATAGAAGATAGCGATTTTTGCAAGAATTTCATTTAAAGACATTGTTAACGGAATATAATGTCCAGGACCTATATATTCGATAGCAAATGGAAATATTAATAAATTGATAATCATTAATATTATAGTAATCTGTTTAGCATTCTTAACTTTCGAAAAATATAGAATGCCATATACTGTTACCCATGTACCAATTGTCCATGCTAGTTTTCCTAAACCATTCTTTATACTCATAGGAATTCTTCTTTCTAATTAGCTGGAAATAAGACTAAACACCTTTCTCCATCAACACACTCATCAGAATACTCTGAATAAAAATCACCAGACCACTCAGTTTCCGGAACATATTTACCTGAATCTACTTCAGCCAGAGGGGAATAGCTATTCCCCTCAGCGTCTTTAGCAATAATAACTTTAGTGTCTGGATCTAACCTTGATAAATAGCGAATTAACTCGTGTACGGTATACATAATTTAACCTCAATAAGGATCCACATATTCATACATAATGTTTATAGCTTCATCATAGCTACCAGACCTGAATACCCTGGATCTCATCTCAGCCGCGCCCGGGAGCCTAGCATCACGCAATGCTCTAGAACAAATGCTAAGAAGATTGAAAACATTTCCATTCTCACCAACGAACTTGACCTTAGGTTTAGACATGTTAACCTCCAATTGTCTCGTGTGGTTCTATGGTTTCAACTACTGAAAAATTTTCCATATACATATCATCGTCAGGGATTTCTTTCCATTGTGCTGTAACATTTACTGGAGTTAATTCATTGATTAGCTCCAGTAGTTCCCGTGGTTGAATTGAGTGTCCTTGAAAGACCGGTTTACCTTGTTCATTCAAGATAGCTAACCAATCACCCTCAGGCGATGTAACAAAGGTTAACATTGGGTTAGACATTATGCTACAACCTCTGCCTCAACATCAATAATCTCACCTGTCTGCTTCATGCGACGCTTTGCAACGAGATCCTTGATAACCTCATCCTTAGGAGCTGTCCAATACCAAGCATCTGAGAAAATCTTCGTAACCTCAGAACCAAGGGTAATCTTCTGAGTATCAGGACTGATGGCACGACCAGGAATGTAGTCATGGGTTAGAGAAGCGGTATAAGCATTATAGAGACCCCACTTCGTTCCATCAAAATTCTCGGAATAGCGGGAAGAGATCATTGGACGAAGACGAGCAGGCATGTAGTTGACGATAAGATCAGCGCGCTCCTGAGTAACATCCTCGGTAAGCCACTTTCGCCAGTTGCGGCTATAGTCATCAAAACCCTTCGTCAACTTCTTAGCATTTTGGGCGAAAAGATTAAGATTGAAACGATTGCCAAAGTGACGGTAGTTCATTGACATGAACTGCTTGATTGCAACCATACCATTTGTGCAGACTAGACGGACGGCATCGATATAAAAACCAATGCAAGTTGCTCCGTTGTAGCTATTGACGATACGGATAGAAGGAGAAATCTCATCTCCAGGACGGACCTCTACACTGTAATCATTGAGAGTATAGATTCGCTGCATCTGTGCACCGTTCTTTGAAACGATTGTCTTGATAGATGCATTGGAAAGATTCATACCTTCCTCAAGCTTAGAGACGATGTCGCTGTGCTTGATGATAGGATACTCATTGGAAACTGTTGCGAGATATGTTTCCTCTCCACTGGGCTCAACGCGGAAGATGGCCTTGCGATCAGGTAGCTTAAAGCTACCAACCATGATATCCTGAGCAACCACATCAAAGGCCAGATCATTATAATCTGGGCCCGTCCAGGACTTAGCATCGGCGATCTTAACCCGATTACCATTCATCTTCATTGAAGCCGCTGAATCGATTTTAACTGACATTTTGTTTTCCCTCCAATTTTTGTTTTAGCTTGCCTCATGGATAATTATACCATAAACTGGAGATATGTACACCAGTTAATATTGTTAGTCCAGATCTGGATTCTTTTTAAAATCAGGACATTTAACCAACTTGGCGCCAGGAAGGACCTCTATTTTACATTCTTTAATGCATTCTAAACATTTCTCTGCATACACTAAACCTTCTGTATGTTTAAGCTTTTTGGGTTTCAATTAAATCATTCCTAATCCATTTGTATAGTTTTTACAATATGATCCGGATCAAATACCGGTTCCCTTGTCGTTAAAATGATTGTAGCTCCGCATTCCGGGCATTCAAATTCATCACCTGGATAAACATGAGCTTCCTTAAATCGGATTCCAAGACCATTCATTTTACATTGCATAACTATTTTACATTTAGAACATACTAGCATCATTAATTCCTCCTATCCATTTTTAATCATTTCAGACATGTCGGAGTACAATTTAATCCAACGTTCATGATAATTACCCTCTAATACAATAATCTGATTATATTTATCTTCCCCATAAAAACTAAGATATTTTTTTAACAACATCTCATTTAACTCAATTCGATTGTTCTTATGTCTGCGTAGACCATCATCAATCCATGGAACATTTGGGGACAGGAAATATATTGAATCAAATGTGTCTTTATAGTGTAGATTGAAAGCATTTAAAACTGATAGAGTTACATTTTCATTAACTGGACGATTCAATTCTTCAGAATATAAAAGATAATAATACCAAGTAACCACGATGTCTGTATCAAAGAAGCAGATTTTATTACAGGTTTTCATCGCATGCTCATTTGCTTCAACCTGAAGATCAATAATATTTAAATAATCTTCGTCTGTGATATACCTTTCATCCTTAACTTTCTGTTCAACATAAATTCGACCCATCTCTTCAGCCCATGATGTATGGTATACTTTAGCCATCGCCTTCGTAAGAGTCGTCTTGCCACAAGATTCTGTGCCTGTTATTAGAATCTTTTTAGAAAAGAATTTTCTTGCAGATCCAGCAATATAATCCCAATATTGAAGAGGATTTTTACGGATAAGTGTTCCAGACACTGGATACCTAGACATTTGCTTATCAAAGTATTGGACCTTACAACCAGGAAAGCGGTTCTGGTAGCCAAGGACATCTTGACTTTCTCCAGTGAATATGGTAACATCATTATCTTCCATCCAGACTGAATCAGCCAACCTGAGATCATACTCTGCTTTTAGATGCTCTTTTAATTCTAGTGACCACTGATTCCAACCTAAAGGATATTCGTCAACTAAAAGAGATTCCTTTAATATTGATACATAAATATTGTTAAATCCATTTAACTCGGTTATAAGCCAGCGCAATCGTAAGTCTGAAGGTATGTACTTCAGATTGTTCTCAGCACTCAACCTACGATCAAAACGATCATTATCACATACAACAACATAGAGTTTATCAACTTGTGTATACGAGTTAAAGATATGAGAAAGATGACCCCGATGCAATGGTAAGAACTTACCAACAACGATGCCAATCTTTGTTTTCATATTACTTTACCTCCTTTGCATCCTTAGTCCACTTATAGTAACCATAGAAACTGTTAATCAAAAAACCAACCCACATTATGACGATCGGTGTAACCCAAGATATAGAAGATGGATCCTCAATTACTACAATAACCCACATGAAAATTGTTATAATATTGGTTAAGATCCAGAATAACCATTGCTGCGAGAATGCCATCGCCATCAAGATTTGTCCAATAATTTGCAAGACTTCTGTTGATGAATCTAGAATTGGTCCAAGTAAAGCAAATCCAGTAACCTTAGTGATACTCTCATAAATTGAAGCATTCCTTTTCATCACTGTTACAAACCAACTATCTACTCCAGACAAAAATATTCCGAATCCAATCAAGGCTAAAATTGATATAATTGTAGTTATTGCAACACCGGTTTTGGACATGATTTTTGGATTAATATATATTTTTGATAGTGGATTCATATGGTATTTCTTCCACATATACCAGCCAATAAACTGAAATGGTAAAAAGAAAAACCAATTTAAAATCCAGTCTCCATAATACCCACTAACCCAAGCAATCGCTCCATACATTAACGCGTTGACAAATCCCCAATAATAATTTGTGATATTCTCTTTAGCTACAAGAACGACACAAATTATTCCTGTTATTGAAGCTAGTGGAGATATTACCCAATTCAAGATCCAACTATAAAGATCTTTACTGGTGTGGTATAAGAAAAGTAAAAAGTTGATGCCATTATCATTGTTATGACAATAGTAACCAACTTCTTTTCAAATGAACTCCAGCCTGAAAAATCTATTTTCCGATATATTGCAATAACAGTATCCATCTAAATTCCCTCCTTAAAAAGTTTCATCAATAATATTTAGGAAATTTTCACGGATTAGCTGAGAAACTTCCTTATTAAACCACTTGCCAATGCGCTTGGATTCGTTAGATTCTAATGTATCCATCTCACCTTCATATTCCTTATTATAGTCCTTCATTACATCAATTGACATTTCCTTCATTAAAAGACCAAAATCCTTCTGAGTAATTACTCCAATGTGAGAAATAACATTACGAAGGCGATTTTCTGTAACAAATTTGTTGATATGTTCTTGAACTAAAGTTGCAGCTTCAGATAGATCTGGCAACGGTTCGCGAACTTTCTGATTCTTAGTTTCAGAAAATTTGTCGTTTTTATTCTTAATAATAACACGATCACCATTACCAAAGGTCTTATAATTTTCTGGCTTAATAACTACACCTTCACAAATATTATTTTCAATATCAGGAAGACCTAACATTGTTGGTACGGTTGAATTAAACTGATTTTGGTAGTTTAAGCAATCATGAAAGGCTCCTTCAAACAAGATTGGAATAAAAGGCATTCCAGTATCTCGGAAGATCGCGTAAGCCTTATGAATATCTACATAGAAGTAAGAACCATCCTTGTTGTTTACAACCAAATCATAGGCAATAAAATCATTATCAGGACGATAAAATACCCGGCCCTGGATTGACTTTGCCTTGGTGTTACGAGGAACATCCGGATGAGGATAACTTCCACCGTAGTCTTCACCATATACGATAATTGAATTGATATCACCAAAGACATCCTTGCATACCTTGAAGATTTCCTTTACAATAGGAATATACTTATCTTTATAGAAGGAAACTCCACCAAAATTTTCATTATCGGCAATCAAACATGTCCTCTTTGCCATACGTACGGTTTCCCCATTAGTTACAAATGAAAGATTCTGTCCATCAATCTTTTCTGTAACTGTCCATACTCCACCATTAAGACCTTCCATCTTAATCTGGTCAATATACTTATCGCGATAGCTATTTTCTATTTCGTTATACTTCTTCCAATTTAAACTCATATTAATTTCCTTTCTTAATGTTCAAAACCATAAAGTCGGCGGATTTTAGATATATCTGATATTGTAGTTATAACTACAAAGCCAGGAATGCAACCCCATCTACCAATTGCTCTCTTCTCACAATCTGTTTTTGTTCCTTCATTCAGAATTGTAATGGATCCATTCATATTAATAGTTGCTAGATAATACTTCCTAGACATTAATTATACCTCCACATAGACATCAGATTTCATTATTGGTTTAACGGAAGCTTTAAATGTATCTAAGTTCATATTGATTATGGTTTTTGAATTAACATCCATAACCTGGACCTGTGCATCCAAGTCCCAATTATAAGTAAATTTAAACTTTACTTCACCCTCACGGATTCCCTGAAGGGCCGAAGACCAGTTGCCACTAAACCACTTATGGATCCTAGTTTTCTTAATCTTTTTCATTCCAACACCCTCCAGTCCTTGTCCGACAAGGATATTATATCACAATCTATGGCAAAAGTAAACGGCTAAAATAAAAGAGACCTGTTAAAGGTCTCTTAATATTTCGTACAAAATTTTCTTTTTAATGCCACTCTAAATATACTGTGCCTTCTCCGCGTTCAGCCGCTTCTAGAGCTTCTATTGTTTCGTCATTTAACACGACATCCTGCTTAGCAGCTCTTTCTTTTAGTTTTTCTATATTTTCATCAATTGATATGTTAGTCAATTAACTTCGCCATGTCATCAGGAGAAGGATCTTCCATTTCTCCTTTAAGCTTTTCTTCCATTTTAGCTAATTCAATATAATAATCAGGAAATTCGTCGAGATGATCTTTAGCAATTATCTTTGCAATCTTATCATCATCAGTATGTTCATGTTCAACTTTTATCCCAGCTTTAAGCTGTTCAGGATCATAATCTGAATCAGATCTATCATCTGAACCATTAATAGTTAATTTGTGCGCCATAATAATTATTCTCCAATCTTATTATATATATTTCTTATTGCACTATTACTACGACTTAAATCTTCTTTAAAATATTCATATTCAATCATTAAGCAGGGTTCATCTGTCCAATACTCTAAACTTTCTGTATATGCTTTTGTCAACATTGATGAATTAATCAATTTATATTGAGATGACGATTCAAGCATACTATTAAAACTAGATAATATTTCCTTAAATAATTTAGCGCTGTTATATGTTTTGGATTTATCTACTTTAGAAGCAATTGAATATAAAATTTCTACCATATCTTCGCTGTCATAAATTTCAGCTTCTTTTGCCTCAGATAAAATTATATTGTATAAATCTTTTATATTTTCATTATTAAAATATTTTAAAAGCTTGGGCATTGCTTCAACATCAGAAAGTGGTGCTATAGTTTTAATTTCAGTTTCTTCTATTAGCATGTTTTGTCTAAGATAGGATATCATTTTATGATAAATTCCATATAAACATTTTGAAAATATCGGCAATAAATTTGCTGAATGATTAAAATCATCCCATACACATGCTATTTTGGTTGTATTATATGGAAATATTAAATATATATGACCTAAAGTTCCTGACAGCTCTGAAAAGTCTTTGGCTGATTTATAATTATTAGTAAAAAAAATGCTACGATATCTATCTGGCCAATCTTTAAAATATGGCAGGTTTTTATATAAATATATCATTGTACGTGATGATGCTATAGGTTTTCTTTCTCTAGAACTAGCATTAGGATCAATTGATACAATATCTCCTAAATACTGATATGTTGATTTTGAAACCCCCCGATATACCAAAATATTTTTATTTAAAGCTAAATCTAATGCAATCGAGCATGATTTGAAAACCTCTTTCAATTTAGGATTTTCAAGATCATCCAAGTAAAATTTATCTAGAGATGGATTTTCATATGATGCTGCAAGTATTAGTTTGTTAATTTCATTTAACATTTATATTTCGATTCCTTTTACTATAAGATGATTCCCATATTAATTCACATTTTTCATCGGTCAAATATGAATCTGGAGAAATAACTTCTTGTCGAGCTAAACCAAAAAATTTCTTAAGTAAAACAGGTTTAGTAGGTAATATATTTTCATAAGCCCAATATACTAACTCTGTACAACAATAAGTTTCTTCATTATCATAATTGAACCAATAATCATATTCTTTGCCTAATTGATTCAGAACATATTTGACGGCTTTGATTATGGCCGCATACCCCACTTTCGGACGTATGATCGCAAGGCCGTCGCATTTAGCAAACTCGAAAGGGCTGATCTTAGACACTCCTGTATGACCACAAGAATGGACAAGAGTACCATCACCAATATATAAAGCAGCATGACTATAAAAACCAGGAATAATTGCGCCATCGAGATAATGATCATAGGTTCTAAGTACGATATCTCCCTTCTGTAAATTACTAATAAATTGATTATAATCTTCACCGGTTATCAAATAATCTGTTGGATCGTATAATAAAAATAAAGGATATGGAAAATATTTTATATCACCAAATATTCCTACTATTTTTTTGTATATATTATTAAATAGTTTCAAATACAACACCTCTAATCACCTGAATTCTTAATTAATTTATAAATTCAGATTAAATTAGAGGTGTTGTTTTAATTATTATTTAACTTCTATTCCTACAATTTCACCTTCTGTTTTACCCGTGTATCTTGGATCATTATTTTGGCGCCGGATATTCTCTTCACGCTTTGCCATATATAGACCATACATAACAGAAAGAATATCTCTTATCGATGTTGAATCGAAAGCTGGTTTTTGATCGAGCAGGAATGACATGGTATCAATATAATTAGCAACACCGTTAATACATAGAGAATACATATCTCGATTGAGTTTAAACAATTCTGCGAACTTAGCTGGAGAATAGAAATCCTCTGGGTAATTTTTCCAATCTTTGAAATTGCATTGACGAATGAATTCTCGATTTAACGTCAACATGTTGTTTAATAAAGTATTGTCACATAATTCTGTAGTTATTTGTTCGGTATCATATAGATATGATATAATATGAGAGCCTTCAGCTTTAATCATTTCATTGACTTGACGACTAAAACGATTATGTCCAACGTAATAGTAATCTAGATTGTCCGCAGTAAATTTGTTGTTATCAACTAGTGAGATAAGATAATGTTCTTCAAGGAGTGCGGTGTATTCTAGAATAAAATGGAACGTGTCGATGTATTCTTCTAGAATCAATAACTCGGTCATGAATGTATCTGAACCACTATCCAATTTGTTGAAATACTTAATGACTGCGTCTTTTACTTCAAAAATTTCATCTGTTAGTGCGATATGATTATGTGAGTAAATATGTTGATATAAAGAATCTTTAAGCTGGCTTCCACCTAAATATCGATCAAACAATCTTTTCTCTATCATATTTGAATTTAGATTATTTCGCATCATATCATATTGTTTTGACATGCATTCAGAGATGACGTATGAAGCTAGTTGCCAATCGGAAGTAAATGGAAGAGATTGTAATTCTTTGATTTTATCAGCAATGATCTCTTTATTTGAATAGATTGATACTAAACTCATTACTCCTCTTCTCCCATCTTGAAAGATTTGCTTGTAACAATTCGATTATCAAGTTCTTTTAATGCTTCCTTTTCAGCATCCGGGTCTAACATTAATCTTGTAACCATTGAAATATTCTTATTGACATATTCTTCAGAATCTGCTACAATTTGACGATAATACTCGTCATCTGCTAATAAGCGATCAACAAACTCTTTCTTATAGAATTTTTTAACTCTCTTCGTTGCTTCTCTCTCATCAATTTTTTCTTCTTCCATTAGTTTATGTACATCAGTTGATAGATAACAATAGGCTCCGGCTGATCCTAGGATCTCGATTTGCTTTAAGAATTCACAGAAAGAATCGATAACATTTTCTTTTGTAAAACCTTTTACATAATCGAATTTGATTGTAGTCTGTTGGAATGGCCGGAATAACCTATTCTTTGTTGGTGTTCCTACTTTAATATCTTGACCTTCAGTGTCCGGCTTATGACGACTGACTCTTAAGATGATATCTGCGCAATG